AAGTAACCATTGCCAGTTGGTCACAAACTCATTTGCCCAAATAGTGCAGGGATGATTACGAAAAGCACCCTTCTCAGTAGCATAGGGAGTACCGTCTGCTCTGGGAAGAGTGCCGAAGTTATGTCCCCATTTATTAGAACATACAATAGCAAGCATCTGACAGGTCTCTAGAGGCATCTTAACGATGTGCTTATCAGGGAGAACCCGTGCAGATTTATATGGATCTGGGTCTGTAACAAAGATATTCATAGCACTTTAGAAATTGAGATTGCCAGCAGGAATGATATCATTATAACCACATCCCACGACTTTGTGCGAACAAAGTAAGGAACTGAAATAAGGTCAGCAATTAAATTGATATACACACCCACCATAACATCAACATGAGTTATAGTAAAGTATGCAACAATAACTCCAATACTTCCAATAATTCTTAAAGTAACATCAGGAGTTATCTGTAGTTTGAGTTCAGAAGTTTTCTGCATGTATGATCTTTTGGTGAACATCCAGTATGGATATATCGACCATCAAAAATAACCAAACGATTTGGTTTTGGAGTGATGGACTCTTTTATAGTAAAACTATTAATATTATTTCCATTTACTTGAGATCCAACATCTCTCTCATTAAAGATGATAGTATTACCATCGGTTTCATTTATATAAAAAATTGATGAATAGTGAAATTGTCCAGGATAATCAACATGAGGTCCATGAATAGCACCATCTACAGTTTGTGTACATAGATCTGCCCTGACTCTCATAATCTCCTTCACACCAAGATAAGATTTTACCTTTAGAGCAAAGGGATAAATGAAATCACCTTCTCTAGATCTCGACTTATCTTTGTCAATAAGGGTATTAGAAAAACCTTGAGTGGGTTTAATCTCACCATTTATGCTGAATTTCTTTTGACTAGTATAAGTAGAATCTCCACTATAATACCAGGGAAAATCATCATCATTCATGACAGTATTCACTATGAAGTCAAAGTAAGACTCGTCGAGAAAATCATCAATGACTTCAACAAATTTAGTCCTCATAAGAAGAATCTGGTTCTAGAGCAATCCAATAGGTAAGGTTTTTATCAGAGTTGACAAACTTAGATAGGAGTTTCTTAGAAATAGAAACTTGATAACTACCAGGAAGAATCTTAATATTTTCTACCTTGAAATTGAAACTAAAAATGTTCTCGGTCTCACCAACAATAATAGAGAAGTCATTAGAAGTATCATTCTTACGATCAGATACAACTAACTTGACAACACCATTCTCACCAACAACAGATAGATCTGGAAGTTGATATACAGCAGATGCCTTAAGAAGTTTGTCCAGTTGCTGAGTATTGAGATCAAAAGAGATTTCTTCAGAAGTCAGAATAATATCTTTCTCAGGAGGACTGATAATTACATTGGGATCAGCAAAGAAATACTTAGAACGCATCTTTCCTTCACGAATGACCATGTAAGAATCATTCTCAATATCAAGTTCGGGACTCTGATGCAAACTTAAACCATTAAGAAACTGGTTAAGATCGTAGATACCAAAGTCTTTGGGGAAGTCTTCAGTCACTTCAACTTCAGCAAGAATGTTCTTCATCACACTGATAGTACGAAGTCTCTTGCCCTCCTTGAATAAAAGGGACTGATTAATATTAGAAAAGTTTTTGAGAATATTAACAGTTGAATCAGAAAGTTTCATAATCACCTTTAGGTTGCTTGTGTAGACCAGAGAAATGGTAGAGAAGGATGCAATAATGAATTGCTTTCAGAATGTCTTGTTTAGACTTTCCACCCTTCTTACCAAAACGAGAAAGATATTTAATAGCATTTGATCGGCAGAATGGTTCTGCATCACCAATTGCTTCGATAAGATCTAAAGTTTGTGTTTTAGATTCTTTAGATGTGTAGTGTGCATTGTAAGTTTGAGATAGGTACTCACGAACCTCCTTCATAGTCAAATCCTCTTCATACTTCCAAAAACCATTGTTTGAAAGTTGATCAAGATTTAATTCAATTCGGTCTTCACTCATAGATGAAATCGGTACATTGATATTATTAAGAGCATTCCCAAAGTCGAGATAATCTTCTTCAAGAATTGGTCGGTCGTCTGCTAAAGGACGACCATCGTTATTAAAGTAATTCATTTCGTTTTCACTTAATCCATACATTTCGTCGTAAAGCATACTCCAAGAATTAGTCATAATAAACCTTTGTTATTATATCAGAAGTCAATGGTGTTGTCAATTGTCTCGGTACTAGCATCAGATGTCAGTTGAAAGTCGGCATCGATTTTGTCATAAAGTTCAATAAAAGATTGCTTGGTCTCATCATCAAACCGTGCGGTGCAAACATCAATTGCTTTTTCTTTATTGTCAAAAATACTGTAAGCACGAATGATGTGGACAAGACGACGAGTTGAGATGACTTCATCTACACCACCATCATAGAAGGTCTTACGAATAATGTCAGCCCAATCCACAAGACGTTTGCAGAAGTCACGATCTTCAACTCCAGCATCTAAGGCAACACCATCAAGGATTTTTTGTTCCGTTGAGGGAGAAGGATACATCTGATCAAAAGTAACAGGAAAACGTTCAAGGAATGCTTCATTAAGAACATTTGTTCCAATGAAACGACCGTCTTCAGAACCCTTACCTTTAGTGTTAGCAGTAGCAACTACTTGGAATCCTGCGGCAGGTTTGATAAACTTACCAATCTTCTTCAGAAAAACACCCTTGCCCTCAAGAATAGACTGGAGACATAGAATTTTGTTGGATGCCAGATCAATTTCATCAAGAAGAAGTACAGCACCTCTTTCAAGTGCTTCAATAACAGGACCATTGTGCCAGACGGTATTACCATCAATAAGTCGGAATCCACCAATAAGATCATCCTCATCAGTTTCAATAGTAATGTTTACTCGAATTAGTTCTCGTCCCAATTGAGCACATGCTTGCTCCACAGAGAACGTCTTACCATTACCTGAAAGACCCGTAATGAACGTAGGGTAAAATAGATTGGACTTAATAATTTTTTTAATATCACTAAAGTTACCAAACTGGACGAAGGTATCATCTTTTGTAGGAATAAGATTTTGCTCTACAGCAGGAAGTGCAGCAGGAGAATTGTAGGTCACTTCTAGTTCCTGAATAGTTTCCTTTACAACTTCCAAATTCCACTTACCACGACCAACTTTGAAATCAACCATCTTGTTGGTAGTAGTTTGATAGTTAGTTCCATTCATAGCACACCATGCACGAATATCAGAGCTAGTGACTTGATTGCCATACAATGCCTGAAGAGAAGTGCGAATATACTCGGAAGAAACGGTCATTTGGGTTGTTTGAACTGAGGTTATTATAGTCTAGAATTTGGGTCAGTTTCATCATTAGAGGACAGTTTGGAAAGTGGTATTCCTTTATGTTTCAACATACAAGCACTCCGTGCCCATGCCCTAGAAAGACTAGTGACATCAGCACAGAGTGTGTCAAATTTACCACAGTAAGGACAAGATCTCTTAGTCATGCAATCAATGAAACAAACTCATTAAGAACTTTTTTGTTCGATTTTTTAGTCTTTAAAGATTTGACAAAAGCAGACTTAATCTTTGCTTTTGTTGCACCATCATCAACTTCAAATTCTGCCTGATTGGAAAGATCGGATCCAGCAAGTCCAATATATGTATGATAACCAGAGTTTTTAATCATAACACAACGTTCTTTCCTCCACTTCACTTTTAATAATTCAGTATCTTCCCACGACTTTGAATAGAGACGAATGAAGGAACCAGAATCACGTCCTTCTAAAATACGAATACCTAAGAAATTTGTATTTGGAAAATTATCTTTTAAGTTGGTAAGGAGAAGATTTGTGAAGGACACATATGCAGAATCATGATAATTAGTAACTTTGTATGTGCTGCCAATCTTACGATCACGAATATAGCAGTTAGCATTTAGTCGTCTAGTTCCAATACGTTCTTCACCACTTGGATATGTAACTTCAACATGACGACTACAAGGTGCTGCTTCACCATCAGTTAGAATAATACATTGCACCTTCTCAAGGAAATACTTTTTCTTAAATGATGGAATAATATTGTGGAGAGAAATTAATGCTTCATTCAAAGGAGTTCCAGAAAGACTCATACGGGAAGGAGGAGTATAATCAACATATCTACTAAAAGAGAATGCAATGCGATACATTGTTTTCATTTGATTTTCAAGAACTCGATTATTAACATCACTGGTAAGAACATTCATCATAGAGAATTGATCATTCACCACGAGCAATCCATCTTTCTTTTCATAGTGAGGTTCAGGATAAACAGGATTATTATTTTCATCCCAAGTCACATAATTATACTCATTTGTAAAAGCATACACATCAAAAGGAATTGATACCTTGCGACAGAACCAAATTAGATTAAACAATTGCTTCATAGTATCAAGCATTACATGTCCCATAGAACCAGACCAATCAAGAACAAAAACTAGTCCATGATTCTTACCATCGGGAAGGACAGTTATTTTCTTGAATAAATCCTCGTTATATTTGTAAGTATGAAGTTTGGATGTGTCAAGAACTCCAGTTCTAGACGTAGAAGAACGAGCATATGCACTTGCAGACTTTCTACACTCAAATTCTTTTACAAGATAATTGACTTCTTTTTGTGCTGATTTTTTAAACTTATCATAGTCAGTATCTACCCAATCAAAACTATGTTCATTGAAATTGTTCTGCAACTTCCATTGATCATCACAAAGTTTATGAATTTCTTTGTTAGAGGAAACGACTGTCTCTAGATTGAGATTTGGAATACCTAGATATGTTGTTTCACTATACTCATTATCCGCACCACGGTCATCTATCAAATCACTAATAGAATCTTGAAGGTTCTCAGCAGTCTTTACCTCTAGATTAGAAGATCCTCCGTCAGAAGAAGATTCAATCTCTGGCATAGAATCTTCACCAGATTCACCCTGATCAGAAGTCTCAGTTGATTCTGTATCTAATTCACCATCATCAGAATTGGAAGTATTTTGATTTTCAGAAGAACCAGAAGATCCTTGAATAGGAGCAGGTAAAATCTCACTCAAGTTATTATCTTGATTCTTACAATAGTTATATAATTCTTCGGCAACAATCAGAACATCTGCAAAAGTCTCACAATCAGCAATTGCTTTGATCAAACGACTTTCTTCTGGATTGTGAAAAGGAATTTTTACATAGTTACCAATCTTGAAGTAAAGATTTGCACGATCTGCAAGATTCATTGAGGGAATATCTTCATTCTCTAGTGCAAAGAAATCTTCATCAGAAAGTTCATCGTAACCACGATAGAAAGTTTTAGCAAGTCCAGCATACTTGCGTTTCATAAGTTTTTCAATGCGAGCATCTTCCACAACATTGACAAACTGTTTAGGAGTATCCCAATCCCATTCATCGGGAGTGAAGAGAGCATGTCCAACTTCATGAGCAACTAGCATATCAAAGACAAACTCAGATGCTTTCTTCCACATTGGAAGTGTCAGAACCCGAGTGTGTACATTGAACATTGCAGTCTCAACATGACGATGTTCAACAACCAGATCCTCTGTAGCAAGGAGTTTGGCAAGTTGACCCTTTACTTCAAAGTTGATGGACATGCTTGGTTGCCTTAGATGTGCCTATTATAATGGCAATACAGCCTTAGAGTTCGAGTTTCGTGCCACTTTGTGAATTGTCACAGGGTCGTCCTTGTGTCTAAGTCTATGACAATTAGAACAGATCAAAACACATTTGTCAATTTCTGCTTGGACAATCTCCATGGAATATCCATCTCGAAGCAACATGCGTATTTCATCCTTTTTCAATTCTGGTATCTCGTGATGAAAATCCATACAAATTGGATCATATGTATTTCCACAATCTTGACAAGGTTTTCCAGTTTTGTAATTGGTCAACCATTGCATTCTAGCTAGGACTTTACTTTTTCTTGTTCTTTTTGGCATTTTAGGATTCGTATTATTTTAGAGTTGGATATAAGAATTGATAATACCAAGAGTAGTCTCTCAGCATTTTTTGTTGGGATCTTTGTTTTATTAAAGGAAACTTATATGTTTCCTCTTTAGAAACTACCTTAGGTCGTATCGTATGATCACCCCAAGGTGCATATATTGAATCATTATGATGTAGTTGTTTTACATCATTCAAATCATTTTTATAATCATCAGCACCAATGAAGTTATAGATATCAGATAATACTTTCTGAGGATTTTCCATAAAATCTTCATATCTGATGAACTTAAAGTTCTTTAGATAATTTCTTTCACAATCTAAAACTTCCTTTAATCCAAACAAAGGTGTGTACATCATATCGGTCTGTATATAAGATTCAATTCTTTTATCCATCATATCGACATCATGATATTCATCTCTATCTCCAAATGGATAAAGATCATGAGTAGATGGACTCATAATTCTATTTTCAGTTTCCATCTTTTCCAGAGAAGAAATTACACCTCTAAGATCCCTAACAACATATAATACTTTACATGTGGGAATAAGATTAAAAAGTAGATCGAAATCTACTGCCCAACTTCTATCCTTATCAACGTAAATACTGGTATGACATAAATTTTCTAACCAAGAAGATATACCTGCCCTCATAAAGGATCTGTATAAAATCCTCATATCTTTCATTGTATGTTGAGTCTCAGTATAAACTTTCTCCGAATGCTGAGATATGTTTGTAAGAATTGAGGACAAACAGGAATCCATCTCCACAGTCATATCTGGATGTTGATGCAAAAGATTACCTATGAGAGTTGATCCACTTCTAGGTAATCCTGCCATAGTTACAAATTTCATGACTCAACTATCTGCGAAAAATTCTTTCTCTTCTCAAATTTGACAACACGATCAAACTTATCGTGAAGAGATTCTTTATGTGAAATAACAAAGATGTTAGCATCTTTGATTACAAATCGAATGATTTTAAGAAACTCATCCGTACCAAATCCATCAAGTGATGAATCAAAAATTTCATCCATAATCAAAAGATTGGTGCTAGTAGAGTTCTTGATCTTAGCAACTTCTCTCCAAGTGAACAATAGTGCTAGGTCGATACGTTGCTTTTCACCTTCAGAAAATGAAGAGTAAGAAAAGTCTTCATGAATTGGTGACTCTACAGTTTCATTAAATTCCTCATCAAGTTTGAAGTTAATATAAAACTCCATCATCTGAAGATACTTAGATACCTGCAAGTTAATCAGTGGTAGATACTTTTCAATAATCTTAGATTTTACTCCACTATCTTTTAATAGTTCATGTAGAAAATCATGGTTAGTAACTTTAAGTCTCTTTTCAGTTAAATTGTCAAATACCTTTTCGAGACTTTCTTTATACGCAGTCAACTTATCCTGCTCTTGACTCTTATTAGTTGCTTGATCATTTAGAATTTTAATCTCACGATTAAGTCCAGTTATCTGCGATTGTAGTGATGAGATCTTTGCACTATTGGTATTAATTTTACTTTGGGACTCCGTAATAGATTTTGTAATATTATTATAAACCGTCTCACGAAATTCTTCAGACTTGATAGTATTGATGAGTTGTTCATATCCATCTTCTAACTCCTTTATTTTTGTATTTGAATTTTCCAATCGTTGTGTGCGAAAAGTCTCCTCGATTGTTTGCTCACATGTAGGGCATGTAAGATTATCCGAAAAGAAATTTTTCTCACGTTTAATAGAATCCATTTTTTGAGAAATCTTTCCTTTCAGATTTCCAAGTTTGCGAATTTTAGTCTTAGCATCCTTAACACTTTCAAGTTCTTTCTGATACTTCAAGATTTCCTTTTCTTCAATCGTATTGTCCTTATTGAAGACACCGATATCAATATTTAATTCATTGATCTTATCACCATACTTCTGCAGTGCATATCCGTCTCTAGTATCAAGTTCCTTAATAAATTTTTCTTGCATCCTAACCTTATCGGAAATTGATTCCTTTTTAAGATTCAGAACTTTAATATCTTCTCTATGTTTCCTAAGTTGATCCTTAATAATATTATTCATCGTAGAAAAAACTTTAATATCCAAGATATCTTCGATGACTTCACGTCTACCTGATGCTGGCAATTGCATAAACGGTGTGAAATTACTACTCCCCAGAATTACAATTTGAGTAAAAGACTTATAATTCATCTTAAGAATACTTTGCTCAAGATATTTCTGCTGATCATTTGCAGATGCTGCTTGATCTAGAAGTTTTCCATCTCTATAAATCTCAAAAATATTTGGTTTAATACCACGAACAATATTCCAGTCTACTGATCCAATTCTAAAACTAATATCTACAACACAATCTTTCTCATTTGTAGAGTTAATAAGTTGCGGTTTGTTAATCTTACGGAAAGATTTTCCAAACAGAACAAATGTCAGTGCATCAAGGATAGTTGACTTCCCTGCACCATTCGTTCCAATAATTAAACTGTTTTGACATTCATCAAGTTGGACTTCGGTAAATTGATTACCAGTTGAGAGAAAGTTTTTCCAACTAATTTTTTTAAAATAAATCATGCTCTTCGGGCGGAACCACTAACTCATCACTACCAATAATAGCATACATGTAACCATGTTGACTACATGTTTCAAACAACAAATCTTCTTCAACTTCAACAGATCTCATCTTAGGAGAACCACTTTCTTCAAGCATCATAACAAAACGTTCGACATCATCCTCCTTTTCCCAGATGTATAGGATGTTTTCACCATTTTCATCTGCTACAGAATATGCACCTCTATCTTCTTCTCCGTCTATTACAATGATATACATGCTAGATCATTTCGCAAGCTTCCTGATACACTTCTTTGATAATTTTAGATAATTCTGATTTATCCAAATTAATCTCTGATTCTTGTATGTACTTATTTAACAAACTCAAAGTATTCTCAGATTCAATTTCTTCAATTTGATCTTTTGAGTACCAACCATTGAAGTCTTGACTCTCTACAATCTTAAGATCTGCAACATTTGAACCATAAAACTTATCAATAAACTTTTCAAAGTTTTTGTTGTCACTCTTCTTTCTAACAATGACCTTTACAATCATGTCCTGATACTTTGAAAAATCAAAGGTCTTGTAATCAGTATCCTCATAGTAAACGTGATGAAAAATACTATAGGGATTATTGACAAAAGTATGCTCTAAAGTTTCAGTATCAAATAATGTAAATCCACGTACATCATTTACATCGTTCCAATAGATTTCGTATGAGTTTCCTGTATAGTGGATGTTCCTATCATTTGATCTAGTGTGGTAGTGACCGCTGAAGACCTTGGTGAACTTCTTAAATAATTTGCTCTCATGACCATGCTCCATGATGCATTGCTTATTAGCAGCAAATCCTCGGAGTTCAAGGTGCCCCATCGCAATCTTGCTAGTTGTATTTTTAAGAAGTCTGAAAGTAGTTTCCTCATTTTCCTTATTAATCCACGGAATAAACATTAATTTTAGACCGTCAATAGTAACCTCAGAAGGTTCGGAATATACTTCTACATTTTTATATTCACGGAGAAGAAGATCAACTGCATTAACATTATTAGTGTTTTTATAAAATGCAGTATGATTTCCTACGATGGTATGAATTTTACATCCCATACTTTCCAAAACATCATAGTAATTATCTTTTGCCCACTTGAGTGAACTAAAATTAATACCAGTTCTGTTATCAAAAGTATCACCCATATCAACGATCGTAGTGATTCCCTCCTCTTTCAGAGTCGGGAAAAATACATCATTGTAAAACTTTAGGAAATAATCATGAAAGAGTTTTGAATTCTTACGTGCTCCAAAGTGTTGGTCTGTGATAAGGGCAATCTTCATACGTTATTTGAACCCATTCCTCTGAGTTTAGAATAGACAGCATCTTTGATACTATTATAGTCTGCATAATTGGAGTTGTCAACTGTATTGTCATTAACAAACACCTGATCATACCCAGTCTTTTCTAGAATCTTATTCTTAATATCTAACTGCTTCTTCTCTTTCTGAATACGTCTCAAGAATGCATAATGGATAATCTGAGTAAAATATGCAAAGGGATTTGTAGATTTCTCTGGATTAAAATTATGAATATATTGAATACAGTTCTCTATCCCGTCAGAGATCATATCATCTTTGAATATGTAGTTGACAAAATTTGGTTTATATGATAGATGAGTTGCAATCTTAAGAAAGCATTCACCAAGATAATTTGTAATCCGAGGTTTTGGTTCTCCCTTTTCTGCTGCCTCTGCAATTGCTTTCTTGTACTCTACTATCGCATCTAAGAAATCTCTATTATTTACATAATGTTCCGATTTGTTTTTTCTTGGCATTTCATTATTACCAGTAGTTCAGTATGTATCCATTCTACCACAGCTTGACAAATGTGTAAACCATGTGTAGAATACCTTTGTGCAGGTTGATAGGAACACTATATCTTTAGTTATTGAATAGTTTTTCTAAGTACTTACGGGTATCATCTACAGAAGATAGATACCCCATTTTTCTACTTAGGTTATGTTTTCGATGATCTTCTTTTGATTTCCTGCAGAATGCATTATACATCTTAATAGTGTGGTTATCACTGCACTCTACTATCGTTAGAACATCTTGCATATTAATTACAATCATATCTGACGATGATGTTTTTAACCAAGGATCTATTTTATAACATGCTTGACCTCTAATTACAATTTCATCAATAGTAACTGGATCTAATAACATAAGGATTTTTTTATCACCTTCGTCAGAAGGTGATACCTTAGAAAATATCTCTTCAGTATTCTTTAGTTTTATCGTTGCATAAAATTCTTCTTCCATTAATCCTTTAAATCGATGTTTATAATGTCATAGTTAAAATTTTCTTGATTGTAAATTTTAATTCTTTCGATTAAGTGATTGAGAGTATAGTTTTTTAGATTTCTAATTGTACAATCATCTGCAATATCATAAAGAGTTGCTTTATTTTTGTCTTTGCCCTTCCTCAGGACTCTACCGATTGACTGTAGATTGCGGATTCTTGATTTAGACGGACTAGCAAAAATAACATTATGAAGATTTCTAATGTTAATTCCCGTTGAGAAAGTTCCATATGATGCTACAATAATTGCATTACTTTCATTTTCAGTTATTCTTCGGACTTCCTCTCTTTCTTCAGAGTCAACTCCACCGTGGACAAAAAAGACTTTTCGTCCCTCACTTACCGAACTATTTATTCTCTCAAAAAGTGGTTCACCATGTGCGGCAACCCGACTATAAAGTATTAGGGTGTTACCTTCTAAACCTTTTGCAAGGTTCATTATAAATTTATTTCTTCTTTCATGTCCAATTATGTACTGTATCTCGTCTTCATAGGTATCAAATTTTTTCGGAGTATGTTTTAATATTAAACATCTAATTTCAAGATCAGAAACATGACCCTTTTCCATCAACTCTGATGTACGTGTTACTCTATAACATGGTCCAAACAATCCTTCCAACACCCACTTATGTGTCTGTGTTCCGTCAAGTGTTCCTGTAAATCCATATCTATATTTTGTATGATGAAGGTGATTCATAATTGTAATGAGAGATTTACTTTTAAATAAGTGTGCCTCATCACCAATTACTACATCAAAATCTTCAAAATAACTACGTTCTAATTTATAAATAGACTGCCATGTTGTAACTGTGACAGGAAGATCTGTTTCTTTCTCACACCCTGCATATATTTTGTGACAATATGAATCAGAATCCCATCCGTAATCTCGAAAATCAGAGACTAATTGATCTACAAGACTGGTCGTTGGAACGACTACAAGAATTTTTCGATTCTTATCCACATGATATCTCACGACAGCGTAAATCATCAGACTTTTTCCTGACGCAGTGGGACTTAACAGAATCTTTCTGTTATATTTTAATGCATCATAAACTGCTTCAATCTGATAATTTCTTGGGGTTAAAGCAGTTATCGAAGATAGATAATCCTTAACTCCCTCTAAACTAATTTCACTATTAACCTCAAAAGGTTTTCCGTAATATTTGTTTGTTACAAACTCATATGTGTAATTATAATTACTACAAAATTCTACGAGTCGATGTAAGAGACCTATGTAAAGTCTCTTGGTCCTCATATCAAATAAGTGTATCTCACCGTTCCAATTTCTCTTACGATATTGAGGCATAAACTTTGCCCCAGGAACTTCAAATTTGAAATGATCTCTCAGTTCATATTCGATGTGTGGTTCAGTTTTTATTTTTAGATATACTTCATTGCACTTTTCGATGATTAGATTATCCATATCCAGCTTGGAATTTTAAAAATTCAATTGAGTTTTTTATTTGATATGTACGATTAGATATTTGCTTTAGTATGCTATCGACGTAATTAATCATTACATCATAATATTCTATCTTCATACTGACAGTAGAAAGTTTCTCGTCAGCATCAAGATACTTATTCATAGCATCTTTATCTCTTACTTTTTTGGGAAAGGGATCTTTTATATAAACATCAGGGTCTGCTTTTCCAGAATAATATTCATACCTTTCATGCCTAATATTATTTTTTTGTTGCTTTGCTTTAGTTTTTAGTAATACCAAATTATTATAAATGTCATAATATTTGGAATGAAGTTGTGGAATCTTTAGTGATTCATCATGGAGATTATCAATATCGATCTGAGAGTCTTTGTCCCACATCGTTTTAATCATTACAATGTCAAAAGTCATACTCTTTGATTAAACCTGTTATTAATGATGTATATACTATATTTGAAAGTTACTGTTGCTGCAAAATATTGAACATCCGTATCTGTAGAATCGAATTCCATCTGTGAAAGAGATGTTGGGAACATATCTTTGAATACAACGTTATACTGTAAATTCTCAGTATTAGTTAAAATTTGTAGGGTTCCATCCGAATAAAAATTTTGTTGGTTATCGGAAAATGGTTGTCCTAATAAACTTTTCTCATTTTGCAAATCATATATTTCACTTAAGGATTCTGGAAATCCAAGACCTCTCATCCAATTTTGTATTTCTAGATAATTTCCTAGATCTTCATCAACTAAGAACCTAATAGAAAGATCCTCAAAATCCATCATATCACCAGGGACTGGAATCATTTTTAAGTATGATCCCTGTTCAGCAACTCCTAGACTTATGCCAGGTATATTTGCTGAGTTGGTAAAATATGAGAGTTTGGGTGCTCTTGTTAATGAAAATTTAAACCCAGTTGGTGAAAGGAAATTCCTATTCGCAATCTGTTTTTTAAATGCTATTGATCTTGTAACCACAACGATAGAGATCCTTGGATACTCTATTTATCACTCTAATCCCATCAAGTATTCTCCGAGTGCTTCCTTCAATTGCTCAGGTGTTAGTTGTGGTTCTTCCTTCAGATATTTCTCTAAAACATATACACAATGATTTTTTATTGCCACATCACTAGACCACGAAAGTCTATCATTTACGATGTCTCTTGGTGTCTTTAGCATGGATTGATTTTCTGCTCTAGTATGTAGGCATAAAAAAAGGACCTCCGAAGAGGTCCTGTGAAAACTCTGTGAATAGAGATCACATGAGGTTCTTAACAGTTACACGTCTGTAGTAACGGTTAGAGTTGGTGGTTAGTCCACCTAGACCCTGGTTGGTTCCTTCTGCGAATGGGTTAGCAACTAGACCATAACGGGTCTTGAAGCCAATCTTGGGCTGGAAGGTGTTTTCTCCAACTGCACGTACCATCTGGAGAGGTACATATGGGCAGTAGAATAGACCTGCGTCATAAGGTGAAGAACCCTTATAACCTGCAACGTAATACTGGTTAGCAGCATTGTTTGCAGAATATGGATCGATGTATACACGGAACTTACCGAGTAGAGTACCAGCAAAGGTGTTGCCAGTGTCATCTACGTTAAGGTTTGCGTTGAGTGCTGGGGTGTAGTCTAGAACACCAGCCATGGCTAGAGCAGAAGCAACGTCTGCGGAGCACATGATGATGTTGCCCTTTCCTCTACGAGTTCTTTGTGCAATCTGGTTCGCATCTCTTTCGATTTGGAACAGAAGACCCTTGAACTTCTCAACAGACCAACGACCGTTGGAGTCGATATCTAGATCGAACTCACCAGCAGTTGCGGTGTTGACGGTAGCACCTTGTTCAGCAACCTTATAGATGGTTCTGATGACTTCACGGTTGATCTCAGCAAGAATCTCAGTAGAGAGAATGTTTGCGAGTTCAGCCTCAGCATTAAGACCGTGAATTGCCTTAATGTCTTGTGCTAGTTCTAGGGAGTATTCTGCCTTGAGTGCTCTGGACTTTGCAGTCACAGTAACTTTCTCAATGCTGAATGCCATCTCGTTGAACTGATCAGAGACGCCGAGATTCTCAGCATCGTCAGTTCTCATGCCCTGACCAACGTTATAATCTAGCTCGTTAGCAGATGCGGTTGGGTTGAGGACGGAAGGATTGCTACCAGACTGTGCGGTAGTACCCATACCAGCAGCAACACCAGTCATTCCAGTGGTGTTGTTGAATCCTGAATCCTGTCCAGAGAAAGCAGTATCTGCTTCGTTGAACATTGCTTCAGTTCCGCTCTGGTTGGTGTAGCGGGAACGCATTGCGAAGATGAGTCCAGTAGGACCACTCATTGGTTGAACACCTGCGAGGTCATATGCGACCAAGTTAGGCATTGAACGTCTAATTAGTGAAATTAGAACGGGGTCGAAACCTGCGGTAGGACCACCAGCAGCGGATCCACCTTGGAATCCGTCAGAACCAACTGCGTTGGTAGGTGCTTCTGCGAGGAATGAACCTGAGTTGTTAAAAGAGTTTTGCTCTCTTAGAAATTTTTCTTGGTTTTCTAGCAGGACTGCGGTCACTGCTCTCTTATGGGAATCTTGAATATTATCAAGACCCTGATGATCGAGAACTGGTGCCCACTTCTCCTGCAATTGCTCGGAATTGAACATTGAGGTTTACCTATTAAGTGTTTGTTTTTGTTTGATTAATATTAAATTCAGTTTTTAGCAAATGAAGAGAGTGTCTTCAGATATGCTGACATAGACCCAGAAACTACTTCTGGAGCTGCGTCTGCACCTTCAGATAACGTCTCAGTTTTTGCTTTTGGAGTTGCTTTGGTAGAGAAATAAGATTCTCTGAGCATTTCCAACTTTTCACGATATTTTTCTTCACTCTCAAACTCAACACTTTCAGCAAGTGAAGCGAGCTTTTCTTTCTGTGTCTCGGCAAGACCACCAGAAACTTGATCAAGAATACCCTCAGCAACAGTCTCTGCGAGACGGGAGTTTAGGGAAACATTCTTCTCAATTTGCTCGTTGAGTTTAGTCTCCATTTCATCAAGTTTTTCTACCATGCTATCAATTACATTATACTTTTCTTCAGGGATTGATACATAATGAGTTTCAAAAAGATCCTTCATTCCAGAGAGGAAGGATTCAGTCATTTCTGCTTTAAGTGCGTGTTCGATTGCAAGTTCGTTCTCGGACACCCACTCATCAGCAACATATTCTAGATAAGAATCTACACGTGCGGTTAGACCCTCTTGAATTTCCACTACTTCTTCAAGTAGTTTTTCTTCGTATTGTGCTTCTAGACCTTCTTTAACTTGTGCAACCTTTGCATTGATTGCAGTTTCAAAGATGGTTTTTGCTTTTTCTTGGAATTCTTCGGAGAGTTCCTCACCTTGGAGAAGTGCATTAACATCTTCCTCCATATCATATTCAGCAACAACCTCAACTTCTTCTGTTGATTCTTCTTCAGCAACCACTTCTTCTTCAGTAGTATCTTCTTCAGATACTACTTCTTCTCCTGTGGTTTCTTCTTCAGCAACCACTTCATCAGTGATTTCCTCTTCTTCTTTCATACCAGCAGGCATTGCATCTGCTTTACCAGCAGACTTATTAACAACATCTCTAACTTGCTTGAGTGTTGCAGCTGGTTCTTTGAGTTTTGCTGAATCATCATCAGACTTATAATTCTCGGGAGTAGGACCACCGAGATCTTCTACAGAAGCAAGTTGAGTTCCAGGATCTGCCATTGTGGGCATTGGATCTGCTTTAGCAGCTCCAGAGTTAACAGCAGTACTGGATTGCTTTGTGCCTACTTCCATTTCCTGTAAATTGTTGTCACTAGACATTTGAGACTCTCCGTTTATCTTTTAGTAGATTAGATTAACTATATTTATTTATAAATTAATTATTTTTATGTAAGTACCACTACTTATAGTGAATTTAAAAAGTCGTTGAATAGACTTAACTTATGCTCATCAAGTGCTTTTTGATCAACTAAGGTGTTGATTCTACGTGCAGTTTTTGCTGCATTTTGTTCACGAAGAATTCCTCCTTCCCAAACCCATTCTTTTCCTTCCATAATTCCAGAAACAAAAGCATCAGGTGCAGAAGGATCTGCAACAATATCAGCAGCAGTTGCCAACATGAAGTCTTCACCAACTTCAGAATAACCTTCTTTAGTTGGACGAAGTGAACCAATACCACGAGAAGAAACTCCGAGCATCACACCTTCTTTAAGAAGAGACTCGGCAATTTTACCCATTGGTGTAGATAAAATTTGTGCTTTACCAATAAAGTCATTTCCCTTTTGCTCAAGAGAAACGATCTTATGAGAAACACGATCAAGATTAATAGTTGGACCATCTGGATGACCCAGTTCACCTAGAGCACGACCTTTAGTAATATGCTCATCAGTATATCTCTTCACCTCACGTTCCATTACGTTACGACGATATACTCTGCCGTTACGATTTTGCTGTTCGGTTTGGAGAAAAGGTCCTTGAATATAAAGAGTTTTCTTACCGTTTCTTGTTTCGGTAATAACTTCTACCTTTTCTATCTCTTCTCTAATTAGTTTCATCGTAAAAACGTGACTTTATTTATTATTTAGTTTCCTTAACCTTCTACTGATACAGAACTGCATCTTAAGGAGCTAGATCCACCACCAAGATATTGACCTGGTTCTTTTTTGATATAGATTGTTTCCCTGGGACTCACTGCATATCTTGCAACAACATCGGTTCCAGATGCATCATTAGCAACTCTGAAGTTCTGACCACCAGTGGAAAAACTAACTACCCTAACGTAAACTGCATCATCAATAGTGCTATATGATGATGGAGTATGAAGGGTTAACCCTTTTAATTTAATTGCTCTATTATCTGAAGACATTATTCTCTAGGTGATATTGGTGATGCATAGATATTTGAAGAAGCACCATGAATGAACTCTGCTGGATCTTTTTTAAGAATAAAAGATTCACCAGGTCCAATAACGGTTTTTGCTATTGTAGTAGAATCATCGTTTGCAGTAGTTCTTACTTTAAAATCGTAAGCAGTTGATGAATTGATATTTGTAATTCTGACATATGTAGCACTCTCGCAAGTACTATCATTGCTAGAACCTAATGAAAAATAACTACTACTTAAAGTTCTGAATGGTCCCATTGACATGATACTTATTCCTCCATTGGTGATGATTCGTCTGATGAATAACCAGTCTCACTATTATCTAGTGGCATATCATCAGAGTCTGTAATCGGATATTCTTCTTCCATATTTATTCCTCCTCAGATTCAACTTCCGTCTCATCAAAGACTGCACTACCAATAGATGGTTTCAAAGCATCAATCTTTTCTGCACTTTTTGCAAAGAGCATGTTTTTGATTTTGTCACTAATATTAGTAGGTGACTCATCTTGTAGGATCATATCCATTAAATCGTCCATGATTTTTAAAGGGGTAACATTTTTATTTATTAGATCTCACCATTTTTGAGATCTTTTGCACCAATTTCTGGTGCTTCAGTTGCTTGAGTATCTGATTCTATATCGGGTTCCATTACTGGTTTACCCAAATCTCCACCTTCAGGTGCAAATGGCATTCCTGTTTGTGGATCAATTGTTGCTGGATCGGGAATAACTCCTGTCTTAATTTCTTTATCGATGAGTTTATTCTGCTCAATAATTTCCTCATCAGTTTGACGAAGAATTTTTCTTCTTAGATAATCTTGTGAGAAATACTTACCAACATATGGTTCTGCAGTTGCAACCATATTAAGTCTTTCTGTCATCAACTCAGTTTCTTTGAGTTCTGAGAAGTGATTATCATAGAGGAAGTCATATTGAATATGCTCACTCATTATTTCCCAATCATCAGGAGTAACAATATTCTTAAGAATAAGTTGAGTCTTCAGCATATCACTGAACATATTTGAGAATCTTTTTCTCAAACGTCCAACAAACTTAGTGAACTTCAACTCATCTCTTAAAATTTCAGAAGAACGACCGAGATTGAAACCACTATCACTATCCATTCTTGATGGTGGAACATTGAGTGACTGGTATAGTTTCTTTTTGAAGTAATCAATATCAGTAATTTCACCAAGGTTTTGACCACCTGGTAAAGTTGTGATCTCAGTACCACGACCTCCTTCACGACGAGGCAACCAGAAATCTTCAAGCATACTCATATGCTTTTTGTCATCACGAATCTCACCAGTGCTAGAATCATACACTAGTTTGTTACGGTATCTACTCATAACATCACGCAGATATTGTTCTGCTTTCTGCTTGGGTAGATTACCAACATCAATGTAGAATATTCTACGTTCTGGTGCTCTTGATAGTCTATAGATTACAAGACTATCCTCAATCATTCTTAGTTGATTGAGTGATTTAATTGCTTTATGTAGATATGAAAGTGTTGATCCTTTATTTCTATCTACAAGACCAGAAGTGCAATATGAAATAGAATCTTTTGAAATTTTTACACCCTTAGAATCATTCATTCCACCAGCTGCCTGGTTTGGATATTGAAGTTTTGGAGTGTACATAAAGTACTCTTCTACCTCAGGAAACACATAATCCATTGGATCTTCGGTGTTTTTTCTAACCAAAACATTTGGGTTAGAATTATCTTTTTTGGTCTTACGGACATAACGCATTTTCATTGCGTCAATATAACGTAATTCTTGAATACCTTCTTGAGGTTTTTTTAAATCAATTACCTTATGGTAATAAAGTCTTCCGTCAATATACCAATTCCTATAAATTTCGTGAGACTTCTTATCAAAATCCAATAAATCTAGAATAGTCTTAAATTCTTCTCTAATTTTTTTCTTAATACCCTCACTAGCATTAAGGTTTGATAGTTCAATTTCTACTGGACTATCATTAGTATCGGAAACAATTGCTTCATTAACAATATCTTCAATAGCACTATCTACCTCAGGATGTAGAGACATCTCTCTATATCTTCTGAGCAAATCAAACTCTGTTCGATATACACCTTCTATATCAACGTAAGATCCAAAAAATCCCGTACTCAAATAGTGGTCAACCCCGTCCTCATTATTTGGAGGAACGGGGGAGACAACTGACGGTGACTTTGGGTCTGAATCTTCAATTGAAAATCCAAAAAGTCTAGCCATAATTTAATTGCTAAGTTTTACCTATTTAGTAGATATTACCTGAGGGTTCCAGGACCACCAGCCATTTCAAAGTACTGAACTTGGAATTCTACAGTGAATTCTTCAATGGTATCTGTGGTATCATAGGAAAGATCAATTGCAGAAACATTTGTTGGGAAAATGTCAATGAAATTGTAAGTTCTTAGAACGGTGCTATCACCACTTCCAGAAGAACCACCACCAGGACCAGCAGAATTAACCTTGTCACGAACTTTTGTTCCTTCAAGTCTATCTGATCTACCAAGTTGGTGAACAGTTGCGTTCCTCATATATGAGGTTGGGTTAACTGCACCAGTTGCGTTATCAAGTTTGGAAAGTAAGTTCATCCATGCCTCGAAAGCATGTCTGATCTTAAAGTCTTCATCATTGATAACCGTTACAGTCCAGGTATCGAAGGTGCGGTCTCCCGCAACCTTCAATGATCTACCTCTGAAAGGAATTTCGATTGATGCAATGTTAGATGCAGGAAGTTGAGCTGTTTTGCAGAAGAATCTGAAATCAACTTTTTCTTCACTTCCCCAGAAAGACTTTACTTCTGCGGGAAAATCATCTAACTGAACTTCAAAGATATTTGGTCTTGCACCACCACCAGCAAGTCTGGTTTTAAATGATGAAAGATTTTTGAGGCTTGGGTTGTTTGCCATTTTAGTGTACGCTCCCTAATTAAATTTATAAAAAATGAATATCAAACTCTGCCAGCAACTTCTTCAAAACTAATACCTGTGCGTGTTGCAACAAATGTTAGAGTGACGTAGTTGATTGACTTTGTAGGCTTGAGGAAAATATCAGCCCTGAATTCATTGTTGTCAATGATATCGGGAGTGTTATTAGATTCATCACAAACAACTAGGAATCCGTAAAGACCTCTCTTTGCTTGGACATCACGTAGGTATGGTTCGACAATGTTGATGAAGTTTGCTCTTGTGATCTCATCGTTGAGTTCAAAGAGTTGTGCATCACCAGCACTCTTGAGTGCTTGCTCTACTGTGAGGAATAGACGACGAACATTAATTCTGTCGAATGCTGAGTTATAACCTAGTGCGGTCTTATCACCGAAGAGGATAATACCTGTTCCTGGAGAATTAATAATTGAGTTAATTCTCTTAGGATAGAGACGATCTCTCTGTGTTTTGTTTGGGTTATATGCAAGTTTAACTGCATTGTTGATAACACCTCTCTGTTGACCAGCAGGTGAGAACCAAGGATATGCTTCAATAGAAGTTCTTACACATAGACCAGCAACGTCTGCATTCGTTGGAATGTAACGGAATCTATTGTTAAATCTATCGTAAGTGTACTTGTATCCAGTATCAAAGATTGCATAAGAAGAAGATGCAAGTGATGAATAGAAGTTGAGAATGTTAGTTGTCTGAGTTTCTGAATTAGCAATATCAACAACATCAGTACGATGTGGTGAAATTACAGCAACACAATCTTTTCTACCTTCAGCAATTGCAATGAGTTCCTGTGCTTTTGCTTGGGACTCATACTTATTAGTCATACCAGGTCCCATGATTAGGTAATCAACTGGGAATTCCTCTTCATTAGTGAAGAGTCTGTATGATGTAACAAGATCTGAAAGAGATGCTTGCATTTTATTGGAACCATCTGCATAGTCCTTACCACCTTTTAGTTTATAGGTGATATTACCAACACTTGCAAAAGAAACATCTTGTGCATCCTGACCCCAAAGTCCTGAAGCAGTTGAAATACCTGCTTTAGTTTGTGCAATTTCTTCGTTGCCACTTCCGTCAGAGACATTATCACCAACGTAGATATACTCTGAGAAGTCTGCAATATACTGAGAATAGTAGATTTTCTGAGGTGAATTGACTGCAGATACTGCGTCTTTTGCCTTAGAAAGACCAACGTGCTTCTCAAGAAGATTTGCTTTGATTCCAGTTACACTACCGTAGTCATCGATGACTGCAATATGCATTTCATCAGATCTACCACTTCTTTCATTAGCATAGTTGCTAGTTCCAGGTTTTGGTGCGATCTGACTCCAATAAAGGATTCCGTTCTCTAGTGAAATTGTTTGTTGATCATACCAATCTTTGCTTGCACTGACAGTTGCACCAGCACCAGCACCGATTTGAATCTGACCAGCACTTCCACCAATGTCTGCTGTGGATGGGAAAGATGCTACTTCAGAACCTTCTGCGTAATCTAGTGCGTATGCAGTAGATGCAGCAGATACTCTTTGAACAACTTTAACCGTAACATTAGTTCCATCAACTTCAGTAACAACACCTTCTAGTTTTTCACCAGATAGTGATGAAGTTGACCCACCAGAAACTAGAACTTCGTTATTATAGAAGTAAGTAACAGCAGCACCAACAGAAACACTAGATGCATCAGATACTGTGAGGACTTGATCTCCTCTATCATCAATAAATGCAACCGTAAGTTCATTTGCCCACTCACCAGGAGTCTTAGCGGCAAATGCATAAGCTGCTACTTCGTCGGCATGATTTAAGTTGTAATCATCAATATTTTTAATTTTTAGTGATGCATCTCCAGCAGATGAAGTTGTCTGATCAGCAGCAATTGCTGCGTTAGCATTGACTAGATTGCTTCCATCTGTTCTTGCTACCTTAAGGACTCCACCATAAGAAAGGAAGGAAGATGCTGACATCCAGTACTCATACTGAGAGTCGGTAGATAGTGGTTTACCAAAACTCTCGATAAGTTGTTGTTCAGTTGAAATGTCAATTGGGTAATCGATTGGACCGATTGCAAATGGTGCGGCAATAGCACCAATATTATCTAAAACATTATCAGCTCTTCCAACAGTTAAGTCAACCTCTCGGATTAATACTCCTGGAGATAATTGAGGAGTCGCCATGTTTTTCTCCGTGTGATTCAGTTTATCTAAAAAATATTTATTAAAATGCTACTTTTCATGTGGGAAACTGGACGTGAACTACCAATCTGGATATTCCCATCGATTATCACAATTCTTATTACTCAAAATTCTTTTTATCGTACACGACTTACATTCATATGAATATGAAGATGCTACTGGTCCTCTATCCTTACGAGTTCTATAAAATTCACTAACCAAATTTTTAGATTGTCCACATACTCTACATTCTCTATCATATAATAACAGATGCCCTAGTTTTATTTGCTCATCAAAATCCATTAATTATAATCCCACATATATGACATATCACCATATTCACCAACCGATGCATTAGACCATCGATCACCCTGAGCATCAACAAAACTAGTATCTTCTAATCCATCATTCAAGAATCCAAATGGTGCCATATCTTGTTCTATCTGATTTTTTTGATCTTCATATAATCTTTTTCTCACATCTTGATCGGTAAGTTCCTTAAAGTAGTCTTGTGCTACTAACCATGCATAGATGACAAGACACATTGCAAGGTCATCATTACAACCCTCTTCTGCCTCAAATGAATTATGTTTTGAAATAAAAGTTGTTAGTTCCGCAATAATCTCATAGTCATTGAAAATTAATTTGTCTTCTTCAATTAGTGCTTTAAGGTTAAGTGATCCAACTTTCTTTACAGTCTTGGACATCTTAACACCCAACTGTGTTTTTTTACCAGAGAATCCTTGACCCACAATCTGACCAGCACGTCCTCTCATAGAACACATAAGAACATTTTGATATTCTAGATCATATTGTAAAATAGATGCTACTTGATCACCAACATCATTTACCTCACATAAAATATATGCACCATTATAATTTCTTGCCACTTCATAGATGATACTGGGGAACAGCATCGGTTTGATCTCATTATTCCGATACTTCGCCACAATCCTATGAGGAAACTCTGTAATGTCTGCAACAACAAATGCAGAGTAGTCATTACCAACTCCTCGGGCAACGTCTACCGTCATTACATAATCATGGTTTTCTTTTGCTGGTTCATAGACATCCAAACCTGCGTTTTTATGCATTGGTGAATCATACACCAACGTTCTCAGTTTACTTGGAGCAATGAGTGTATCAACAGATCCTAAGAACTCGCACTCAAACTCAACCTTAAATTGTGCTTCTGATGTATTGGCAATGGTTTGTTCTTTCCACTTAGAATCTCTTCCAGGAACTTCAGACCAGTGAACATCTGTATGAATATACTCATTCTTCCCTCTTTCGGCATCATGCCACAAACGGTAGAAATGATTCATACCATGTGGAGTAGATACAATAATTACCTTGGTACTTTTACCAGAAGTAATAGTAGGATAAACAGAGGCAAAGAACGAGTCAGCAACATGGTTCGGGACGAATGCGAACTCGTCGAGAAAGAGGATGTTAAAAGACATACCTCGGACAGCACTCGCAGACGTAGATGCTGCCAGTATTTTACTCCCATTCTCTAACTCCAAACTACCTTTGTTCCAGGATATAATACCCTGTTGCATCCACCGTGGCAAGTTCTCATAAGCAGTTTGTAACCTATCGAGAAGTTCTCGGGCAGTTGCTGCTTTGTTTGCCAGGATACCAATATTTACACTGTCATTAAATACCGCATAATGAAGTAGATAAGACACACACGTCGTAGACTTACCAGTCTGTCGTGGCATCTTACAAATGTTAAATCGATTCTCATGAAATCTATTAACTAACTTTTCCTGAAAGTCATACAACTTGAATGGTTGAAGACCATGATCAAGTGTTACGATCTTTACATAATTTTTTGCAAAATATACGGGATCTTCTTTACACTTAATGAACTCCTCAATCTGTTCTTTCGTGAACTCTTGAGGTGTATTTGCTTTTTTTAGATTAGGATTACCAAGATATACGTCACTCATACACTAACCTCAACAATTCCAAGCTCTTAATGATTTGTTTATTCTGCTATCTGGATCTCTAGCAGTCTTGGCAGAAGTTAGTTTTGCCTTCATACCTTTCATTCTTGCACAGAATGATGCTCTTCTCTTATTACCCTTCTTCTTAGAAGGTGCTTTCAGATCAGAACCAGGATTCTCTCTTTCATAAGACTTACGTCCTTTTTCATTGAGACCACCTTCTTTATTCTTACCAGACTTCTTGGTCCATGCAGCACCTTCAGAAACTTGAAGGAATTGCTCACCAGGTTTAACATCTGCAATTTCCATATATCTTACTCTACCACCAGGATAGACCTTTTGGACTTCAAGTTCAACTTCCTGTCTGGTAGGTCTCTTTGCTTGTGGGAAGAACATCTTGATGGAATATCCTTTACCTCTCCATGTAACCATGACGGATAAAATGTTACCAGTTTTTGCAGGAACTCTTACTGCCTCTTCAATTGCTACACCTTCACATTCACAGGGATCACAACTGCAGTATGGACAAACCTCTTTTGGTTCCACTTCTTCTTTTCTTGTCTTTTTTTTCTTAACACAGTTTGGATATCTCTTTCCAAACATAGTCTTCATACCCTTCTTCTCATAACCTTTCCAACATGCTTCACCAATCTCTGTTTCTTCCTTCTTTGTGCTATTGCCCCAATTAGCAGCACCTTTCTTACGACACTTAACTAATGCACCTGATGCATATGCAGAAGGCCATACGGAATAACGAGACTTGACCTTATGATAGCAAGCATCTTTTGTGCCACTACCCTTTCCTTTTTTATCTTTTCCTTCTGTCATTGCTTCAATATCATAAGTTTCATAACTCTCAATATCGGGTGCGTTTGATTTCATTGGTTCCTTCTCGATGATGTCGTTAATTACTGCGAATGGTTCACCGTATGCATCAGTAATTTCTACTTCTTCTTTTTTATCTGTTGCAACATAAGTTGGTTTAGCAGCACCTGATTTACTCTGTTGACCAGGATCTGCTGCCTTCTTTCTTCTAGCAGCAGAAAGTCTTTCTTTCTTGCTCATACTAGAACGTTTTGATGAAGAAACACACTTTGGAGTTCCTTCACCTGGTTTATCACTAGCACATGTGCCACCAGTGACTACATTGACCCAACCACCTTTACCATCTTTAGACTTGGATCCTTTAAACCACTTACGAAGACTTCCCTCACTCATCCCGCCACCACTTTCACCACCATTACCTTCAGAAGACTCACCATTTCCATTATTTTTATCAGTCTCTTCATCATCTTTTTCAATCACTCCACCACGACCCACATGCCAACCGACAGGAATTTTCTTACATTTCTTATCAGTATAACACCAGTAATATCCTGGTTTGCAGGTCTTTGCCATGATTTATATGACTTAGTGAAATTATTTAGTCTAGTTTTGCTTTAAGTTCATCAATCTGACGTTGCTGATCTTTTACTGCTTCAATTAAGAGAGCAACAATATTTTGATAAGCAACTGACTTGACACCATCAACACCTTCATATACAACTTGAGGAATAATTTGCTCAACTTCTTGTGCAATTAAACCTAAGCAATGATCCCCAGTATTTTTATGATCATATTCAACACCACGTAAACCTGTTACTTTGTGAAGTGCATCTGTAATTGTCTCAATATTTTTCTTAAGTCTTTCGTCAGAGTTTGCAGTAACTGTGCCAGCACAAGTTAGGTTAGTTCCATTGAACTGTAAGTTTGCTGATGTGGTTGCAACGTTGTTATTATCTTTGAATAAAACTTGGTTTGCATCACCAATATCATTTACATCAGTACCACCTTCAACATTAACAGTACCAATACCACTAGCAATGTCAATCGTTACTTGACCAGCACCAGGACCTCTAAAGTCCAGAGTAGTTGCACCACTACCAACATATCCACCTGCAGTAGCAAGACCAACACCAGTAATAATGTTACTTAGGTTAGATCCATCACCAACGAATGAATTTGCAGTGACAATGCCAAGGAAGTTGGCATTTTGCATTGATAAGATATCACCATTGGTATCAATATCACATCCTTTGATTAGATTGATAGTTGCAATACCAACTTCATTACCTAGAGGCATATTCAGGTTGGTTATATTAGTATAAACCGCCTGACTCATAATACCAGAAACTGGATTAATGTGGAATGCAAGAGGATCAAGTCTTATAACACCATGATCTGTATATGATGCAAACTGATGCTTGTCACTTGTGATACCAGTTACTCTACCGTATCCATCAGTTATAATATCAGTGACAAAGAATTTCTCAGTTGTTGTATCACTGAATGTTTCTGATGTGCTTACTGTAGCAAGGTCAATATCATCCTCATTGACACGAATACGATCAGAACTTGCAGTACCAACATTAATAACAGATCCCTCTTTATACAGACCATCACCTGCTTCTACCTGACCTGCAGCAGAGAACTGGGTAAATCTGATTGTAGAGAAACCAACATATGATGAACCATCAAAAGTAAAGTCTGGATCAACATTAATAAGAACGAAACCATTAGCACCATTTTCAGTACCATTCGTTACGAAGGAGAAAGCACCTTCAATAATTTCATCGGGTTGATCGAAGTCTTGTGCTCTTTCGAGAATAAATGGAGTTGACGCACTACCAGTTGAAATTGCAACATAAAATCCATTATGTGCTTCATTAGTTTGATCTTTAACTAGAATTCTATCACCATCTTCAACTTCATATTGATCTATGATCAATTGTCCGTTTGCGTTTGCTGATAATCGAGCACCACTACCTAATAGACTATTACCAATTCCTGCTGTAGGTCCATCAGTATATGATGCATTAAGATCTTGAGTAGAACCAACTGCTACAGCCTGCTGAACAACAAGTGATGCTGTCGCAAAAAGGTCAACATATTCTTTACTGGCAAGTTCGTTTGGAGCAGAAGGTGATTTATCTGAGACAAATACTTTCTCAACATTCATCTCACTAGTAACACCTATGCTACCAGTAACAAAGAGTGTTTCTGATCCAAATACAGTTGCACCAACTCCAACTTTATCTAAAGTACTATTAAATACTAGTCCAGTAGCACCACCAAAACTACCATTATCGTTAAATTGAACCATGGTGTTATCACCAGATGGATCAAAAGGATCTACTGTTACTGTTGCAATACCTTGGAATGCGGTTGCTTCAATACTTTGACCAACAAAGTTTATTACTTGAACACTACCAGCACTACCAACCGTTACACCTTCTTCTTGAACAGTAATACCACCAAAGGTAATTTCTGGTGTTCCCCAAACGACAGAAGAACCAGTAGAGATTAGAGTTAGACCTTGAGTTCCTGGACTATTGGTATAGTCATATAATTCATTATGCAATTGCATATCACCGTTAACGGTAAGTTGATATGCAGCTGCAGTTGTGCCAAATCCAACTCGTCCTTCTGTTACTTCAAGAACTGTGTCATTTGCAGAAAAATCTTTTATTCCCAGAGATAAAGATGTTTCTCTACCTGAAAAAAACCTTTTACGTGCTTGCATTGATTTATTACCGTATTAGAAGTTGGATGTCTCCAGTACAGATGCTACTAATTTAAGCACACCTGATGCATTACCAGTGATTGCTAATTTATCACCAGTTTGTAATACAAGTTTACCATTAAGTAAACTCAAACTGTCTTTAGCAGCAACTGGATAATCTATCAAGAGTGCTGTTTCAGTAGATTCTCTTTTATGATAAAGACTTACTGTTTTTGTTGATGGATCAGTGTTAGTTACCTGAACTAGTAGGAACACTGATGTGTAACCAGTAGGTGCAGTATAAATTTCTTCTGCTGCACCTGTACTGACTGTATGTATGACTGTTCTGAAGTTGTTAACTGCAACTGCTGCCATGATTTAACCTCCGAGTGCTAGAATAAATGGTGTGACGCTGTTGAACAATGATTTAATATAGACACGACCTGAGATCGTTCCAGTTGCCTGGTCAATTTGAATACCATCACCAATTCGGAAGTTACCTGCCTGGTCAGTACTTGTATAAACTACAAGACCACCGTCCTCTTGAACAACTTCATTGTCCTGAATGATGATACCTCCAACTGAAGGTCTTGCGGTAAGGATCGTGTTTCCTGCACCGACATATTCAAATGAGTGTGAAGATGTAATCTGCAAACTCTGACGAGTTATATAGGCAATTTCACCACCCGTTAAATTATTATTTAGTCCTTGGTTCATGGTGACAGTTGCAATTCCACTACTAGGAAGTGTCGAAGATGCAACCTTGAAGTAAAGTGGTTGCATTCTTTGGACTTCAACTGTTGCCTGAACACCACTAGTAGGTGGTGTAATTGTGATTGTTGGGAATGAATTTTCTTGATACTGAGTACCAGAGTTAGCAACCAAGAAATCAACAACTTGTCCATCTTCAATAATGGGAATACCTTGTGCGGTAATACCATCTGGACCCGTTGGATCAGAGAATACAACACCTGGGACAGCACCCTCATAACCAGAACCAGGATTAGTAATTTTTACTTTCTCTACAGAGAAGTAGAGTTCGTCAAAGAATAGTGTCTGACCATCATAAGGTCTTTGTGTACCAACACCCGATAGAACAACTCTTCTATCACCGATATCATATCGACCTTGAGCATCTGATCTTCCAGGATCACCTGCCTTAACAACCTCAGCAGTCTGTCTATAGTTAGAACTGGAGTTTTCATCACCAACACCTTTAGAAACTAGACCAAACTCACCGAAAGAAGAGTTGGAGTTTGTAAGGTCACACTGACCACCTGTAAGGGTTACGATTGCTTCGTTACAGCAGATAGTAAAGATAGACACCAACTGAGCATATGCACCGTTTGTGATGGATACTCCGATACCACCTTGATTATATTGAGTATATGAGTCAACACTCATTGATCCCTGTACACCTAGTTCGTCTTTATCACCTGGATCAGCATCGAAACCATCGATTCTCATACCGATGCTATTTTCAATAAAGTTAGTACAGTTTCTAATGTAAGGACCTTTTAGAACTGGACCATCAGTACCTGGAGAGAATGTTGGGTCATTTATAAAGTCGGATCCAGCACCACCATTGCCTGGGAATCTGGTAGAAATACCAGAACCACCATAGTTCACTGCAGATGTTGCTGCAGAAACAAACGTATGTACATATCCTGCACCGAAAGCAGCAATTGATCCAGCATTAATTGTGAATGTGCTTGATGTTGTCTGAGAGATACCTACAAACTTATCAAAAATTGGACTGGTTTTATCTGGATATCCAATTGTAGTGATGTTGCCATCAGAGTTACAAGTGAAATTAATTGAGTTGGGAGAAAGTTTTACTTTATCTGAAGTTGTTAGTGGATGACCTGCTACAGTAACTGTTAATGCACCACCAACTGGATCGTAAGTAGCATCAGTTGGAGTTAGATAAAGAGGTTCTTGAAGTGCTCTAAAACCATCTTCGATGATTGCAGTAGCAACACCAACTGCGGTATTGACTGCGGAAATAACATTCTTACAGTTACCAACAGTATTGTTATTGCCAGTATCAGAATCAATTTGAATACTTACATCTCTAATTTGACCAATATCTGGTCTGAAGGTTCTTGTCTTCTGAATTGTTCCACCACTTGCATAACTATGAGCAAAAGTTGATAAACCAACGTTGATTGCTACTTTAGTATCAGAGATATAATCTTTGACTTCAAAACAATCACCAAATGTTCCATCTGGGAAGATTGATGTAGTAACACCAATTCGTAGTTCACCACCAGAATTGTAAGTATGTTCAATCGTGGAAATACCTACATTTGTGAAGATGATTGTTCCTCCAGTGCCGACATATGCATCAAAGATAGCATCACCACCACCTTGTACACCATCTGGATAAATTGATGTGGTTATACCTGCTTGTACAGTACCACCACTAACGTAAGTTGTTGCGATTGTAGATACACCTACATTAACTGAAAGTGTAGAGGTTCCATTTGAAGCAGTGACTAAGAATACATCTGGACCATAACCTTGAACGAAGTTACTTGTTCCATCTGGGAAGACAGTTGTTGTAATACCTGCTTGTGCAGTACCACCACTAACGTAGGTATGTGCAATAGTGGAAGGTCCAACATTAACGGCAAACTCAGTCGTTGAATTTACTGTGGCAACTCTGAATACATCTGGACCATACCCTGGAATGAAGTTACTTGTTCCATCTGGAAAGATTGTCGTAGTAATACCAGAACCACCAGGACAACTAAATTCAAGATTCTTAAGTTGAACGGTTTCACCAGTATGAATACCAGAAACACCTGAAGTAGTAACTGTTAGACTGCCACTATTTTCATCATACACTGCTGATGATACGTTAACAACTGGTCCCAGTCCAGAACTAGCACAACTCCATGTCAATCCTTTAATTTGTACAGTTTTTCCTACATGTGCTCCATGTGCTGCACCAGTTGTTAAGTCAAGAACACCTGTACCTTCATTGTATGATGCTCCTGAAACACTGACAGATGGACCAGTACCAGAATCACCGCAGTCCATCTTGATACCACGAAGTTCAAATTCATCACCAGAACTTAATCCATGATCTGAACCCACAAATATAGTACTGAAACCCGATTGTCTATCATACTGGAAATCTGTGATAGAAATTACATTATTATGAGCAGCACAACTGAATCCAAGACCAGCAAGTTTAACAGTATCCTTATCAGTTAAACCATGACCAACATTAGTTGTTACTGTAATAATACCTGCAGATGCAGAATAATCTCCTGCGGTAATGTTAAATGCAGTTCCAATAGTATAAGAACCATCTCTTACGTTATTAACAATTCTTCTTACTACATCTTTTGAATATTCTAGTGCAATAACAGATTGCTCATATTCATCGGGATCAACTAAAAGAGCAGTAAGTCTATTGCCATTTGCATCATAATAAGACTTACCAGCACCAACAACTTTTGTATTACCACCACGGGTGATGTCATAGCAAACAGCTTTCCAAATTTTTGCAACATCACGACGACACTTATCTTGCTCTAGTCTCATGCCAGTGGTAATTCCTGGAAGACTATCAGTATTACCTGCACCAATCGCACTGGTTACAATTCCTACCAGTTCGGTAATGTCATTGTTGACATTGAGACAAATACCATTACCTACAACGTTTTCACCACGAAGAGTTGTTCCTGCAGCTGCTCCAGTATCAAACTGTTGTTCAAAAGTGCTGTATTGGGTGACGGTTGTTGCTGTTCCAGAACTTGCTGTATAGAATGTTTCAATAGTAGAAATACCAGCATTAATAACAAATTGATTGGTATTAAATAAACCATCCGAGTCAATCTTGAAGTTGAAACCAGAAGGAGCACTTCCATCTGGAAAAATAGTTGTTGTTACACCAGAGTGCTCAGTTGCACAAGTAAATGCGAGTCCAGAGAAAGTAACATGATCTGTTGTACTTAATCCATGACCAATTAGTGTTGTAACTGTAGCAATACCCGTATTTGGAGTATAATTAAATGCCGTAACAGTTACTCCACTACCAACATTTTCAAATCCATATGGTTTATTATTGATAGCAAATGTTGCAATACCAGCAGCACGATCCATTGCTGCAATGGTTGCTTCAGAAATACCAACACCTAGAATATGTGAAAGTGCTCCACCAACAAAATATGACTGTGCAGCACCTACGGTTTTAATATTTGCTTGAGTTCCATCTCTATAACCTGCTCTTAAATCATGTGCTACTACTTCTAAAATATCATGAACATCATCCTGACAGTTTCTGGCAGTGCTGAATGACATCGTAAATGCACCACCAGCATAATTAACACTAGTGATAAATCCTACTGCTTCTGCTGCAATATATTCAGCATTAAGATCAATAAGTCTCGCAGCATCCTGTGCTCTATGAGATCCAGCAACACCACTAAATCCACTAGTCAGGAAACCAACTGCCTCACCTGCAATATAATCCGCATTCTGACGGATCATTCTTGAACCATCAAAATATCTATCTGATGCTACACCTTCTAAAGGAACGAAAGCAATAACTGCCTTGTCACTTTGCATTGGTTCACCAAGGAATCCAGGATCAGAACCACCATCCTGAACGCCTTTAGAACCACCACCAATATCAGCACCTTTACCAATAAATGCTAAATCAGTTAAGTGACATGCATTATTGATATGGAATAAATCTTTATTTGAGTTATTTGGAGCAATATAACAGTTTCTTAATTCAAAACCTTCTACAGATACATTATCCCTAAGAACAATAGGATTATTTTCGGTATAAAGACCAGCAGAAACTTTAATAGTATCACCTGGTTGAGCAACTTCAGATGCTCTCTTTACACTTGCAAAAGCATCTTGTTGTGTTAAACCACTATTTAAATCATTACCTTCTACAGTAACAAAAAACGTATTACCAATACTTCTACCAGCACCAACCGTAACCACTCGGGTTGCGATTCCTACACCTTCAGTATCTTGACGAACAAATACAGTACCATCAAAATGGTTGATAGCTAACTCACCATAAGTCAACTGTTCTAGATTAGGGACAGATCCTGGGGTTAAGGATCTCTTTAACCTAATTTTTGGACTTGTATTCATCTCAACTCCGTGTAAAGTTACTTAAAAGCTTCTTTTGTCTATTTATTCAAGGTTTCATTTTGTATATTATCAAATGCATTTTTATTTAAAAGTTTTGATAATTCTGCAGTTGATCCCACAAATAATGCATTATTGACAGTTGTTGGAGACTGTTTTTTATTGTCTTGATCCAACTCATGCATTTTTTTCTGAAGATCTAATAATTTATCAGTAGCATCAGAAACATTTTTGATCAAATGACCAACAACTTCATATGCTCTTGGTGTCTCTGTTTCTTGTGCTAACTCAAGTATTCCGTTTATTGCTTCTTGACCCTTTTCAATGATGGAATATAAATTACCTCTAGTATATTCATAATCATTTGTTACATCATCTTTTTTTAGAGGTTTTTCTTTTTTGGGTTCTTCAACAATTTCCGAAGATGCTTCTACTTCTACAATAGGTGCTTCTTCAATATTAAATGTTTCATTTAGATCTTCAAATTTTGCCATCAGATAAACTCTCCATCAAATCCAAAGTTGTCACCAACTTCTACTAACGCACTATCTGCAGCATCAACAGTATTTACATTAGTTCCAGATACGTGAGATACTGCAGTTGTATTGTTTTGTGCTCTTCTAACAAGGAGTTTGTTTTCACTATCAGATTTCTGCTTAACATACATAACCTCTTTATTGATCTGAATCAAATTACCTTCTTCAATAGCACTGATGGAAAGAAGTGAGATAGTCTCATCAGTTTTATCAATATCAGATACTGTGGTTGTTAATACACCTGCATCAAGATCCTTGACTGCTTCTGGGACAACAGAATATGTGACATCTCTGTTGCTCTTGTCACCATCTACAGTAGATGCATAGTGAGAAACTTGTGCCTTTTTGATAATCTTGGCAGATAGATTTTTCGCAACAGGACCAAATAGGTATGTCTTAGCAGTAAATCTTAATGTGTATATAAGTGCTCTTCTAGTTTCAAAATTTCCTTCGTATTGATCATCCATAGAGATTCCTTCCAAAATAATTGGAATATCTCTTTTCTCATTCATCTCTTCAACTAATTCTACTGTTAGATTATATTGTGGTTGAAAATATGGGAGTATTTGCTCTACGATTTGAAGCATGTCATCATTCAACTTTGTATAGATGTTAAGTTCAAATGACATATTGTATGGGACAGGCATAAATGCCTTTTTAATTGATCCGTCTCCAGAAGGAGATGGGACAAGAATTTTTTGAGTTGTGGTTACTTTTCTAGAAGAATCATATGTAAGTCCAGTAAACTCAAAAGACATTCTTGGCAATGTAATTTGAGTTGTTTTACTGAGATCTTCCGATTGCTCTAATCTTGCTAAAAACTTTTGTTGGGGTGCGTATGCAAGAGGGACCTTTACACTGTTAGTAACATTATCGTTAGAATCAGTTGTCTTAACAGTAACATCGTTAAAGAGCGTACCAAATCCAATAACAATTTTTCTCAGAATTTCGTGGTAAAAATATTCAAACATGATAGAACTCTATTAAACTCTTCCAAATGGGTTTCTTTCTGTGAAGTCTAGAAGATCATCACCCTCAGATTGAATTTCGACGTTTTCGTCATAACTACTTGATGGGGTGGTTTCTTCAACAGTAGATGACTCCTCAGGAATATCATACGTGTTGTCTTCAACCAGTGGATTATCACTAATAGTATTTAGTATAACAATTTTATGTTGTGCTCCAGAAGTTCCACCAGTAATAACCTCACCATTAATGAAATCACCACTTAGGTTTGATAGACGTAATTTTTTAGTTCCAACATTCCAAGATTTAACTCTTCCTGTTACTCCAGAAGTTCCCGTTACTATTTCGTTATATTCAAAGTTTCCACTTCCAATTTGGTTTGGATTTTCAAACGTAATTGATGGTGCAACGGTATATCCAGATCCTACATTAGTAATTCTAACTGCACTAATAGTATTATCTGTAGAAATAATTGCTCTACCAGTTGCTGTTGTAAAACCTGTTGGTGGTGATGAGAAAGTTATAGTCGGTTCATTAATAAAATTAGATCCTACAGAAGTAACTGTAACAACACCGATTGCACCAGAAGTAATAATTCCAACTGTTGCAGCTGCACCAACTCCAGTATTATTTCCAGTTATTGTAACCATTGGTGGTTGAGTATATCCAGCACCAGGATTTGATAATTCTATCCCTTGAATGGTTAAGAACCTAGTACCACCAGAACCATAGGTAGTCCTTCCAGTAACGATTCCAGAGGCATCTACGGCACCTGTAGAGGCATTAGATGTAGATACTCCTAATACTACTGGTGCGTCATATCCATATCCAAAATCTGATATGTAGAATTTATTCAGAGCACCATTGACCAATCCAGTGAATGCTGCAGCAGTTTCTCCAACACCAGCAGTAGTGAATGTTTGAATATATCCTTGATCTGTAAAGTTATCATCAATAGCATCTACACCAGTATCAACAACCTCAGTAGAATATCTGAATAGTTCACATCTCAATTCATAGACATAAGTTTTTTGGAGTTGATAAAAAGGTTGTTCGTGCTCAACAAATTTAATTTCAAATAATCTATCTCCAAAAGGAAAATAAATCAGATCACCTTCTTTTGGTCTCGTTGCCAATTCAATATTAGGTAAGTCTCTGATAAGAGGTGTAATATAATTTTCATATCTTTCTTTAGATATTATAAGAGTTAGATCATCAAGATCTGTAATTCCAAATTTTGATAGTAGTGTTCCCTGCCCATCATACCCATCATAATTATTGACATATGCTTCGATTGGATATGCACTAGTAAATTCTGATTGAATTACTTCTTCAATTACCGTATTTTTAGTTAAATATTGTCTTGGAATATAATATACTTCTACACCATACATCCTCAACTGCTCGTTGATTAGGTCTTGAACCAAATTCTGTTCACCACGTGAACCTTGTTGAAAATAGGGATTTAGCATGGTATCAACCGATCATGTCTAGGGGTGGAAGTTCATAAGTAGATGACATCTTCTCTCTAATTCTTTCTAATTCTCTTTCAGCATCATCATACATTTGACGACCATTTAGTTCTACACCACCAGGAAGTTTTACTCCTTGGAATTTCATAAGGTTTTGACCCCATTGTCTTTTTACGAGGGCAGTTAAATAAAGTTTTAGGAAAGAATCATTCCAAACTTTATTGAATGTACTTGGATCAAGTAATCTCCAACAATCAATAATCAAATAATCATCTTTAGCAGTAGTACCCCAATCCATATCAATGTAGAGACGATCTTGTCTTTGATTAAATCTAAAATGCTTAAGTGGATTTAGTAGGAAGTCAATATCGGAGAGTTTTGACTGAACCATACTATATTGTAAAAGATCAATAGAATCCATGTGGTAAAAATCATTCAGGAATAACTGATATTTGACACTAAACATCGATCCACTAGTTGCAGATGATGATTGAAGTCTAAAAATTTTATTTACTCCAGTAACTGAACTTGGAACTGGTAGATAGTTACCATTTTCTTCATATGAAAATGATGATGTTGACCCAACTGATTCACTTACTGATTCGGTTGTAATACCTGATATTGCATTACCACCTCTAGATCTTCCTCGATCTATATCATCTTGTGTTATTTTATACTTTAAATATGTTCTAATTACACCGTCAAAATGTCTCTCATGAAAATATTGCAAAGCATCATCGACTAGATCATCAATCTGCTCATCAGCAACATTGATTTCTAGAACAGGAGCACCTAATTGTCTCTTGACATAATTAATTAGATCTTGTCTAGATGATGGTTGTGCCATTTTATTACAGCTTTAAAATTATTTAGGGTGTAGAGGAAATACCTGGTTTTACCATAACAGATCCATCTACGATTTTATACGTTGTTGTTCCCGAACTTACGAGAATATCATAATAATATCTTCCCTCAGTCAATGATCTAGTATCAGTTGCACCCATAGAAATTTTAAATTGTCCATTAGATGCACTTGTAAAACTAAAATCAAATGTTCCGTGAGCATACATGGTTGAACCGATTGCCACACTTTTCGTCATTTGGGCAGAACCTGTCCAACCATCAAAGTTATATCTTCCACTACTCATATCATAAGTAGTGAAATTTACTTTTAAATCAGAACCTGGATAAACTGAAAAGTTTACTCCATATGGTGCATTTGTATCGGGATTGAATGTTATTCTTTGATTAGACATTTGAGAAGATCCTTAATTTCCTTGAGATCATCCTTGACGGATTTGACATCATCTTCCAGTTTTTCCATTCGTTTCACCTCCCTCTTTTTGTGTTTGAGGGAGTTCATATAGTTTTCATATTCTGTCATATTAGTATTGACGATTGCATTTGTTCCAGAATCACGATATAGATTTGAATGATTTTCTACTTTTAGGTACATGTTATGCGAATGCAATTGCTCTTAGGTCACGAATTCTTGGTGGGTAACACTGGTTAGTTGATGTTCCAACTAGTTTTACACTAAAGAATTTGAATGATGGTAGATTTTCGATAGTGAAGGAGTAATCTTTAAACGTCAATGACGTGGATTGGAATCCTTTATTATCTGTCGGTGTAACCAACTTATCTGATCTACCACTGTTCTTGGAAGGATCAATTACCTGACCACTTTCAAGTAAGTTATCATAACCTGGGAATGGATAGTAAATTAATGATTCTGAAGGATCATTGGTCAATGCATAGAATGCTCTGATATCAGAGAAGTTATTAATATATGCAGAACACATCAACTTAATATTAGTTGCTGGAATTTCTAACCCAATCGGTTTAGTTGCATATAAGAACGCACTAGGATCATCCTGAACAGTTGCTACACGTGGATCAGTTACAAAATCAGTAACTACATTATTAACTCTGTTAGAAACGAAGATAGCACCGATTCTATCCATATCAATCACTGGTGATAGTCTAGGATCAAATGATGTCATATTGAGCTCAAGTTCAAATGATCTATTTCCTGGGAGTGTTGTTAATAGAGCATCAGCATTTGCTTTAGATGCAATCATTCTTGGTGTATCGAAATAATTGTCATCCTCAAGATTGATTGATTGATAACCAGAGTCCAAGAATGAAACTTCATTACCACTGATACTAGTGGAAGTAACTGTTCTTACTCTTGAAGTCAAATTAGTTCTCTGTAGAATCATTGACTGAACAATTGGTTTCATAACCTCATAATGAATATTCTGTGTAGCAGTAGCACTTTCACCACCAGCAGACTTAGACTCATTTGCATACAATGTTGGTAATGATGCTGAGGATGATCTATCAACACCATCCGCAGAATTATCAATTTTTAAAGTATAATGGTCGAGACCAATATCCTCAGTTACAGTTGCATCTTGTAGTGAGTGGGACTTGTTGATTCTTCTTAGTGAAATACCAGCAGTCTCATATTTTTCAACAATAGATTGATCTTCATATGCACCACCGAATGTAGAATCAATACGTCTTATAATACCACCAAGGGTATTACCAATCACTGAGGTATATGAGATAATTTCATCTTCAATTTTAACATAACCTGGGTTTGTAGTTCCAACACCAACACCTTCAAAGTTCTCAAAGTCAGAAGCATCTGAGATAACTAGATCATCCGTTGAATTAAGTAAATAATCACCCTCAAGTCTTACGATAGGAACATCTGTGGAAACACTATCAATAACAACATTATTTGTATCTGAATGCATACCATGATTTAGATGATTAACCTTGATATGTAATCCATCAGTTACTACTCTTGGTGAGGTTAAAATATCTGTAGATCCTTGATCAGTAAACTCTGTAGTTACACCACTAGAATTAATATATCTTAGAGTGTTTCCACCACCGACAATGAAGTCTCCCTGTACTTGATCAAGTACAAGTTCACTGATACCGTAAGTATCGGTTATAGAAAGTTGTAGATTTCTACCAACTCCACCACCAATTGTGGCAGTTAGAACGTCACCAACTTTAAATCCATTACCACCATCAGAGATCGTAGCAGCAGCTGCGACACCACTGTTTACATGAATATTTGCAGTTGCATTCTCACCTCTTCCAGTTAGTTTGGTTAGTGGAACATTATTATATTGGAAGAATCCAGATGAAGGTGTTAGTCCGAGACCAGCATTAGTTACTGCCATTGTGCCAGTAGCAATACCAAGACCCATTACATAATTACCAGATGCATTTGAACTATCTTGGATAACAGTATTACCTGCAACAATATCTTCACCCCAATTTCTTGCGGTTGTTCCAAGTCCAACGATGATTCTTCTAGAATTCATTTCTAGAGAATCTTTCTTAAGTGTTGCTACTTGTCTGTTTCCAGGAGATAGATCTGGGTTAAAGAAACTAACATTTCCTTCAGAGATAAAGTTTGCTCTGTTAAGTCTAAACTTAAGATCCTCATACTGACTTGGAGTCCAACTGGATCCATTCTGAGATTTAAACATGGAACCAAGAGATGACTGCTTGGTAATTGGAACTTGCTGAGACTCGGGTAGTGCTAGTGATGAAACATCAACTTCACCTAGTCTAGAAACCCATAATGTGAAGTCTGTCGCATTAGATCCAACAACAACACAATGTTCTTTATTGCCTTCCAAGTAAACTGGTGCTGGGAATGTTACAGTTGTAGGAACACTCGCATCATCAGAAACTTGAATTTGTTCACCAGTTAGGACAACCTGAGACATTGGGTAGATAACTTCTGCTGAAGGGATACCATTTATCATAGGTCTCAATTCAACAAAACACGTTTGTCCAGTTGTTGAAGTTGTTCTAAAGAACAGATCAACAGATGTTGCAAAGATTCCTGTAGGATCTGCCTGACTACCAATCATGAAAGACTGTGCAATAGGATCTCTTCTTCTTCTACGACGCCTTGGTCTTGGTCTTGGTCTACGTCTGGGACGTGGCCTTGGTCTAGGTCTAGGTCTGGGTCTTGGTCTAGGACGTGGCCTTGGTCTAGGTCTTGGTCTAGGACGTGGTTGAGGTCTAGGTCTAGGTCTAGGACGTGGTTGAGGTCTTGGACGTGGATTTGGTCTAGGTCTAGGAGCAGGACGTGGGTTAGGTGTTGGATTTGGTACAGGTCTAGGTCTAGGTCTGGGTGATGGATTTGGTGTTGGTCTAGGTTGTGGTCTAGGACGTGGTTGAGGTCTTGGTTGTGGTTGTGGACGTGGAATTGGTACTGGTTGTGGGAGAGTAACATCGATATCTACCGCCAAGTCAACAAGAGTCTCACGACTTCTACTAATAGGTCTAGATTGTTGAGTATATGCGTTGGTAACTTCTACATTTCTTGTTGAAATTATCTGACCTTGAACATTATCAATACTTCCCTGAGAGAAGAAATCTTTTTCACCACCAGTGTAAGAAACACCTTCAATCGGATCTAATGTGTCTGCATCACCAATCTTAAAGGTTACATTTCCACTTCTAAACTTGGGAGCTCCCAGTGCATTGGGATTTGGAACATAGAATGATGCTTGCATCATCCCAACATTATCACTAGTAAGTCTCAAGGTTGTAATTCTTGCTCTTGCACCACTACTTCTACCTTGTAGAATCATACCTTCGGAAACATATCCAAAATGTTCACCAGACGGTGCTAGAGCCATCGATGCTAGATCTACATTCAGAATTGTTGATGTTGTAGAATATAGGTCGGGCATTTCCTCACGTGTGTAAGGATTGATGGTATAAACATCTTGAGGATCGTTATATGGTCCCGTTCTATGGTGGGAGTCAGCAACTCTGAAAAGTGCATATGGTAAATCTTGATTTACACCTGGTCTTCTTGCATTTGCTCCACCAGAAACAACAGTTTCACCAACTGTAAACGTTCCAGAAATCATTTCAATTTCTAGAAGTTTTGGAACACAATAATTAGTTACTCTCGTTGATCCAAAGAACGCATACAATCTGGTATGAGGTTTCATACCTTTAGTAATAATTTCAATATTTCTTGCTCGCATGAAGCTAGAAACTTCAGAAGATACAAGTTTATCACCAAGATTAATAGTATTTCCAGGTATTGTCTGTATTCTTTGAGAAAAACCTGGTTGAGTTGCAGTTCCTGTTCTAGTAACGGTTTCTAGAGTTGCAGTAGCACTTGCAGTAGCACTTCCTGGTCTTGTGCCATTACCACCACGTAGGGTTTGAGAGTCTCTACCAGATACTGTTCTTCTAGTGGTTGTTCTACCAGTCCAATTTTTATTCCATCCACCCCATAATGTTGGAGACCAACCTGATTGAGGATCTAGATCTGCTGGAGTTGCTGTAATATTAGTCTGAGTAATTCCACCAAGTAATCCTTCAATAGTTTGAGTTTCAATTCTTGATTGTTCAATCCAAATATCTGAAGATGGATTGAGTGTTACTTGACCAGTGTAAAAATCAACAAAGTATGGTGCAGCATTTACAACTCTTGTTGCTGTCAATTGAGATTCTGATTCAACTTCTTCATAGTCTAGGGTTATGACACCCATACCATCTGTCCCAGCACTTCCATTTGGATCTATGGTAGATCTTCTAATATTTTCACCAACGAGGTCTTGAGCAAAACGTATATCAGATGTAGGGTCAACAACTCCATTAATTCCAGTAGAAGCAGTTGAACCTAGTAATAAGTCAAGTTCTGTAGTATATGAGGAAGGTCTTAGTTCATTATTCTCTGGATCAATAGAATTCTTTGCACCCAATTTGATTTGGTTTGTTGTAGATGTGAAGTTATCAACATAAAAACCAGACTTAAATCTGGTTGCTCCATCGGAATCTTTAATTTCTAAATTAGCAGTATTTGTTTCTAGAAGAGATAGTTGTGTATAATACTCAAGATTTGCAACTCTCTTTTCCAATAGTGCAATATCTTGCATTCTATATCTTTTGTGATCTAGAATAGATATTTTTGCATCATTGATATTTGACAAATATGGAGGATATGTTACTACAGCAACTTCCATCGAATTATCGAGTGGGAGTGGTGCCTCTGGATTTTCTTCTGGTGTTCCCTGAACGATTTGGAATGATTTTGATTTGTTTAGATAGATTCTATCAATTCTTCCTAAGTATATTGAATAATCGAGTTCAACTGACTCATCTGATGCCAATACATTTAAATTATTATTTTGAGGTGAATCAAAAGACCTACCCAAGAATTCAAATGGGGATCTAACACCTTCAGATACTGAATATGATTTAACTTTTGGTCTTATATCAATAAGATCACTTTGCCTCAAACCATCAATAGTCGCAATATTTGAATAATCAAAGTTCTCATATGAATTTGCAGTTACTAGAGTTCCAGTATCTGAACTATCAACACTGGCATATTCGTATATGACAGTTACTTTTTTTGTAGGTGGTTTTGTATTTTCTTTTCTAACAATTCTAGAATAATCGTAAATTGTAGATTTAGTTGAGTTATTGAAAGTATATTTTGATGTGATTTCATTATCACCATCTACAATTATACTGATAGTTGCAGTAATTGAGGATTCTTTGAATGTAATTTCCTCACCAACACTAAATTTCTTACCGTTAAGATAAACTACTTCGGCAGTTGATGAGTTTACTTTGTTAACTAAAACAGCAACACAATTACTTTCATTACCAATAATTTCTTCACCATTTAGAGTATCTTCAACACTTCCATTAAAACTACTGACATCACTTAAAGTAAGTCTTGGTAGTTGTGGTGTTCCAGTTGTAGATGATTCATAAATTGCATGAATTTTAGTAACGTCTGGTTCTAATAGACAGATTTCATTATCCTGAACTCTAGTTCCATATGGATAGTTTCCATAAGTTAGACCATCATTTAAAGTTGTCGCACCAACACCAGATCCATCCAAAGATGATTTATCGACAAGAATAGTTTTTACTCTATTTCTAATCTTGTTTTGTGATTTTATTTGATTCTTCTTTAGTGTAGAAACTAGAGTTGCTGAACCAAGAACACTTAGACCCTTGATAATTAACTCTCTACTTCCACTAGTAATTGTAACTTTATCTTCAGTTAGTGCTTCAGTTTCACCATCTGCATTGATGACAATATATCTTTCTTCATCGAATGGTAAGAATGTCTCACCCGTTTCAAGATCAGCAGGAAGAATTGTTAGTCTTCCACCAGTTTCATCAGCAACAATTGGTTCATTGAAAACTTTTCTGATAGTAATTGAAGAATTTGTTAGGGATACATTTGCTACGTTTTCTTTAGGTAGTGGAGTATATAATGTATCTGATCCGTTATCACCTAACTGAGTGGTTACTTTAGTAACATTAACAGTTCCATTACCAAATAGTGCTCCGTTATGAACACCTGCGACTGCTTGAGTTGCTTCAACGGTTATATTATCAGAAATTACTGTTGTTACTCTATTGAGTGTGGATAGAGTATCACCAGACTTTCTGAATGAGATAAGATCACCAACAACAAAATCTTTTGTAAAATCTCTATCTGCCTGTGCTACAGTTACTCCACCACCACTAAAAGTACATTCACCCAATTCTAAGGAAGAAGACTGTCTTACGTCACCAGAGAATGTGGTAATTCCAATTTCACCATGAACTGACTTGACATTGGAAATTCCATAATTTGTTGAAGAAAGAACAATTCTATCACTGTCTTCACCGTTAAAGATTAGCTCTTCACCCTTAATGAAGTTACCAGTTACGTTATATGCGGTGATGATGCCAGAACTTACTGCTTCATATCTAAGATAACCAATAGCACCACTAGATTTACCTTTGATGAACGTAGGTATTTGTTGTAATGTTAGATTTTGATTAAGAGTTAGATCAGTAAATGGAACAACATCAAATAGAGTTAAATCAAAGGAATTTGTAAGTGGATTCGCAGAATCATAAGATCCAGTTTCTAGAGCATAATCATAAACTCTTGCCAGACCAATTTCTTTACCTGCTGCAACTGTTGCTGCTGCTCCAACTCTTTCACTTCTAAGAGATAGTGTGTATGTTGTAGATAGTCCAATTTTTGGAGCACCATATACATTATTAAGTCTTAATGTAGACCCAGTTGCATATTCTACTGCTTGAGACTTAAATTCTTTTGTAGTTCTTGGTTTTAAAATATCTAGTGAAGCACCAGAAGGTATATTTACTTCATATCCTTGAACATATGCTTTACCAGAAGAAAGTTGATATACTGCTAAATCATCTCTAGGTGTTTCACCAGACTGTGTAGTTTCATCTTCTGCATATATGCCATCACTTCCTTTAAAGTCTTGTAGACTATTTTTTACTTCTAAAGTAAAGGGTTTTATATAATAATTACCACTCTCATCAAAGGTTCTTCTTGCCATTTCATCTGCAAGAATATTATACTGTGGGTTTTCAACTTTTGAAGAGGTAATTGCTCCATTAACAACCTTAGCTAGTTCAATAAAATTTTGTGGAATTTCATCACCATCAATAATCGCAGACATCTTTGCTGTGATTTTTAGTCTATCAGCACCAGGAGCAGCAAAGTTAACGAATCCTTGTGAATTATCATATAGTGCTTCATCATCGTAAGAGGAAACAAAATCCTCTTCAACTTCAAAACCTAAAGTAAATGTTGGTTCTGGTTCTGTAGTAGAAACAATTAAAAACTGCTCTGCAACTTTAACAAAGTATCCCCTTAAAAAGAAAACACCTTCGGTAAGTTTAGCAATACAACCTGATTCAAATTGTTTTACTGTTGCAACTGAAGCACCTGCAGAAAAACTGGTAATTGCAGCATCAGTTAGAGGAATAGATTCCTGTACAAAAATATCTTCGTCTACTTCAAATTCTTGCTGTTCATTGTCTATACCACCTTCAAGTAAACTAACGATTATATGTGTATCTTGATATCCTTCAACTTTTGCAATTACACCACTATCTGCACCAACAATATTTTTTCCAACTAATGAACTTAAATACTGAGTTATATCTAATCCATTAAAAGTCCTTTCAAGTTCTAAAGAAACTTGATCTGCATTTACAACTAAGGATCCAGGAATTACAACAGATCCTTCTTTAAATACATGATTACCAAATTGCTCTACTTGATTTTGAACAATGCTCTGTAGAGTTGTAAGTTCTCTAGCCTGAACAGGTTGACCAGGTTTGAACAGAACCTTATAAAAGTTATTTGACTCATCAAAATCGTCGAAGTATGGAAATGTGTTTAGATTCGTTAGTTGTGGCATAATTCTTTAGAACTGCAATACGATTTTGATATCTTCTCTTTGGTTTTCAGATCTTGTAATAGATGGTCTATTATCAATATAAACCAAATCTCCAGAGTATTTCTTCACTTCTGGTGTAGAAACCCCATCGGTGAATGACTGTCCAAGATAGTAACTTAGGTTATTTATGACGAATTTATCATCACTAAATGTAGTATCAATCTTAAGATCTTGATTTGATCCAGTGATATTTAATGTTCCACCACTTCCTGGAGAAGCAGTAAAATCGGTAAAATTATTTCCGTAAACTCCTATCCCGTCAGTGTTTTCTAACTCATAATCAAATCCATGAGAAATTCTATCTTGCCAATACTTCAGAACTCCTGTATTTTTGTTATAGGAAACAACTCTACCAACTGCAGTTGATCCAGCGGATACAGTTTGTGTAATAGTTGCATTTGCATCAAACGTTGCGTTAATATAATCAGTTGACGCATTAACACCAGTAAGTTTTAGTGCATATAAGGCACTTGCTTGATTTTTTTGAAGTGATTCTGTAGAATTAAATTCTTCTGGATTTGCAATAATACCAATTCTTGAAACTCTGTTTCCAACAATAAAGTCTGGATTCGTTGCATCATTCTTAATTTGAGAATAAATTAAGACTTTTGTACAACCAAGTTCTCTATAGATATCGGCACCATGACCACTTTTTGGTGGAATAATAACATCAAAAGTTGGAGTTGTTGTTAAACTAGTTGGGAAGTTTCCAGTTGTTAAATCAACACGTGCATATGTGTATCCATTACCACCATTTGAAATGGTAACAGAATCAACTTTTGATTGATTATCAATTACAATTGTTGCTTCTCCACCAGTACCATCACCAACAATATCGCAAGTATATACTTGGTTCGGTGATCCTACATCAACACCTCTAGTTTTAACAGTAGCAATTTTTAACTGACCACTATTTGACGCATTTAGTCTTACTGATTGATACTCGTCTGCAGTATCCCAATCAGTTGGAACTGTGATATAATTTAAGGTATCAAATTTAATGATATCGTTTGGGTTAATTGTAAAAAGATATTTCCAAATATATCCATCACCACTTGTACCAGCACTTCTTGGTTCTAGGTCGATGAATGTTGGTTCATCAAGTGATGGTCTGCCATTTGGGTTTTCTGGATCTGTTCCATTTTGTAAACAAGAATATACTTTAAAGTCCTTATTTACGATATAAAAATTTGCAGAATATAGACTGGTTGCTAATGATGGTTGTGATACTTTATCACGGTTAATATCATGTCTATACATGTCATAAGTAATACCTGATGTCCAGATATTTTTTTTCAAAGCAAATCTAACATTATTTGAATCAACTTTTTTCAATCCAATAATTGTATCCCAGTTATGATTCTCTTGATCAAAATTGTCTTTTGGTGCAGGAGGATCTTCGTCCCAGGTGCTCAAGTATTCATTTGGATTTGTTAATCCAACGAATGTGTAATAGTTATTGTCGGCAGAAGTAATTTCACTAATGAAATTCTTTGCATTCAATATTCTAAGTTGATCTGTTACGATTGCAGACATGATCGATTATTTTTAGTTATTTATTAGGTTAGTGGTAAGGTTGTTGATCCTACTCCAGGTACATTAATAATTAATTGACTTCCAGTTGAGTCAACATTAATCTGAGCAGTGGTAGTTCCAGTATTAGTTGAAATACCTAGACTGGACTGGATATATCCAGATGTAAGTGTTATGTTTCCATTATCCATGGAAATATCACCAGTTCCAGTGATGTCACTACCGTTTAGATCTAAATCTCCACCCAATTGTGGTGATGCATCTCCCAACAGATGAGTAGAAATTCCTGTCAAACTTGAATATGGATAACTGGTTGCATCAACCAAATTAAATTCTGGAGATGCATCAGTATCTCCAAGATTAAAAGTAATTCCTCCAATACTGATAGTAGAGTTCGTTAATGCAGCATTCGGTACGTTAGTTAGTGACGCACCAGAACCTTCAAATGTAGTAGCAGTAACAATACCAGTTACATTGACTCCAGTTGCAGTCACAGTGACCGCAGAACCTACAGAAAGACCAATATCGGTAAAAGTACTTGCAGCACCAATTGTAGTTGCATTGTAGAATGTAGAAACACCTGCAACAGTAATTCCACCACCAACAACTGCAATACCATCTCTTGCAGTAACCAATCCAACAGAATCAATATTAGTTACATCTTCATATGTAAGAGTTCCAGCAATTCCAACATCACCATTAAAGTATGCTCCAGTAGCAGTGATGAATCCAACTGTAAGATCGGGGTCTCCAGTTAATAAACTTGTACCATTTCCAAGTGCATCATAAATTTCTTGAAAATTATCGTTAACCTTAACGGCACCTACAAGGAGAGAGTCTCCAGTACCGTCATTTGGTGTAGTTCCAGTTGATATACCTTGTAGTGACATTATGATAGACTAACTTTATGACTTATTTATAAGCAGACCATTTAATATCGTTCTTACATCGAATTTCCATATTTACAGAAATCCTCCATTCACTAGTCGGAACAAAATTTGGATCATGATACAAATTTCCAGGAAAAATGATTAGATCATCTATTCTTGGTTGATAATATCCCCATTTCCCAGAATCTGGGTTTTCAGTGAACATGATTGGTCCACATTCATTACCATTGTGTTTTGGAACATTCAAATAATAAACAGAATTGATAGTGCAATCATGAATATGTGGGTTAAATGCCCAATATTCATTATTTGTGCAAAATGCCCAACACTTATCACTATTATCAGATTTATAATCTAATTTCTTAAACAACTCTTCCGATTTTTTGGTAAATTTTGAATATAAAATGGAAAATAACCCAGTTTGATCTATCTCAATTGGGTTATTTGATTTATATGCATTTGAATCTCTAATTAGATGTTGTCTCCTACTTGAAAGGACATCATCAATCATTAGTTTTCTATCACTTTCACCGATTTTTGCAAAATCGTGTAATATAATCACTGGTAGATTCATTTTATCAATATCAATATTGAGTATATAGTTTACTTCTCAGATGGAATGTTCTACGAACAAATGGTGAAGTAGAAATGCCAGCAACACCACTTTCATGATAAGATGTAAACTCTAGAGGTTCTTTTCTACTCTTAGTTGGGTGCCAGTTAATTCTTCCCCAAGAGAAGTTTCCAAAGTAACCATTATCTTCACCATCATTATCAAGAGTTAATATTGTTGAATCAAAAGTTTCTTGATCATTATCAAACGTACCAAGATTTTCTGCAAGATCAATAGGACTTTCTACTAAAGTAGTAATCTTAACGATATTAGTTACTCCAATTCCTGGAATAGACTCTGTAGTTCTGTCAATATCATAAACTTGGAAGATATTGTTGAACTTATCAGTAGAAATACTAAGTGTACTTCCATCATTATAGAATGCAGTTATACCATTACCAACATTGGTTCTGGAGGCAGTAAAGTAATAACTTGTTACCAGACCAGTAATACCTTCAGTTGTAATTCCACCAGGGTTAATACCAAGATCTCTGATGAAAGAATCTCTTGGAATGTGTAGACTTAGTTCTAGTGCAGTTGAACCAACACCAACAGTTGTATTTGCAACAGAAACAATGCTTCCATAATCACCATTATATTCAACCTGTCTAATAGGTTCAATATACACTTTTGGTGGTTCAACATTCACAGATGGTAATTGAGTTCCAGTGTATCCCAAACCACTATTTGTAACTGTAACAGTATTGATAGATCCATTAGAAATCGTACAAGTTGCAGTTGCTTGAGTGCCACCAGATGATGGTGGTCCAACTGAAATTTGTGGTGCAAAGGTATACCCAGTTCCAACATTTGCAATTGTAATGATGGTAATGGATCCTATACCAGAAACAACGGCACTCACAATTCCAGTTCTTGCTTCATCTTGAGAAACAATTTGAATCTGACCAAGTTTCTTGCTTGCTAGATTTTCTTTGTTATTATCAAAGAATGTAGAAGTTGCTTCCACCCAAGCAACCGTAGTATCGACACCAACTGGTTGGATTAGATTTGTTGTTGGGAAAATATATGGTTCATACAATGTTCTATCTTTTCCTACATATTCACCATTAATAAAGAGATCTTCAGTCTGCTTACATGCCATCAAAGGACGTTCAATTGTTTCATCATTTAATCTTCCAATACCACTATATGGATTTGTGAGGATAATATCAGAAGATAGAATATCTTCTACGGTTCTCTTATTCTCAGTTTGGAACGCAACATCAGACATAATTTTAACTTTATCACCAACCTCAATAGGTTCTACGATATCAACTTCCTCAACGTCAACATCTCTAGTTCCTCTATAGAAAAGAATTCTAGAAGTATACTCTTCAGGAATTGGTTCTGCAAAGATAATCAAACTACCACCTTTGAAAGTATATGCTTGATTTGGAATCTGTAGAACGTCATTAATAAAGATCAATAGTGTTGCGGAGACATCAATTTGACTTCCAGGTCTTGCTCTAATTGATAATCTATCACCCTGGAAAGAGATTGGGAATACTCTTGTAATACCGTTAAATTGATCATCTAGACTATCTAATTGTTGGAGTTGTCCAAGTGACCAAGAATTAAATTCATCACTATGTGTTTCATTTACAGTGATTTGGAATTCTTCAAATGTCTTAGATGTATCGGTCGGAATACCAGTAGATCCACCAATCGCAACAGTTAGAATTTCACCCTGACCATAGGCATATCCATTATTGTTGAACTTAAATTCACCAATAGTAGTATCTCTACTAACGAACATGTCAATAGATGCAGTTCTTCCAATACCTTCGTTTGGAGAATCACTAGAATAAATTAGAGGAATATCAGTGTAACTCAATGGTGAATCGAATCTAATTAGTGGTGGATTTGTGCTTGTATATGCAGTTCCTGCATTAGTAATTGCAACTCCAGTTATATGACCATTTAAAGCAGTTGCATAACCAATAATGGAAACATCAGATGGGGTCTGTGCAAGAACATTAATGTGAGTCTGAATTCCAGGTCTATAACCAGATCCACTGTTGGCAATGCTAACAGCAGTAATAGATCCAAGTCCAGAGATTGTTGCAGTAGCACCTGCAGCAACTAAAGGTTGATAAGCAAGACCAGTAGTAGATCCAATATTTACAATTACACCACCGACAGGTAGATTTGGAACATTAATATCTTGACCATCTGTTGCAGTGAAATCATCAGATGAAATAGATCCATCAAATAGAATCTTAGTTTTTCCACCGACTTCTACAAACTCATAATTACCTGAAATTGAGGATACACCAGGTCTTGTTGGTTGTTGGAAGATGTCCTTAACAAGAACAACTGCATTGTCTGTAGAAAGACCAACCACATCTTGACCATTAAATTTCATATCGAATGAAGTTCTGATACCAGTAAACTTGGTAGAGATATCATCAAAGATATAGTTCTTGGTGTAGGTCTCCTCAGATTCATCAACAATTCCAGACCTCATAAATGTTCTTCCATGGAAGTATGAGTTAGTTGTAATCCCAGTGTAATCTCTCTCAGAAGGATCTACAAATGGAACACCATACTGATTTACATCCACTGTGATAGGTACTTTACCATATGGTGCAGATGTAAAGTTGATTACAGATCCAACAATCTTATAATCACCTTTCAGTTTAGTTACTAGGGCACCAGCAGTGTGGATACCAAGTTCAGTTCCCAACCAAGGTCTTCTGACTCTTATTTTGTCTTGAGTTCCAACACCAACAGTTTCGATCAACATTACTTCATCATCAATCTGAATAACATCAGCAGCGAAGAATGATGTTATTCCTACAGTGTTGATTAATGTCAAATCTAGACTAACATCTTCAACAACAGATGTTGTGACTGCCAATCCAACAACTGGAGATTGCATCATATTATCAATTGTAAAGATACCTTTAGCATCTTTATTGGTTGCAGTAATCTTGTGTAGTGTTCCAACACCAACACTATTCAGAGTAAGTGTTACTGGGTTAAACTTGAGAGCATTTTCTGCGGAATCAGCAAACTTAATTTTACTATCATTAACCTTAACAACATATAGGTCAGTTGGTAATTTATCCGTAGTTCCAATTCCAACAATAGTTGTTGTATCAATACCAATTCTAATATCATCTTCACTTGGAACTGTATAATTGACAAGTTCACCACTGACGAAGAAATGATTTGGTAGAATTAAGACATTCTCATCAGTAGAAACTGTTGTTCCTAATGCTGAGGAGTCAAATGTTCTTTCAAAAATTAAATCACCTTGATGTCGTAATTCAAAACTTCTCTTAATATCATTTTGTGTCCCAGTATAGGTTCCATGCAATGTCGAGAACTTACCATTCTCATATTCGTAGTAATTTTCAGAAATTCCAAGATCAACTAATTGAAGTTGATGCGTGAACAAACGAACTTCAATTTCTCTAGTAAATCCAGGATCTGCAGGATATGGAACAAATTCTAGTCTTGCCTTTTTAGTAGATGGATCAACATAGGTGGTAAATGTTCCTAGACCAACGTCTTCAAAAATTCCACGATTACTAACTCTACCAAATTCTGTAATATAAGCATCAGTTTCATTATGAGTGAAGACCAATTCAGACATCTGAACAATATTATTAGTCATGTCTTCAATACTTACATAAGCATTAAATCCTTTATATGATGTATCAAATTCAAGTAATTGAATGGAAGTGTTAACTCCAGCAAATGGTGAAACTGATGTAGTTGATCCAAGTCCAACAGTTGTTAATGTGGTATTAAACTGACTAGAACCAGTTCCAGTTCTAGATGTATCTGAAATTGCTACAACAGTGGAAGTAACATCATAATTTGTTGATAATCCACTATTCGGTGTCAACTTAACTTCAAGGTCATTGCCATTATATTCAAATTGATATGTTCCAAGACCAAGAGAAACATCTTGACTAGCAAAGTTATCAGTTGCTAGAGTTGAGAACTCAATATTATGAATATCTGTGCCATCATGAACAATATTAAATTCATCATACTGGAAGTATTGTAAATCAGAACTTTCAAGAGTTACTAAGACTTTAGCAGATGTATAGGAAGAATCAATACCCACAATTTTTGTAGAAGTTGATGTTCCTTGAGGTAATAATGCAGTTTGAACTCCTGCGAATCCAATAGAATCACTATGCCCACTAATATAATGAGTTGCAACTCCACTAATAGAATCAGAAATTGTATATTGATATCCACTAATATTAAAATCAGTAAATTTGGGCTCAATTGGATAGAATAGAAGTAGTCCATTATCTTCAAATACACCAATATCAAAGTACCCGTGAATATCGTTAGTTTCAACTCTGCCATATTGTGTTATGAATCCGTAAATGTTATTATGAAGTACATTCACAATAATCATTTGTCTTTCACCAGGGAACTTCTTATTAGAAGTAAACATCACATACTTTTTAGATCTGAATTTTCTTAAACTAAAAGTATCTACCATTGAGAAAGCAGTTGCTCTCGGATTACTATTAAATTCTTCACTTATATCATCAACAATTAGAACTCTATTTCCAATGGACTCGAAATAATCAACTAAAATTAGTGAATTAAATCTGATTTCATCAGATATTTTATTAAGGATATTATTTTCGGTTACTAAGTCAATATCATGAACACAGTTCAAATCATAGTATGATGTAAAATCTGAAATACCTAAGAAACCAGAATTATTCTGATCTGCAGAGATTCCAGAACTATTAATTCCAATTTGATCGTCATTGTCAGAAATTACTTGAAGTTCACTAAACTTCTTAAATCCACCAGGGTGTGCTAGAGATTCTATTGGTTCTTTCCAACTACCAATTCCAACTTCGGATTTTAGTGAATATGAGAAGTATTGATAATAATCACTATCATGAAGTCTTTGAGTTTCTTCATTTAGATAACCCTTTCTATCATATGGTTTATATCTATCGGAATTTGAAGAATCATACACATAAGTCAGAGAAGTGATACCAACGACTTCTGTTAGAGTTCCACTTGATGCAGATGTTTTTCCTCTGATAACATCACCAATATTATATCTTTCAGGGAAACTTGTGAATACTTTTAGTAGTTCATTTTTAATATCCCAAGAAACTACTAAGTCTTCAGAAACTCCGTTTGTAATAACTTCATTTTCAAAATACTTGTTTGCAATCCTATTTACTTTAAATGTTGGGAATAAACTTTCTGGAATAACTCTACCAGATGTGACCAAATCATTAAATACACCTGGTCCAGCAGTTGTCTTAACAAAATCACCCATATTAAATGTAAATGATGGTATTTGACCACCAATGTTTGGATCTTGGGTTTTTACTGTAAATAATTTTTTATAACCATAATCTGAGGAGTTATATCCTTCATCGGTAGATGGAGATCTAGTTACAACACCCTCAATCATAAATTGAGAACCGACAGGGAACGGCCAAGCAGTTATCGTACTAAATCCAACAACATCCAATGTAACTTCAACATCTTTAGTTCCACTATCATACTTCATGGTTAAAATTTTATAACCATTACTGTTATTGATTGGAAGTAGTCTTGGTTCTACATCATATAAGTTTTTGGTATTTTTAATAACCTGAACTTTAAACCCATCTTCATTTACATAACGTAAATCTACATCCTCAACAATTTTATTTGTATAACCATCAATAAGAACTAGATCTGGTAGAATTGTATATCTGGTTCCTTTCTCAATAACATCAATGTTACCAATTGATGTTAGAGGGTCAATCTTATAGATTGTAGGTGTATATGCTCTAGGTCTTAATGTATTATCTGAAGGGAATTCAAATCCAATGTCATCAATTTCAATATCTTTGGAAATACCAATAGTATTTGATCTTGGGAATACAATTGAATCAACACCAGATTCAGATTCTACCTTTTCAATTAGAGGTAGTTTTATCAAATTAGAACCTTTGGAAATAAATGATACTTCATTAATTGGTCCAGAAGCAGTCGTTGAAATTGTGGAATATGTTATTGTAGCAAGTCCAGCAACGTAACTATTTGAGTCTGGTGCATCAAACAATCGATATGAGAATGTTGTGTCTGTTGGTTTTCTTACATTAAAATTACCAGAAATGGGACTATCAACAAACTCAACAATATTGAGATTATCAGTATCCAAAGAAATTAATGAGTAAGCTACTGGAACTTGTGCATTTTTTACTGGTTGTAAAATGTAATAAAGTTTTTGTGGGAAATGACCGTCATACTTTAAGTTTACTCTAGCAGTTAAGTCAACACCTAATCTGCCAGTTGTAGTTACACTAAAATCTCTACCTTTTTCCGAAGATAAAAATTCATGAGTTAATTCTTTGTCAGTAAAGAATTTGAGATTAAATGCAGAATATCTGATATTATTTCTTACATAAGAAAGACTAAAATCAGATACATCAAATACAAGTGTTTTATCTTTTACCAGTTTAATTGGTGGATTAACTACTAATAATCTACCAGTTGACTGATTTGTAATATTTACTATTCCACCATTATTTGGTTCGAGTAGTTTAATGGTATTTTTATTAACAACATTAACTTTATAAACACCATTATTTGCCAATCCACCAGGAGGTGTAATTGATTCTAAAATCAAACTTTGATTACTATTTAATCCATGGTTATTGATGGTGATGGTATTAAACTCAGCATTAATATCATCATGAACAAAATCAAATTTACCTACAGCAAACTTATTATTTGTTTGGTTATAGAAAACTTGAAGTGTTTTTTCAATATTGGGACGACAGTCAGTGGTAATTTCATCGTCGAAGATTAAATTATGCTTTTCGGAAGTTGTAAAAGTTGCCTCATAAGTTGTTATGTCAACTCTCTTCACATCATCATATCGTGTAAAGAAACTATGATTGTCTCCTGAACCATGACTTGTAAATGTTAGTAGTTCCGTAACACTTCCCAAACCAACAGGTCCAGTTGATCCAACACCAACAGGTCTAGAAGAGACTCCAACAAATCCATTGGGGAAAGGATATGCATAATATGGTCTATCTTTAATTAGATTAAAGTTATCACCGAAAGACTCTACTGTTACTGGACCAGAAGTGTAATCATAATAAATTTTATCATTAACCTGTAATGTATTGTTTGGAATATAAATTCTATCTCCAGTAACAAATCTTGAAGCACTTCCTGCACCAGGATTCAAAATATCTAATGTAGATCCAATACCAAGACCAACAGATTCTCTAGGATCAAAATAATACTGAGTATTGAAACGAGAACCAGATTCTGCAAAATCATTAATCAAGAATTTTCTTGTATACTCAGATAATGCGGTTCCTACTGGATAACTAGTTCCAATTGTTCCATTTACCTCTCTTTGTACTCTAAGTCTAGAATTTTGAGTATCAATATTTAAAATTTTAATTTGCTCTTCAAAGTTTCCATACTCAATTTTATAGATGTCATTGGGAAGAATTTTAATAACGTTTTGAGTAGAATCCAACCCAAAAACATTCATATAAGTAACGATACCAGTTACTGAAGGAGTATCGATTACAGTACCAGTTCCAATTCCAGACAATTCTAAGTCTCTGGTTACTGCAATTAATTCCACACCAATTTCAGTCCCACTGCTCAAATCATCGATTCTTCCTGGACCAGTATACTGATCATGTGGACCACTACAAATTGCAACCACATTTCTAGTTTGTGGATTGGAAACAATTTCAACATTTACAATTGATGAAGTTGCTACAGAAACATTTGTTACACTTGTCCCACCAATACTAGAAATTCTAGCAAGTGGTCTTTTGGTATTTCCACCACTTTCACTGAAAATAACTTTATCACCAACTTTAAAGTCTTTTCCTCCAGCAAATACTAAAAGATCATCAACTTTTCCAGGAGATACTGATTTAACTCTAGACTTAACATCAATTACCGATGTTGGATTGAAAAGATACTTATATTGACCAAATTCTGTAGATACATTTTGTGGGGTAATATTTCTTAAAAGACCTTCAGTCTTATAAGTTTTACTTGTCAAATCACTTTCTTCTGAGAAGAATGATGCTTGATTTATAGAGGAATTGAAATTAAATTCAATTGGTTTTGATTTAAATTTTTCACCAATAACATATGGATATTCTGGTAACTTAAAGTTTTTAAAGGAAGAATCATTATTACCAATAGTGGCAAAGTATGCATATACACCATTTGGATATTCTGGTGTTAAGCAAAATCTTCCATTAAATTGATCTAAATCACCATCACTAAACCATTCGTAATCGTTACAGAAAAATCCTAAAGGATAGATGGTAACTGATGGTCTATTTGCAATTGCTCTCTTCTTATAACCACTTTGCATTCTTTTAATACCACCACTTCCATCTGAATTTGTAAATCCATATGGACCGTAAATTGGATTACCATCATATGCCCACCCTATAATAGGTGAGTGCAAGGTAGAATCAGTTTCCCTATTCAGATTATCTAAAACTAGATCTGGATTAAATGTAGTTCTACCATTTACAACTTTCTTATTGTAAATATTTTGTCTTAATTTTCTTGGTGCATAACAATGACTATATTGAAGAAGACCATACTCATCAGCTTCTCTATTAGATATTGTCGAATCTTGATGTAAGAATCCATCATCATCATATATTTGATTACTATTAAGTGCTCGTTCTACTTCATTTACATTCCATCTTATAATTTTTGCTTTAAATTTAGATCCTGCTCCCGCAGATACAACTTCTATCTCAGTAGAATCATTATAATCAGCACCACCATTTTTCACAATAACATCTTGTAGTCTCCCATCATTATCAATAATTGGAATTAATTCAGCACCAAATCCATCACCATCAGTAAAAATCTGAACTGTTGGTGTGGAAACATATTTTTGTCCAGAATTCTGAATAATAATTGATTTAATTTCACCATCAATGATAAATGGTTTTACTGAAGCAAGTTTGCCTGGTTCAGCAGTTATGTTTGGTTGTCTTTCATAGTTAAAGATATTTGTACATCCATATCCAACACCATGACCTTCTAAGAATACTTCGGTAATCTCACCTCTTACAATTGGTAAAATCTGAGGTTGTATTGATTTGGTATCATTACTTGATGGTGTAATATTAATTTCGATATTTGGATATCTAAAATATTGCTTACCACTACCTTCTGTAGTCAGTTCAACAAAAGTTCTTTGATTGAAATAATAATCTTTTGATAAAGTTCCAATACCGATAGATGATAATCTAAAGTTATTATTATCTACTCTAGAAACATAATAATCAGTTCCACTTGATAAACCTGCAATTGGTGTATTAGTTGACTCATATGTAATTAATTCACCACTGTTAAATCCATGATTTGGGAGATTAATAGTATTTGTATAGTAATTAATCGGTGAAGTAATCACTGATGGATCATATGAAACCTTTCTATATGTAAAATCATCGGATGAATAATTTACATTTAACCCCGAAAGTCTTTTCTTCTTCTTTACAGCATCAAATTTATGGAATCCCTCTCCAAATTCGGTTAGATCAATTGCTTTAAGATTATTCTTAGCATCGATTTCTGAATTGTGAAGAGTAAATGAAGTATTGCCAACTATACCAACATAATAAATTGCTTTATTTTTTAAACCACCAATTTCTTGATCATTTAGTTCGCAGTTGTAAATAACTCTTTCACCAGGTGAAAATAAATGATCCTCAAGAGTAATAATTGTATCTGTAGATACTCCAACATTAAAACCACTACTGGAATCAATGGTTACACCATGAGTATAAGTTTCCATTATGGGTGAAACATCGCATGATGTTCCATTTCCACCAGTTACTTTTACAGTAGGATCATTCAAATAATTATAACCACCACCAAGAACTTTAAGTTCTCGTATAGAACCCTGAACTACAAAATTACCAGTCGCACCAATTCCTCCGTTATTAATTCCATCAGCATTTTCACCATCAAAGAATTCTAGTGCTGGAGGGTTTATAACATCATAATCCTCACCACCAGATAAGATCTCTACAAATTCAATTCCACCATAATAGATATTATTTTTTGATTTATAGTTTAATAGTTCAACACCATTTCTAAAAATGCCAATTTTTCCAGGAACTGTTTCGACTGGATTTGACTGATCTACTGGTTGTTCAATTTTTTTAACCAATCGTTTTGATTTTAAGACAAATGGTTCAGATATGTTAAGTACTTTTTCAATGTCAAAGAAATCGGAATAATAGAAAATTGCATCAGTGACATTTCCAGTTAGGGAAAGGTAATCTTTTGTGTATACTCTGTTTAAACTAGTAGATAACTTAACGGTCTTACTATCTACTACAGTAACATAATATCTACCATTTGGTAATGGAATTAAATTTCCACTACTATCAAAAGTGTTTAATCTATTACTATCATCATCTTCAGAATATATGATTGAATCCCCAGTATAGAAAGAATGATTTATTTCTGCAGTTGTTGGATTACTATCTTGCCCAACTTTAATTTCTTTATTTCCAGTTAAATCATTTGAGATATTTAAACTAAATTGAATTCTCTTATCATTTGTACTTAATCTAGAATTTCCATAATTTGGTAATGATGATGCAGCAATATACATCTCATCAGCAAAAGAATCTGGTCTGTAAATATTTTGAACATCTGTTACATAATTATTTGCTTCTGGGAAGAATATGAAATTTGCTTTATTTAATTTTCTCTCAATTACAAATGACTTTGGAGCTGTTAAATCAACTAGAGATTCTGCTGTTATAATGTATTGATTAATACTTTCTCTTGCAGACACAAAAATATTATATGATGTATTATTGTTATCAATCAAGAAGAATTTGTCAAAAGAAGTTAAGTCAAAATTTCCGTCAACATCACATCTATATGTTTTATTGATTGAACTCAATAATTCTAAATTTGAAATATTATATGTACCAGTAGCATTATAGGTCCAATTATTGTATTTTCCAGTTCTTTCTCTCAATCCTAAAGTATTGAACTTAATTGGATCACCTTGTTCAAAATATGAACTTTCATCTGGTTTAATACCACTTAAGACTTGAGTAACTCTAAAGTAATGTGTTTCTTCATCACTTATATCAATGTATGCATATCTTCTAGAAGATACTAAAGTTCCTCTAGGAATATCAAATTCTACATCAGATACTTCAAAAAATTCATTTACAGTTTTTCCTGAATATGATAACTGTTCTACAATAAACTCATTATTAGCAACATTGTAGACATCAAGAGATCCACTATCCTCAAATGATAGTGTAGAATCTACCTGTAAAAATTCAGGCCATTCATCAGCAGTACCTACAAAATCTTCAATAACTTTTGTGGTTGCTGTAGTAACAAAGGTTCCAAAAACAGTACCGTCAACAGTAATATCTTTATCATAGTCACCATCAAGACTTACGAGATAGTATCTTATACCATTTCTCTCAATTCTTTCGACGTTAGTGATGGTTCCATATGCAGTAAGTTCATCTGGATCACTAATTGCGTCACTTTCTGGTTGCTTTAAAGTTCTATGTAAGATTATATCAGTAAAATCTGTTGTCTGATCATCAGAATATAAAACTAAGTCCCTAGTTTTTCTATTAGAAGAAGAACTTGGTTCAAAAACATAGTCTGATGGAATAATTACATCTACTGATTTATTATATAATGCTTTGAATAATATTTCAAATGAGTTTTTAGTTCCTTTAGATCTATAAAAATCACTAACATGCTTATAAAATAATCTTTCATTTACATCATAATTTAAAATTCTCTCCTCAAATCCTGGTGCAATTTGAGACTTTAATTTTTTAAAGAACTCATCTAGGAATAATGCACTTAAGTTATGAACAATTGTTCCATCAAAATGCTCTCTCTTAGAAGTATTTTTGAATGTTAGTTCATCACCAAATTCGGTTATACCATTAAATCCCCGAATAACACCTTTAAATTCAGTTTCTGTTTTTGATGTATACGTTACAATCTCATATTCATCTTCATATTCAACGTTACCTATACCAAGTAGACCAAAGGCATATGGATATCCTGAAGTACTTTCGACGGGAATTACATCATCATCATAATCTAATCTGCTACCACCAACGGGAAGAACTATACTTGTTTCTCTTGGAGTCAGTAAAATATTATCTAAATTGACATATTTGTCAATATTAGACAACAAATCATAAGAAGCTCCTGGAATTTCATTAGATTCTTGATATTGACGTAGAAAATCCTTAAATAACGGAAATTCATCATTTATAAAATCTGGAATTTGATTTTCCAGAACCTGAGATAGACGAATTCTTCTTATATCCATTTTATGTTTAAATTAGAATCTTGGTCGGATGACGTTGTTATCGAAATTAGATGGTGTAGAAATAAATCTATTTCCAGTGGGATCAGCACCAGATAAAATGTTATCTTCAATAACATTTATGTTAGACTCACCAGTATCAAATTGTAAAAACAAATCCTGAAGTCCAATAATATCGTTTGACTTAGGAATGGCTGATATTTGTATTGTTTGATTTGTTTCAATATCTGTTGATGTTATATTTATTGCACTTATATTAATTTCACCTTTATCATAATCTATAGTTCCAACTCTCCTTCTTACAATCTCCGCAGAAGATCTTGGTTGATCTTCTGTGCCTTCTTCGGTAACTGTTGCATCTGGAATAGTGATTAGAACAAGTTCACCTTTACCATTAATTCCAGGAATGTCGGAAAAGAATACAACCTTACTTATGCCACTCACTTTAAATCCACTGGACTTAATATTATAACCAGAAGATTTTAGAATTCTAAATGAATTACCAAAACAAACTTCATACTCTGCCAATCTATTTAATATCGATCGCATATCTCTACGAATTCTTACTTCTGTTATATTTGAAGTAATTGATCTATCAGATTGATCGATTAAGGTTGTAAATTTAGTATATCTAAATCTAGAACCATACATGTTCATCTCTTCACTATCAGCAAACTTGTCTAAAGTTTTAATTACATTTTGACTTACTGTATATGCATCCTTTGCCAATGATGGATTATAGTATGCAGTAACATCAGATTCAACGTATAAGAATTTTGTATCTAGAATCTCTGGAACAATTCCTGCTACAGAATAACTTCTAAGTTCTTTCTTAATACTATCCTTTAAACTGTTTGATAAAAACAAACCAGTTTTTGGTTTAATTGTAATAAAAACTTTTCCAAATCTTGGTGGATTAAGTTCTTCTCCACCAAAAGCATTAATAGAATCTGTTTCAGGATATACACTTCTTACAATAGTTTCATAATCTCTTGCAGTTACTGCTCTTCCTTGAGATGAGTAGAATCTAGTAGCATAATTTTTGATAGATTGTGCAGATTCAATACTAGAACCACCTCTAGCAGATTGAATTAAAACGGCATCAGAAATATTTCTCTGAATTAGATTACCATTATTGTCATAAAAGTTTCCATTTATTTTAAATGTTGATGCTCCGTTGGCATCTCCACCATTACAAGTAATATATGATATTTCAACTATATTATCATTCACCAACTCTCTACCAAATACACCATCACCAAAAATTATTTCATATTTTTCATCTTCTACTTCCTGTATAAAGAATACTTTTGAAGTCCCACCAACTTCAGTAATTGATGTTGCCATCTTATATACAATAGAATCATTAGAAAAGAAATTATCTTTTACAGTAACTCTAATCGTACTATAATCTATTCCCACATTTGAAAGAATAAATCTTTGATCTTGAATGTTACTATCTACAGTAAACGTTTCAGTCAGAAGAGTACCTTCATAGATTGCTACATTATCGAAAGTTGCTCTATCCTGAAAAATTGATGCTGTGATATCATCTGGAATACAAAAAGTAAATCCACCAGAAGATCTATTATTTGTGTTTACAGCAACGTTCCCTTTCCTTAATGTGATTGAACGGGGTGCTGATGGGAAATCTGAAGAATCAATAAAGAAACTAACTCTTGCTTGTGCAGAAGTTCTAGGTCTCGGTAGATAACCAACGTTTCGTGCAAGGGAAACTACATTTTCTCTTAGAGTTGCACTATCAATAAAGACCTCATTACTAAGCATATTTGCGTTGTATGCCGCAATATATGTGTTATAGGCAAGTAGATCAATGATTATTGATAAAGTAGACCCTTCAAAGTCATAATCAGTAAATGCACTATTAGAACGCAAGTATGACTTGAGTGTATCTTTTATCTGATCAAAGTCTAGACTCGTAAAATTTGTAATTGCCATTTATCTTGTTGGTTGTAATACGAAATTAAGTTCTTGTACTGAAATGTCAAGACCGACAATAGTATACCTAATGGTTATTTCATAGTCATTGCCATCATAATTTGGTATACATTTAACTTTATCAAGTCTAACTCTTGGTTCGTTAATATTGATTGTAGATGAAATTTCGTCCTTAATTTGATCTGCAAGAACTGCACTCATAGGATTAAAGAGTAATCTTGTTATTCTAGATCCAATATCTGGTTGAAAAAACCTTTCACCAGTGGCAGTTAGCACTAAATTACGAACAGACCTTGCAATAGCAACATCATCCTTCAATTGAATTAGATCATTAGATAGAGGATTCCTATTAAAAGTTAGACTTAAGTCCCTAAATCCTCTACTTACCCGTTCTAAAGGCATCAGTATACACAAACTAGGTATTATCAACCTATTTAGACGATGATTTTATGCATCTCCATCAATCTCTTCTTCTTTTTTACGTTCTTGAGCAGTTTTCCAGAAATATTCATCTTCACGACCCATTCCAAGACGTTCAAAACCATTTTCAACACTGTAATATTCTGTTGAAACCTTAAAATCAGGCATTTTTGGTTCTTCTGGAGTCAAACTGTTGTCAAAAATACGCATTCTATTGTTTGGATACAGTGCATACTGACCATTATTGAGTTCAATGAGGTTATGTGACTTATGTTCAGCAGGATTTTCACTTGTTGCATAGTCAACAACGTCTGGATCTTGATGATAATTGTCTAAAGTACAAATATAAGTCCCTTTTTGAATACCAAAGTCTCTTGTATACAGTTCATAGTCCATAGAACCAATAAATTGCTTCTGAACTGAAACTACTCCATAGTCCATACAGTTCCAAAATTGAAGATTTGGAAGATTCATATCAGGATCTGGAGTTTTTGGTTCTGATAGAAAGGCACTGATCGGCAATTTATCATACATTGCTGCATATTCGGGTAAATATGTCTCAAAATAAAAAGCACGTCCAGGAATCGACTTTGCCGATACCCAAACGCCCTTAACAAACTCACCATGACCGAATTGATGATCGGTGAGATATTCTTTTCTAACCCATACTTCCGTTGATGGAAGATTACAAATAAGTGCTGCCATTAAAAACAGTTAATATCTGTTCTATTTAACGACCTTGACCACGATAACGTTTCTTCTTGCTATTACGGGAGGTTGCTGAAAGTTTAGTATGTTGACTTGCACCCTGTCGAGTCTTCTTAGGATTACCAGGAATGAAACTAGCACCCGATAATCCAACCTTTGAACGTACTGCCATGTAACTCCGTTGTGTATACCCCCATATTATACAATATCATCGATGATATGTAAAGGGTCTTAAGGATATCTACACACTGTTCTAGGACCTTCTAGAAGGGTCTCTGCAGACGAGAAGTTACGGGTGTGGAGAGACACGCGCGGGGTCATAAAAAAACTCCACGTCTTATGACGCAGAGTCCTCAACACGTTGTACGATTTCTAATTGATCTAAGTCAATATCATTCTGTTCTTCGTATCGTTCTATTGCCAACTCATGAAGAATATCTGCTGCTTCCTCATGAGTGACATTAGAATACATCTTATTACCTTGATAAAAGATGTCAATATTCATATCAGATTACCCGTGTCTTCTCATGCCCAACACGAATGCGTGGGTCACACCAGATATCGTATCCTGCTTCCTTGGCATCCAAACAGAAGGAGACATCCTCACCACACATGTCTTGTACTGCACCAGACTCAAAGACTTGCATCTTAGGAGCAAACCAGGGATACTCAAGATTCTCGAAGACACCGTGCTTGATCAGTACCCATCCGAAACCTGTGTAGTCTACTGTGAATGGCTTCTTACGGTTTGGTAGTGTCTCAATGGTTTCGTGGTTCATGACTCCACCATTGGAACGGAAGTCATCCTCTTCAAGCCAGTGGGCAACAGAAGAAGTTTTTCCATCTTCTGTGAGATACCAACCAGCAACTACTTCCTTCTCTGTACCATCAGCAGCAAGAGCACTATCACAGAGTTGCCAGAACTTATCAGTGTTGAATACAATATCACTATCAATCCAGAGTTGATAATCATACTCTAGTTTGCCGTCCCAGGGTTTCTGAGAGGGACCTCGGAGTACATTTGCACCAAGTACTTTACAACGTGCAAAGTTAACCATGGAAGAGTAATCCTGACTGATCTGGATACTCATGCCGTTCTGTACTAGATCGAAGCACAGTTGTACAAAGTTCTTGAGAAACGTAAATGAGCAACCACGTCCAGGTAAACAGAAGACAATCTTCTTACCCTTCATCCTTTCTTTGATTGCATCGATGTCAAACTCAGCAGTTGCACTCTTTTTCTTTGGTGCATTTGCCTTAACAGTAAATCCTTTTGCCATAGTTTTAGTTAACCTTCAGATCAATTCTATCAGTTTATGTGTTGTTTGTCAATAAGATGCTTCAAGCATTTGTTGACGATTAAGTGTCACGACCTCGTATGATAAGTCGTCCTCTGTATAGTTAGTCTCTAAAAGACCAACCATAGCATTTACAGTATTCCATGTAGTCTTAAATTCTTCTTCCTTAATATTTGGGAAAAGACATTTATGCCCTGCGTAGATATGATATAGTTTTTCCATATAGGACCAATTTTTCCTGTGAAATTTTTTTGACGGATTCTAAAACCCATCGACGAATTATATATGCGACCTTACAGGGACGGTTTATACCCTCGGAATTTTTTTTTCTAATCGTTATATCGAACTCTCATTGTCACCTCTGTAGGTTAGGGTCTCTATGCTTTTTTATATACAACCCCCATAATAACAACAACTGCTGTTGACGAACGAATAAGACTGTGCTATACTTAGGAAGGCAGAATGAACTGCCCTCCGTGTTACTTAGTGTAAGTCTTAAGTATCAATACAGTGCTTCAATTGCCTCAAGAATAAGAAGAATATCATTACCATTCTGTGCGGTTTCGAGTGCAGAGAAGAGATCAGACTTAGACATGAAAAGTGTTAGATAAGGTGTTCGATTGGTGGGTTTAAAGTCATCACCAGGACTGTTGTAATCTTATGCGAAGATGTAACCGTTAGAGAAATCATCGACGTTGTAGACTTTGCTCTGTCCTGCCATTCCTACAAACTTTCTTACAAACCACTTATAATTCTTCTGGAATACACCCTCACCAGCAATGCAGAAGGCATCACATAAGGCATTGAGTCTGCTCTTAGTTGTAACAGTCTGCCAACCACCGTCGAAGATAGTCATCGAATCATCGTTGATCTCTGCAATCTTGTTACCGTGAAGACGTACAACAGAGACACCAGATTCTGCGTCAAAATGTACCGAAGTGTTCGCAGACTGCCAATCTTTGTTGTTCTGAACTGCTTCGATCATTTGGGTTTCGATCTTACGCATGAGAGGTGCTGTTCCTTTGACTCTCTTATAATACACGGAAACGACCCCCACACAACCGACCATGTGACACTTCGGCAACTGGTTTATTTGTTTATACTTTCCTCACAGATTACCAAAGTGAATCATACTTATTGGAGAGGTCCTCAATATAACTTTCTACCTTCTCTCCTCCCTGCAATTCAAATAACTTTTCCCAGTCAATCTGATGAGGATTAAAGTCATCCATTGCTTCAATCTCAAGAGTGATGCGATACTTTGTCTTCTGTGCGAAAGGCATTGTTCTTCGTTGAATTGAGGACTCTGTTATTATAGTTCATCCTGAGTATAATGTCAAGAATGTTATAATCAGATTTCAGAATGTTAAAGAGTATTTATATCAGGGTTTTCATATTTTTTTATCTGGGTGTTGACATTTTCTGCAAATCCTGATAGACTGCAAGTTAAGATGACTATAAGATCAGGTATTTAATAGGGTATAAAGTGACTCCACAGATACTCCCTAGACCCCATAAAGTACCTCCATAGAGTATTCCACAGGTTTTTCCACAGATTGTTAATAAACACTCATATACATTTAAAATAACATTTATAATTGAATTTAATCAAATAATGGTACAATTTCAGTGTTTTTACACCCTAATTCCTTTACATGACGTTCCCAGAGCATAGCATCTCTTATATCAAAGAATGTTGCTTCTTGCTTACTCCAATACCCTGACTTCTTCTCTCTCTTGTATACTACACTGAAACGATTCATTCCTTTCATAATGTCGAATAACTCCTGCAATAATAAAGCAATTGGTAATCAGATAAGAGACAAAGATGATTGTTCTAAGTAATGCGATATAGTTATCATATTCATTTGTTTTATCATCACTGAAACTCCCTAATGTATATTTCCATATCCTCCAAAGTCTTACCATACTTATTCTTCCTTGTATGAACGTATTCTAGATCTTTCCAATAAGGTTGATGACATAATAACAATGTATGAATATACTTATGCTTCTCATTCTTCGTATACTCACAATTAGGTTTTGGTTTAATACCTAGTTCAATTGTAATGTATAAATCATCGACAAAATATACCCAACCACTGAACTCTTTCCATCTTACATAATCATCAATTTGTGGTGAGTATGTCATGCGGAATAGAGCAATTGTTCAAGTGGATTAAGATTAAGTTGCATCGATGTATAAGGACTAGTATGATCAACTAGAACCTCTTTACCTATCTTATTTGAGTTGATGGGGGCATGGTAAGTGTTCTTAATGCCTCTCTTCTTTGTTGATTTTGTTTTGACAAATCCCCAGATGGTGCGAACAAGTTTATCATCATCACGAAAAAGATACCGACGATGATGTAATAACCAAATCGAAAGAGTGCTAGCATTGTGTTGTTCAACAAAGTAAGAATAACCGTCTGGTGGTGAATGAGGAAAGTCAGATGGGAGTTCTAAGGTCATCAAAGTCACTGTCAGTTGGTGATAAATTACCGATCATAAAATCATGAATTTCACTTGTCTTCTCATATTGATCAAGTGCATCATCTTTTAAGATCTTTGATTCTGCTAATAACATTTCAAAGATTTGTACTGGTTCGATCTTATGATCTAAACAATCTTTGAACCAATGTCTAACTTGAATACGAAGTGATTCGTTTGGTGTCATTACAGAAACTCCATGATATAATACTCACAAGTACACTCTAATCGTTCTGCTTCTTGTTCAGCATACTCAATCAACTTCTCAAGTTCAATAACTTCGAGTTCATACAACTTTTCAGTCTTCATAGTACAGCAGTGACGGAAATTACAGTGGCATTGGGATTACGTGCAAGAGCAACTTGTCTTGCTTCTGAATAGTTACGGGCAATGACTTCTTCTTTGAATACACTACCCGCAACATATAATTTAACCTCGCACCTCATAATTTGATAGCAATTTGTTAAACAGTGCAGGTGTTCTCACAGAGAATTGATCCTCACAATCTTTTTGCTCTTCAATTGTCATTAACTGAAGTGCAGTCATCAAAACATTTAACTCATCAGATGTGAGTTTGACTTTTGTGAATGAAACGGTCGAACTTTTCAATTTGATAACCCTCTTTGAGTGCTTGGTTGATGATACTCGAATACGAATGTGATGTCAAGGGAATATATCTGTGAATCAGATAATCCTCACAATCTTCTGAAAGTGCTTCTAATTCATGCTCATTAAGTGCGTCAAGATCCATGTAACAATGTTTTGATGTTCACACTAATTATAAAACTTTTAGTAATCATAATCAGCAGACAAGTATTCATTCATGTTAAACTCTTTCTCATCTGCAATTTCTGGAATGTCATAGATTTCAGCAGGAAGATCCATGATTTCACGAATCTTTGCATCTGTATCAATTGCAAATGGATCAGTGTAATTCATTGAGTAAAAAAAAGATTCAGGATGATTGGATATGTTTTGCTGTTGTAGTTTACATCATCCTCCAAACATATCATCAAATAATTGTTGTCCAGAACGTTCATTTTTTTCTGCTTTCTTTGCATATTGCTTCATACGTTCGAGTGCTTCTTCACGTGAGATTGACTCGGGAAAGTAATAGTGACGACCTGCTGGATTAGTGTAAAGCATTGGTTTGCGAATAGAAAGGTTTGAAAGTTGTTGCTTAATGTTCAGTTTGATGCTGCCTCCATGTATACATCATAAAATAAATCGAATGCAGGACCATCACCCGCAAAAGAGTTAATCTCTGCCTGATCACATACCCAATCGAATGCCATATCAAGGTCAGCACCTGTTTCAATCACAAAGGATTGTAAACCACGGATTGCATCAACGAATTTGGAGTTGTTGAGAAGCATTGGATTCGTTCTGTTCATGCTGTTAGTATGGCAGATTTTGAGGGCAATTGCAAGGCAGAATGGACACCTTGCTCACTGGCACAATCAATAATGATACTTACTCCCTGCATAGTTAAAGTCATCCATTGGGTCAGATGGGTTCTCTAATGAATAATTAACAGCATTGTCCCAATCACCACGAGCAATGTCATTTAAGACATTAAGAATATCTACCTGTGTTTCTGTATGCTCATCCAGAATCTGAATGTATGCATTGAATGTTTCTTGTGTGACTGTCATTTTGTGTGAATTAGTGAGTGAATGAGTAAGTGTTACTTAGTGATCAGAGTTCTGCCATCATTTCATTCATTTCATCAAAGTTGATTGCAGGGTCATTCCATGCAACACCGTCACCAGTTTTCTGGAGAAACTTACCAATTGTGCCATCCATCATGCAACGGACAAACTTATCATAAGGTGTCTCATTTGCATCGCAAAATGTTACACATGCCTTTGCAGTATTGTAGAGAAACTCTTCATTACCGATCCAAAGTGATGCGTTCCAGGTCTCATAGTTTGCCCAACCGTTGTAAGTTTCGTTTGCGGTCATGGTGGTTTCCTTGATTTCCATACTGTTAGTATGGCAGGTTTTGAGGCATTTGGCAACCGATAGTGGACAGTTTGACCAACTGGCACAGTCATCCGTGATTTTCCATAAAATCCTTTAGTGTGTAACCTTCTCCAGTTGATGTTTCTTCTATCAATTCATCCAATGAATAACATTCTAATTTCAAACGATACTCTTCGGGAGTATCATCATCAGGATCAGGATCGTCATGGCAAAGATAGTCCCATTCATGAACAAGTGCATCGATGAGTTGTTCTTTAGTGTAAGTCATAGTTTACCACCAACAACGGCAGATCCTACAACTCTAGTGTATAGATGTAGTGTGCCTTCTTGTTCACACTTAAGATGCCATCTTGTCATAATAGTGACACCATCTTTTGTGGCACCAGTAAGCATAGCACGACCCTGTTTTGTCATTGTTGAATACAAACCATAACGAGTTTTCCAGACATAGAATACATCATCAACTAATTCTGCATCATCAGGAATACCCATCTCTCGCAGGTTTGCTGTCTCTAACATTTCTTCGTGTGTCATTTTGTCTCCATTAATTCTTGTTGTGATAACATATATTGCTCTTCTGTTGCTTCTTCTACTGCATCTTGAATTGTCTGATAGATGTAATCACAATCACCAACTTGATAGAAAATATTTTCAGCAAGTTTAGAATTGTTCGTTGCAACATATTCTTGCTCACCACCATTATCAGTCAGATAACAATCCTCAGCAGTGTAAATCCATGCGGCACAGTATGCATCTTCTCCCTGCCTTTCAATCATTCGTGATACTCGGTCTTGAAGTTGCTTGAGTGTGTAGTTCATGATTTGAATGATTTAGATGAGTGAGTGTTAGTTAGGAGTTAGAATACGTTGGTCCATGAATAATGCTTTGCAGAACTAATCCTGCCATCTTTGAGTAATCCATCACAGACACGACAGAATACTTCAAACTTTTCCAATCGTGTCATGTTAGCATCAATTTTCATTGAAGTTTCACCGACGACTTTGAGAACTTGACCTTTGAGCATGATGTTAGTTATTTGTGTTAGTTAATTTAAATTCTTGAGGTACAAATAAGACATCATTTTCACTACCTTCAATCCACTCCCACCATTCTTCTAACAATGGTTCAGTTCTTTCTTCATTATAGAATTCTCCAACTTTATCTTCTTCCATAATTGTATCAATTCTTTCTTTAGTAATCATTAGCAATTCATTCATTTGTGAAGAAAGAGATTTATTTAATTCCATTGATGTCAAATAGCATAGGTTTGATTGATTGCATCAGTCTTAAACTTTCTGCATAGTTTAAACAGCAGTTTTAAATCATCTGCAATCACATAACGGAACGAAGATGATTCAATGATAAACTTATCATCCTCCAACCATACTTGTGGGAGTTGTTTTTTGTAGATTGGGAAGTCAGTTGGCATGATGAAAAGATTTAGTAAAGAATGTGAAGCGATTAGTGTGAGTTAATCGCTTCAATCACCAACGAGTTTGAATCAGTGCAGAGTTGAAAAGTTGTGGTTCTGTGTGAAGATCAGTCACTTCATAGTTGTAACCATAAACACGATTGTCAACCTCTTTTTCAAACATACACTTATTGATATAAGACTTAGATTGCATGTCATTAGCAAACGTAACTGTCTTATACATTAAACGCTCACTGATACTTCCATCAGCATATTTGACGGGATAGAAATCAACAACCATGTTACCGTGCTGTGCTGTGAGTTGCATGAGGTTTGTTCCTTTGACTCTTTAATAATACATGATTTTGGTGCCCTGTGTTGGTTTTGTGGACACCTTACCGACTGGCACACCCAACTAAGTAACCCATTGCAAAACAATCTAGACTCTTTTGTGCCATATATGCCTTACGTTTTAGGCAACTAATTGCAAGTTTTTCCTGATCATCTTTGCGTTTCTGCTTACACTCTTCATCAATAACATTTTGAATTTCATCAATGATATTCTGAAACTTTTCTTTTTCAGTACCATTAACCAGAGTTTGTGCTTTCTTCAGTTTAATCTGAATGATCTTGCGGTTTGCATAATCATCATCCAAACCACTGTTAATCTCAAACTTAGCACAATCTACAGCACTCAACAACTCACTGATGGAGAGTTTTGTCGTCTCTACTTGATCATAACAGACTTCAATCTTGTTGAAATAGTTGATCATCTCGGGGAGAACTTTCTCCTCAAAATAATCATTACTGAACTCAAACCACTCTCCACTAGTCTGGAACTCTTTGTAGAGTTTGTGAAAATAACCCTCATGCATATAAGCATCTTTTCCTGCCTCAAATGTGCGGATCAGATGAACTGGAAGAGGGTTGCCAGTTTGAATATCTTTGATTCTCCTTTTAGGATTGTCACTGACACCAATTTTGATGTTTACCTTATCATAAATGCCTCGGATTTCGGCAAACATGACATAAACGTGGAGAGTAGTGGTTTTCATCAGTTAGCAGCAGTGAATTGGTTGAAGAGAATAGATTCTAAAGAATATGCTTCATTTTCTCTCTCTTCATCATCAAATTGTCCATTTTCGTTTTGAACAACGTGAACCAATTCATGCATCAATGTGGTGATATAATCCTTTTCATTCAGATCATTGTGAATCTGAACAAATTGCTCATCACCATTAACCTCAGTGAATCCAAAGGCATTATCATCACTTAGGTCAGTGTGATAAACCTCAACGTCACTGTCAATCTCATATTTGGTTGTAAAGAATTCAAACACACTTTGAGTGAGGTGAGTGTGTTGAGACTTGCCAGAGGTGAATAACATCAGTAGGAAACAATTTTGTAGGTGTTGAGATCGTCCTGAACAACTCTGTCCTTTGGTGATAACATAGACCTTTCGAGTCGCAGTTGCCAACCCTCTTGAAGATCGTTTTCTGCGATAACAGCAAACCCGAAACATCCTGGTGTTGGCATCATAAACAGACCATGCTTTTCTGCCTCTTGAGTGTTCTCGAAACCTCTCGCAGTGATCGTCCAATCTTTACCATCAGAACCCTTGCCATAGTAAGCACAGATGAAGTCTCGCATGGGTTGAATTCCTTTGACTCTTTAATAATACACGAAAACCGACCCATATCAACCGATAGTGGACACTTCGACCAACTGTCCACCAGTCAGGGCAAGGGATCACAAGGTGATATAAACTGATTTTTCCATATTTTAATCTGAGATGGGCATCAGGTCATCACCGACAACAAAATTATGGAGAAATCAATTTACTTATCCCACCAATGTCTAGTTTTGTCCGCAATCCACCCTAAAGCACAAATTGCTCCGATAGGTACAATAATCCACCAGAACTCCATCATCAACCATGTGGCAAATACTATGCAACCAAGTACAAACCAACCACCCATATCTCCTATGTCGGAGAGTGAAGAACCTCCACCAGAACTAACCTCATGTAGATTACTAACACGTTCAGCACCGTAGATTCTTCTAAGTTGAGAATCTGCACCATGGAAGGTGTTAGCCTCGACCTCTAAAATTTGTTCTCCAGCAGAAGAACCCAACCAACAAGATGCTCTCCAAGTTGCCATCAATTAATCCTCCCAATGTTCATAGGACCATTTGTTATTTGTCACAGAGTAATAGACATCTTTGATGCCACATTCTCTGAGGTATGCTTCACAAATTGGACAAGGTTTTGCCATTCTAAGTTCATTTTGTTTGTGACCTCCTAAACGAGCAACAACAATTTTATCTCCATCTTCTTTAGATTTAACTAAAGCAGATAATTCTGCATGAAGATAGATTTTTTGTGGTCGTCCTACTTTTTGTGCCCAATGTGCTTGAAGTGGATGAGTTTTTTTCTCATTGTTAGTTGCACAAACAAGAACACGATTCTTTTTAAGTAGAATAGCACCAACCTTTTTCTTTGAAGGTGATGATTCTGCGACCTCAGTTGCAAGTTTAAAAAGATTTTCCATCAACAATCGTCCGACGAGATTTCTTCTTCTGTAGAGTTCCAAAAATCTTCCCAATCGTCCGCAGATGCATCTCTGACTGCATTCAATTTATCGAGTAGATTTGCACATTTTTTCTCATATCTTGCAAAGTATTCATGACTATCACGAACCTCTGCAATAATATCATCAAATAGTTCTTCCATTCCCGTTTCTTCGTCTGAAATGTAGTCAAAGATGGCAACATTTAGACGTTCACGACGTTGATCAGAGTAAGACATTTGATTGTAGTCCATAGGTGATTGGATAGTAGGATAACACATTGTAATTTAGTACGAAAGTTCTTCGGAAGGATTACTCAAAGCATGGGATTTTTGACTTTGCTTCTTCTTCATACTTTTCAGCATAAACACCAGCAATCCATTCAGATTCAAGTTGTGTTGGTTGATCACCGTATCCAATTTGTGGACCTAAATCAGATTTACGACCAATCCAGACACGTTGACGAGTTTGAAGATTTGATGCTTGTGAGAGGATCATGGTGTTTTCCTTTGACTCTTTAATAATACACGACTGAGAGGCATCTACAAGGGTCTGTGTGCCACTTGTTTCATCGTCCAGGTGTCTCCCACCGTTTTGGCATGTTAAAGTTGAACATCGAGAAAATTTCACGATCTACAAGTTTAATCACCATCCCAGAATCATCGGCAATAGTGAAACCCTCCTGCTTGATTTGCAGAGACCCAATGAAAGACTTGGGACAATTTGTGATCTTGAAACTATCCATCAGATCCTCTTTCATCTCAATGACAGTGAGATAAAGACTTGCAAGTTTAGGACAATCAAACACCAACGTCAGCAATTCATGTGTCAGTGCTTTTTGTTCTCGAATGAAAGCATTGATGATTTTCTTACAACAATCTGCTGTACGTTGATCTAGAAACTTAACCTCACTGACATCAATTCGTGGTGTTTCTGGTCCTCGCATCCAATCGACACAAGGTTGAACCCACTTAACCTTTTGATTGTCAATAAAATGTTCTTTAAGTGGAGATGCTACAGCATTGCGAAGATCATCTTCTGCAAAGTATTCTGTATGAGGTGCAACAATGAACTTTTGTGTCACATACTCGGGAAATTCATAAGAGATAGTATTCTGAGTAAAGATACGTTCAGCACCCCAACCAAGGAAGTCACCTTGAAAGATTCTATCAGTGCGAGGGAGAAACTGATAAGCAAGATGAAGAATCTCTGCCATCTCACCATCATAAAAGAATTCAATCTCTTCGGGAGAGTGTGCAATACGGATCTTTTTCTTGTTGAAAACTGCTTTGTTACCAACGAAGAATGTGCCAGTGGCAGGATCTTTGCCCCAAACAATAGCAATACCATCCATCTTCACACTTGCATGTGTGAAATTGTAGAGTAGATCAATGGCAGATAGATCACCAGTCAGGATCTCATCTTCGGGATGCTCTTGGTGCTTGTTTTGCATGGTTGTGTTTTTCATACTGTTAGTATGGCACGGAACGACAGGGAAATCAAGTGATAGTGGACACTTCAACCAACTGGCACACTCAAAAACCACTCAGTAAAGAATAAGTTAATCGAGTTCCCCAATTCATCATGATGAAGAATGAACTTATGAATAAAAGTTTTTCCTTAGAAGTCAAGATAACCCTCGATTGCTTTGTTGATAGCATCAGACAGATATGATGGTGGTTGAGTAACATCATACTCACCCAGATCACACTCATAATAGTCACCCAACTTCAGTTCAATCATGGCACCGTCAGCACCTTCCTGATAGAGTGATCTTGCCTTCTCATCTTCAACAATCACCACACGACGTGCTGTAAGATCCATCACCATCATGTAGTCAAATGTTTTTATTTGCTTGAAATCTTCTACAGTTTTAGTCTCACTCAGGAAAGATTTGACTTTGAACTTTTTTGTGGCATTGACATCTTTACGTTTATAGAATAAATTCTTACCCATCTTCAGTTCTACTTTCTTATCACCGAAGAGAAAATCATAACCAGTTTGATCAACACGTTCAAGATCTGAGAACTTTGCAATTCCTTTCTCTACAGCAGTTGCACGAGCAAAGTTATCAGCATTGGAGGTGAATCCTTTGTCACTGTAGAGAGAATCTACAATACCGAAGATCTTTCCCCAGTCAGTTTTTGTTTCGAGAGAGTCAATCAGGTGCATTGTTTTGTTGAGAAAAAGTTTTTTCTGTGATAGAGTGCATGTCACTCAGAATCTGTAACTCTTTAAGATGCCATGAAGAAAGATTTGAGATAGCATGATTCATACAGTGCTGAAGAACCTCTGCCCCATCATCATACTCACATAATTCGCAGAATGTGTCTGCAAACCACGTTTCGTAATCTTTCTTGACCTTATCTGGAGTTTTCATTTACGAACCCTGATAGTATGCATTACGATAGAGATAACCACCAGACCATTCACAGTTATCCAACACAAACTGACGTTCTTGCATGATCAAGAGATTGAAACGTACACCTTTTGCAGGTGCCTTGATTGATGCTGGTTTATACATCTCACCAGTCTTCTTATCAATGAAGGCATGAATTGAATCTTGCTTACCATTTTTAGTCATGAAGATCTTGTGATACTTACGACCCATGGAGTCAAGATAGAAACCTATGTTACTACCAGTTTTTGGTGCAGTTTGTGTTAGTGCATCACACAAAATAAGACAATACTTAGTAATGTTCAGTCGAATAGTGTTTTGTGCATCCTTCTGAGCACAGAAATCAGAAAATTCTTTGTTCACTGGTGTGGTGGTCATCTGGTTTCTTCAGAACAAATATAATATAAGGTATTTCTGGGGCAAAGTCAAGACCTAGTGGACACCTTGCCAACTGTCCTACTTTTTGTCTGACGTGCAACAAACAAATTTTGTGACAGCATATCTTTCATTCTCGATAACATCTGTAACACTGTGCTCAACCCATCCAGGAAATATAATTGTTCTATTATTTTTTGTTTCTATTTCTAGATCTTGCTTGGGAAAGTATAAATTTCCACCAGAATCCTCTTTATAGCATAATGTGGTACTAATTAAAGCATGAACCCAATAGTCTGTATGTGGTTCATATCCATCACCAGGATAATATCTCCTAACTTTGGTATAATCTGTATCAGATTTTTCATATGTCACCCAATATTGATTATTTTGTATCAAATCATCAAAAAATTTATCATCATTAAAGAAAATATCTCCAGTAATGTTTAGAATGTCGGAGACAGATCTTTGACTATACAGTGCATCCAATGACATACCTTTTGCTGTTGTCATGTAGTTTCCATTTTCATCCTTTGCAGCATAATACTTTTCTGGATCATTCAATTTATCGAGAAGAAATTCAAGTTCTCTCCAAATCAGTTTTAGTTGTTCTGCATCGAAGGTATCTTCTATGATAATGTATGGAAATGGTTCGTTAAAAATCTGGTAATTCATCATTCTGCTCCTCCAATAAGTCCTTCATAGTATCCATAAACTCATCTGCATGTCCTAAAGTATCTAAGGCATGGATCATTTCACCCAATGTCTTAACAATAAAAGGTTTCTCATTTCTTGCAGCAAATGCTAATGCTTCACGAAGATGTGTCTGAGCAGAGTCTAATTCGTCTTTAACTTGATCTGATAGTGCCATTAGTTTTTTCTTCCTGTGTAGATTTTCTTTTCATTATCCCATTCAAAATGGTCAACCATTTCAACATCATCGTCACTTAAGTATAAACCCCATCCAGTTGCAATATATTTACTGCAAGAATATACGGGATTTCCACGATGAGTATGAGTGTAGAATGCTGGCCAAATTAACATCGTACCTGCCTTTGGTTGTACTCTGAGACCTTGCCAAAGAAACTCAGTTTCACCTTCACCTTCAGGAATGTCATTCAAATATAACATCCATGCAACACATCTGTCAACGACTCCTAGATCATTTACCTCACAATGCCAATCATGAAATCCACCTCTAGGTGAAGTCTTTTGTATTTTTACCTCATCAAAATAGACATCAATATAATCAGAAACCCAATACTTTTTACGGTATTGTTCCCAACAATGATCAACAACTTTTAGGACAAGATCTGCACAAGGATTGCCTGATTCCAAGTACCATTGTTCATCATGACGAGCAAGATAACCTCTCTCACTTTCATCTGAACCATATCCTGCTTTTATTTTACAATCAGAATCGTCGGGATGTTTATAGTTAGATTCAAAGTATTCAATAACATTGTCACATGTAGATTTATCTAATGAATTTAGATAAACACCAATAAAATCACTATCCTTCATACAATCCAGGTTATGATAGAATATCTAGTTCCTTCAGTTACAGGTAAAATCTCATGTGGGTACATAAAATTAGATGGGAAAACTAATACATCACCAGCATTGAGTTTATACACTAATTCACGGTTGAATAGTGCAACTTCACCACCTTCATAACCATCATTCATTGACATAATGACAGTCAATGCTCTAGGTTGGTCTTTAAATGAATCAGTATGCTGAATATAAAAGTCACCTTCTTCATACTTTAGTAGTTCATATCCACTATCTTCTTGAATCTCCAATTCAAATTCAGGATAACTTTCCTGATATTCTTCAATGATACCTTTTACAACATTAAAGAGATAATTATCAATTTCTCTCCTACCCTCTTGATTATTTTCCTCAATAACTGCTTGATCTGAAATTGGAATAAACTCACATCTTCTTGCATCTGGATCATGCCCAGCACCAGTTAATGTACTCTCCCAATAGTTAGTTGGAGCATATTCTTCCAAAAGTTTATCGCAAAAATCTGGATCAATAAACTCTTCTTTGTGCCAGACAAAATGCTCCAAACTAAAACGACTTAATTCCTTTGTTTTAGTTTGTATTTCTGGTGTATTCTTAGGTTTAAGGAACTTTTCATATTTACTATTTGCTATAACAACGTCATCAAAATTGATATATTGTTCTGTTTCATCATCCTGTTCAATAATATCTAATGAGGATGACTGTTGATCTCTATATTTTTTAGGGAGAATTGTTTTTGTGGATACATGGTCAAATTTGTTTTTCATTTCATCATACTCCTTTTGTAGTGCTTCATGATCTTCAATGTCTTCTGTGATTAGTCTATCAAAATATGTGCAACCATACATTCCTCTACTTCTCACATAGTGTAAGAAGATTTGTGCATAATAGTCACCTTCAAATCTACCTCTCCAGTGTGGAGAAACACAACCTAAGTATAACACAGCATCACCAGGATTCAAAGTGATGCATTTTTTTACACTTTCTGGTGTCTCAATCCAGATTGCCCAAGGTTTATCACCACCAAGATGTACTGTCATTGATATTTCACAAGCAGGACGATCTGTGTGCCTCTTAAGAACACTGTCGTTGCGATATATTCTGGAGTAAGTATATGTTGGTAGAACAGTTTCACCGATAAGTTCACTAACTGTGCTAGTTTTATTGGTGAGTAATTCTATAGCAGGATGAAAGTTAAAGCATGATGAAGAGTTTGGTGCCTGTTCATCACCTTCAAACTTAAATTGTGCGTCTGTTACGATAAACTCTGTTTCTAATCTTTTAGCATAATCTAAATCAATAAAACCAGGAACAACAATGTAGTTGTTTTTCAATAATTCAAGTTTCATATGTCATTACTTATCGTTTTTATCTAGAACTTCTTTTAATGCAGCAAACCATTTAACTGCCTTATCTAGAGGCATTCCATTACCATCGTCTCTCTCATCATCTGTAAGAGTAGTGTATAGTTTTTCTGGATCAATTTCATCCATGAGTGACAAAATGTCATCAACACTATATTCTTGACCACTCTCAATTTCTTGTCTCTCTATACTTTCTTTAGCAAGTTTAGATAGTTGACTTGGATCAGTGTTTTCTGCCTTATGTGATTCAAGAAGTTTTGCTCTTTGCACTTCTCTATACTCTTTCTCTGCCCTATCAAATTCTCTCTCTAATGCATCATCAAGTTCATCATATGTCTGTTCAATATCCATTTTCTTAAGAACTTCTTCATGAGATCTCATGATAATATCCATCTCATGATCAACTTCCTGTTGGAATTTTTTCTGTTCCAACTCATGATCAAGTTTCATTTTTTCTCTCTCACGCACAACTTCTTCCATTGTAAATTGTGCATCACCCCATGCAGTTTCAAGTCCTTGCTTTTGAAGTTCAAGTTCCATTCTAGAAATTTCAATTTGTTCTAGTTCAAGTTCACGAACTTTATCATCATTTGCTCTCTTAAGTTCTTTTTCTTGCTCATCTTCAAGAATGTTCTTTTCGAGAAGTTCTGTTTCTCTTTCCATCTTATCACGTTCCATCTGAAGCAGTTCTTGATACTGCTTTCTTTCCTCAATAAATTCTTCCTTTTCTTTTTCAAAACTATGATAAAGTTCATCATACTTTTTAGAAAGTTCTAAAGACTTTTTCTGAAAGAATTCATCTGCTTTTTGTTGTTCAAGTGCTGCAACTTCTCTTTCTCTTGCTGCTTTTTCTCTCTCAAGTTCCATCAGAGTGGTTTGCCTATCATAGACACTTTTCTGTTCTTCTTTAGATTTTAGATCGTAAAGTTTTTCTTTCTCACTACGAAGTTCTTCATTTTGCTTTTGAAGATCATTAATGATGACAAGTTGTGCTTCTTTCTCAAGTTTATCAATGTTCAATTCTTCAATCTGCTTAGAAAGATTTTCCTCTTCTTCTAATGCCGCAGCAAGTTCTCTCTGCTCATAGATTGACAAGAATGTATTAAAATAGTCTAGATATGGTTGAACAATAGTATCAAATTCATCTTCACTAAAAATTTTATTTGGTACAGGATCTTCACCAATGACATCTTCATATTCTAATTCACCTCTGCCATCTCTCCACTGAATTGCATGGACAGTTTCATCATCAAAGTCCCAAGGTGCATTATCCTCAAGATCAACAGTCTTACCATCTACAATAATTTTTTTATCTTCTGGGATGATGGAAATTTTCATTGTTGTTCCTCGTCAGATTCGGGTAGTAAATTTTCTTCTTCATTATCTATACCTTCGATTTGTTCAATGTATTCAGAAACATTGACACCCTGTGCTTCACACATATCAAGATACATATTGCCAACGGCATCTAACATGTTCTGATTAGTTTCATGTGCCTTTGTCATTTCATTACGGAATGATTCAACAGCAGAACTTGTAGATCTTTGTTGTTGACTATTTTCAATCATCAACATTGGCATCCATTGAACTGCACAAGACCAATGATCTACTGGATTTCCAGTGTTAGGATCTTGCCCAGTGATATGTGTATACCATGCACACTTATGTTCGACACAATCTTTTTTAATAAGCGGACACCACTTGCCAGTTGATTTAGTCATAAGATAAAATTCAGTGTATTATTTATTATAGCACGATCAATCCAAACTGCAAAGAATCACATCAATATATTGAACTCTCAATGGTGATAATCCTGCTGTAAATGATATTGGAGATCCAGTAAATGGATGAACGTGTGCTTGACCACCACCAGTTGATGATGTTGCAGGTGCTTGAGTATTATTTGCCCTGATAGTACCACCAGGACTCAAAGTTCTCAATGGGAATCTTATACTCGTAACTTGAGGATATCTTTGAGGTGTACGATATGCTCTTGGTTGTCTATAGGATGCAGGATTTCTTTGAGGAACTGTTATTCTAAACGGAATATCCACTCGGAAACCATTTCTCTGCCTGAATGAATATCTCACTCTAAATGTTCTCGGTTGCCTCTGTCTAAAATCTCTTCTCTGCCTACCATTTCTGGGTTGTCTAAAGTTACGAGGTTGACGGAAAGATCTTCTCTGTCTTCCAGATACAGGTCTTCGAGTTTGCCTTCTTTGCCTATAACTTGTATTTCTAGGTTGTCTTCTTACTGCTCTTCTTGGGAATCTATCGTTTCTTCTACGTCTCCCTCCTCTTCTTCTTGGTTCTCTATCATTCCTTCTTACACCAACACGGAAAGAGTTTGGAATTGGTCTTCTACTTCTTCCACCACCCTGACGGAAACTAAATGGTGCTCTAGATCTTAATGGAACACGGAAAGGAACAGGAACTCTGAAAGTAAATGGATTTCTAGAACGTGTTTGATATCTAACTCTAAAGTTTCTTGGTTGTCTCTGTCTAAGTGGAACTCTCTGCCTTTGTGGTTGTCTATAGTTAAGAGGTTGTCTTACATTTGTTGGTTGTCTAAAATCGACACTAACTCTAGTGTCTAGAACAATTCTAGTTGATGCTCTAATATTATATCCACGTGGTTGTCTATTATTTTGTCTAAATGGTGAAGAACCTTCGGAAGATCTATATGAATTAGGATTACTTCCAGTGTTATGTGTATGTGCAGGAAGTTGATCTGTTGTTAATGTTGTTGGTCCAGTGCTTCCTGAAAGAGTTGAAGAAACAGTGCTGTCTGCACCAGAATCATTAAATAATGTAGTGAAACTTACAGATCCAGCAGATGATCCACCAGTACCATCAACAACTCTAAGTGATTTATCGTTTTCTGATATATCTTTAGTCCAACCAGTTGGTGCTGCCGCCTGGTAAAATACCATCGTAGAGGATTGAGGAATAATCCCGTAAAAACTATTTAACTGACTGCCACCACCAAACTGAATTCCGTCTGCCTTTAAAATTGACATATCTTATACCTCAACTAAAACGACAGAGAATGACATCAATATATTGAACTCTCAGATCAATACTTCCAGAATATGGTGATGCTCCACCAGAAAATGGGTGAGTATGTGATGTTCCACCACCAGTTGGTGATGTTGCAGGTGCATCAGAATTTACAGCACGTCCACCAATACCAGGAGATCCAGGACTTACGTTAACTTGAGAACCCGCATTGTGTGTATGTCCAGGAATTTGCTGAGTGGTCAATGTTGTTCCTCCAACAGTACCAACAGCAGTTACAGTTCCACTAATTGGACGAGTTGATGTGGGAAATATGGTAGAGAATGGTTGTCCACCAGGACCAGCAGTTCCACCAGAACCAAATCCTCCACCAGAACCAGATACAACTCTAAGTGCTTTATTATTATGAGTGGTTACTTGTGCCCATCCACTGGGTGCTGATGGTTGATAAAACACTGCTACACTATTCTGAGGAATAATGCCATACTTAGAGTTTAAAACAGTATTATCAAGTCCAAATTGTATACCACTCGTTTGCAGAATAGACATATTATACCAATTACTAACAACGGATACGTGTATTATTTATCCAATATTAAATGCGATAGATATTCTCTCATTGTCACTAAAATGTGGTGTAACATAATGCCCAACTGTAGAAGGCATTAAATACAACCTATTTACCTCAGGTTTAATTACCCATTCACAATGATTGGGGACATCGGCAAATGCAGCATTATGATTTGATGGATCAGTTCTGAGAATAGTTAAGTTTCCCTCGTTTTCTTCAAGATTATCAGGAATCATTGGATAATAGATTCCAATAACTGAGCAACCAGGATGTGTATGAAAGACGTTGTAACCCATTCCTTTGTTGATGTTAATCCACCAACCAATTTGCTCATCACTAACTCTTGACCCAGAACCACAATCTTCTAACATATCATTTGTCAGGTCAATAACATTTCTAGCAAGATTTTGGATTGCAGGTGTAACTCCTCTCCGTATTTCACATAATTCAAAAACTTGACTTTGCCACCCATCTGCAAAGTTAGATTTCCTAACTCCATTCGGATACTTATCTTTTAGTTCAAAACACTCATCAACAATTTCTTGATTATCAAAATCTAATTTATAATCAAAAAATGGTGTGGTGAACAATTCAATTCTATCCCTAGTTTCTACTTCTATAGGAACAAAATTATCATCATTTGGTTTTACTTCTGGTCTAAATCTATGCTCTGTCATTATTCTCTTGCCCTAGGATTCCTGAAGAAAAATACTTGATTAATTCTAAACTCAGCATCACTATAGTGATCCGCAAAGTAATTTTTACCCGTAAGATCCATACTGTGATAATAGTAAGATCCCTCAAACATAACAAATCGATTGAACTTTGATCGAAATCTAACTACAATTTCCCACAAATCTTTAGGTGTCCATGGAATAGCATGTTCATCTCTCACACCACCATTCTCATCTAAGGGTAAAATTTTTGGATTGTCAGTAACAGTTGGTTTATATAAATTTGTTCCAATCTCTTCTTTCTTTGAAAGATAGCAGATACCATTATATCCTCCATCGTGATGTGGCCACCAAAAATGAGTGTCATGTGGGTTTTCTTTAACTTTCGAGAATCTTGTGAAATTAGTTACAATCTCATCATCTAGAGGTTGTTGATTACAAATATTGCTAAGTTTATTATATAATGAACAGATACCAGGATGTTTCATCATATGTCTGCGATCTTCAAAGTATTTGGTATTAAGAGTTCCTCTACCTAAATCCCATTCTGGTCCAACTTTCCATAGTGGTGGTTCAATCGAAAGTAAGTAACTATAAACATCATCAGGTCTTTTATAAAAGTTATCCATCCAATAAAGATTAGATACTCTATTACCATCAACAAACTCAATAATATTCATATTTGAGAAATCATTAGTCTCAAATAGTGTTGGATCTCTTCTCAAATCTCTCATAAAAATATTTCTCCTATCTTTTCATCGTCTAAACAAAAACCAAACACCCATAGTATTCTAGGATTATCACCTTTGGTTACAGTAACTTCATGGTGAATTTCAGATACTTGATATATTAAAAGATCTGTAGGATCTAAGTCAGTATATTCTACACCACCAATGATAGTATGTCCACCCCTATCGGCATGTTGTGTAATGGCATTAAAATGAACTGTTTTCGTATCTGGATAATATGTAGGATCAATATGTTCTTCTATTCTTCCACCAGAATATCCAATACCATTTACAATCCCATGACTATATGATGGAGGACTTTTGTATTCATACAAGTCAAAGTAATTTATAATTCTTTGTCTGGCAATGTATGCGGCATCAGGATAATCTATACTTGGAGCAACTGATTCATTTGGAAACCGAGTTGTAAACCTTGTTCCAGAATTATCAGGATCCATGTTAGCATCCTCAAAGAACTCTTGACAGCAGTTATCAATAGTCCATTGATTTAGTTTTCTTACATCATCTTGAAATAGAAAGTTTCTGAGAACAAATGATTTAGACATCGGTTGTGCAGTATTCACTTGAATTTTGACTTTCTTCTTCAAATGAAAAGATTTCATACTCCGTATTAACATTAAATGATAAAATTATTCTATCTACATCACTTTGATTTGGTGCAGTATAGTGGAGAACATATGATGGAAAAAATATCATTGATCCCTCTCTAATTCCAGGTGGAATAATATTACAGGTTTCAACATCTGCCAGATTAGGATTCAAAAAGATAGTTGGTGTATGATGTTTTGGATCAAATTGAACAAAACAAACTGCACTGAATCCTTGAGACCCATGGTTATGAACTTGATGAAACTTAGTGGTTGATGCTTTCTCAAACCATGAAGTACAAACTTCTACACCACATTCAAATGTATCAGCAAGTGCTTCTAACTCATCCCTAAAAAGATCCATGATTAGTTCATCATAGGTCTCTCCATGGTCATGATTAAAATGATAATCAGTCTCTACATCTAAACTGGTTTCACTTCCTGTGGCAACTTTAAATTTAGATTTATCAGATTTTCTTCTCTCATACATTTCAAGAAGTTCTTTTTTCTTTTCCTCCCAATTTTCTATCTTAAGATGTAGAAGTGGAGTAGAGAACATAGGAATTAAATATTCTTCATTTCCATTTGGTACATCACCATAAATTGCAAATTCAGTCATACTATTTCTTTTTTTGTTTCTTAAGGTGTCTTTTTTGCAATTTTAACACTGCTGACAATGCTGTGTCAAAGTTACGATATAATGTTCCTGTTGGTTTTCCTTCAATGATAGTAGTGTATTTCTTTTTCTTACCTGCTATCGGAATCACAACAAAATTACCATCATCAGAACAAAATTGCTTACGATATACAGATTGTAAGATTGATGAGTTAGTGTATGTATACTTCATAAATTACTTCTTAATTACGGAAACAGCAGCAGCACCTTGCTCAAACACAATGTCAACAACATTCTGAATCTTTTGAGCAGTCTGAATACCAACTTTGTTATAAGCAGGAATACAAACCAAACCATAAGATTTGGTATACTGATCAAGTTTACCTGGAACAATAGTTCCATTGCGAAGACCAGCAGCATCATCTTTATGCAATCGAATCACACGACCGATAGTCTGACTGATGCCAATGTAATTCATTGACCTCATAAAAATAACAGAATTAAGACCAGAGACGTTGATACCTTCTGAGAGGATGCTGTGATGAAGCACAACAAACTTTTTAGTATCATCCTTACCCCAAGCACTCAAAGTGTCAAAGAACTTCTCACGGTTGACCTTACGACCATCGATGATAGCACCAGTCTTAGCAGTGATATACATGTAAGAATAACCACGCAATTCTAGTTGAAAAGTAAAGTCAGACTGACCAATCAAATTGATAATGTTCTGCGTAGATTTAGAACAGATCAATGCTTTATCAGCACCAGTCTCGTCAATAGTCTTAATTAGATGTGTAGAATCCCGAACAGGAACATCAGGGTAAAGATCTACATTATCTAATTGATTGACAACAACCTTAGGAGGAATGATAAAACCACCATTCACAAGTTCAGGAGCAGGAACCTGACAAATAACCTGACCGTAAACTTCAGGATCATTCATGCCAGGTTTCATCACTGTGATAGAATGCTTTGGAGTTGCAGTAAAGAAGTAGCAACGATCAGCATTATGACTGAAAAACTCAGTAGGAGGAAAAAAGTTACGAGTCACAGAATTGTGTGCTTCATCAAAATAGATGTTGTTTACCTCAATATCTGCTTCCATAACACGATGGAGAGAATGATATGTGGTAAAAATGATGCAGTTCTCACCTACTGCACGTGCAGTATTAGCAAACATGTGGATTTGATCTGCTTTAGTGGTGCTGAAATGCTGTGTCTCACCACTATGAACATGCATCACATGTGTATGAGTTGTATCAATCAACTCAAGGAATTCAGAGCACAGTTGTTCTGCCAACAGAATACGTGGAGCAACAACAACAGTCGTCATTCCGTTGTCAATATACTTACAATTCTCTATGACATCTTGAATCATACAGATAGTTTTACCACCACCTGTAGGAACAATGATTTGACCGATGTCATGCTTAAGCATAGCATCACAAGCACGTTTCTGATGAGGACGAAGAGTGATGGTCAAATGCTTTCCGTATCAATGTATATACTATAAAGCACCCAGACCCTAAAGTCAAGGTGCTTGTGACAGTTTAAGAACTGTTCCTATCAGAGAAATTTAAGTGTTTCTTGTTGTTTAAAATATAATTTTATATATGACTTAAGAGCCGTTCTTAGTTCTTCAATATCCTCAATTTTATCGATATCTCTTGAAAGTCTTTCATACTCAAAAGATTTTGATGGAGTTCTTAAAGAAATCTCAGATGGGTTCATGAAAATATATCCTTTAGTAATTTTCTATTATTATATAGATGATTACTCTGAATTGTCTAGAGCTATCTTTTCTAACCCTGACAAACGTAGTCTAGCAGGGTTTAGATATCTTGTCAATAGAACCCAGCATCCATCTCAACATTTACAATATTCAGAACTTCTTTAACTTCTTCACCAGTGTCAACTGTTGCTGCTTCAAAGATTGTAGTAAGTCCAAGAGTATTGTTTATATTAATATAGAGATTCTGTAACTCCATCTCTGATGGAAGTCCTTGAGGTAGAACATAACGATCTCTTCCAATTTCACCAGTGCCAGGATCGGGATCTACATCAGTGCGAATTGCAACTCTTCCTGCGGATTGATCATAGAAAATACCAGCATACTTATGAGTTGAAAGACCAACATCATAACGTGCCATCAAAATACCAGCATCACCAGTATTTCCTACTGCTACATTAGGTGGAATGAGTGTACCTTCATTGAGTGGATCTTCAATGAGACCAAGTGTGAGAAGGTTATCTCTAATGTTGACATCCTGAACATTCAGTCTTGCTTCAATACCATTAAAGAATGCACTATTAGCAGTAACATCACTTGAAATTGCAACACTACCAGTTCCATCTTCCATTGCAATACAAATAGTTCCACCACCAGCACGCATGGTGCCTGTGCCCACCTGTAAATCACCTGCAACAGTCGTTTTTACATCACTGTCCATTGTGATATTATCTTGACCATTACTTGCACGAATGATATCACCATTGACTTGAATTGGTCCAGCAAATATGGTATTATTATTTGCTACCATAGTGATATTAGTATCACCAGTACCTGCTAAGATATTATTACCTTCAACTCTAATATCACCAGTAAAACTTGTTAATTCTTGATCATCAAACATCAAGATATTAACTGTACTGTCAGATGCTAGAATTTGATTTCCACGAACTTCTAGATCACCATAAAGAATAGTTTTACTATCACCAATCATCTGGATGTTAGTAATACCAAACCCAGTTTGAATGTCATTACCACCAACAATTAAATCACCAGTAGTTTCTACATACGTTCCAGCAGTACCGACTGTAATCGCAGTTGCCCCATCATCTGCCTGAATAGTGTTCTTACCAAGTCTTAGGAAACTAAAAATTTCGGTAACATTACTTCTGATAGTGGTAACACCAATATCATTTCCACCAATTACAATATCAGTTGCACTTTTAAATAGGTCTGCTCTTAATGATGTATCTGCGATATTGATATCGTTTTGATCACACTTAATATAAGTACCACCAATTTGTACCCAACCAGAAATTGCTACATATGTGTTATCGAAAAGTCTAATTGCTGTGTCACCAGTAGATGCCTGAATATCATTTTGCGAAAGTCTAAGTCTCGTTAGTTCAGTTACATTACTTCTAATAGATGTAAATCCACCATCGGCACTTTCTGCTTCACCAATATCAATAAATCTTGCATTACTTGCAAGATTGAGTTCTTTAACACCATAATTTAATAGGTCAAATCTTAAATCAACTTCAGATTCGTCTGCATTAATTGCAGTACCAAGAACATTCAGGTTGTTATGTACGAATAGACTTGTACTAAATGCATCCAAGTAGAAACCTGGGTTGACAAATAGTTGGCCACCAGCAGCAGTTTGATTTTGTCCAGAGTTACCCATTGCTGGATAGAAGAACTCAGGATTTATACTATTATTTTCGTCTTGCTTATATAAATCTACGTTATTTGCTTGGAAAGCAGTAGCTACATATGCATTATTGTAACTATCACTAATAACATTTAAAAATCCAGTGATTGTTGCGACACCAACATGACTAAAGAAACCTGCACTATCAACATTGGCAAATGTTGCTTTACCTGGACCAACATCTAGATAAACTTCATTCTCATCAGTTCCACCTCCCGCACCAGCAACAGATAAGTAAGCAATAGTTGCACCCAGACCAACGTCTAGGTTTACCATATTTACCTGACTGTCTGTTCCAAGAGGACCAATATCTAAGAAGTGGAAGAAACCAGTTTCCCAACGTCCACTTTCAGATCCAATGAACGCATGTGGTCTACCATCAGCAATCTTTGGTAATAAGTCTGTGAGTGTTGATGTACCAAAGTTAATACTTGTTCTATTTCCATTGGCAGCAGCACTTCCATCTACAAATCTTTTATCACCAGAATCAATTCCTACATAAACTTCTGGAACTCTAAATGCAGTATTATTAAAGAAAGTGTTCTCTGATGCACCTATTGGGTTACTATAATCAATACTAGAACCAACTGAAATGGAACCATCAATTTTAGTAGATTTACCGACACCTAAGTTACAATCAACTTGAAGACCACCACTAGTATAAATTGCTGGTTTTGCAAAATTGTCAGAGATTCCAATACCAGGATTATTCTCAAATTCTGGACTTAAAACTCTTAATGTTGGACGAACACTGGCACCTTCTGCTGGAACAACATCAACACCTTCCATGAAGGTTGCTGTGTCATAGAATATTGAACCTGGAACAACAACAAATTCTGTTCCAAGTCCTGGTTGACCAGATATTACAGGATCAGTACCATTGAAATGTACTCTACCAGCAACATATAATGCACTTTCTTTAGGATCATCTGATCCAACATTATCAATAACAACTAGAGCATGTGCTACGCTATCACTATCAGCATATGAACCACCACCAGGACCAACAGGACTGAGACCAAAATCTGCGTTACCATTTGATGGATCACTACCTTGAGCATTTGCAACAGGAACTGACGGTTGTCCAATATAAACCGTTCCCATTCCAGTGTCACGGGAAAGAGTAGTAACTCCAGTAACTACAAGATCCCTAGTTGTTGTTAGTCCACCTACGTTTAACTTGGGGAATGTAGCACCAAAACCAGTTACAGAACCACTAGATCCATTATCAATATTTAAGTTTCCTTCAATATAAACATCATCTAACAAATATGACTCATTAAAGTTGATCAGTGAGTCATTGGCATTAGAACCTCTTGATGTTCTCTCTGTTAGATAGTCACCGACCGTGCTACCGATACCCACACCACCCAACATCACTATAGATGTTGACAATCCTATGTTTTGATTAGCATCTCTAATTTCAACAAAAGATGCAAATTGAGATAATTCTCTACTATTTCTAGTCATCTATTTCTTTAGCTAGGTGGATCTCTTAAGAGTATTTAGTTTTTAATAATCTGCTATTTATTATATACACCTCTGGGATACATCTGACCAGACTGTGGTCTCCCTGGTGCATTCCACCCACGTTGCTGTGTAGTTAATCCCACAACAGAAAAATTAACACCAAGTAAATTTGCATCACGAAATATAGGATTTAATGTTATTGTTGTTACTTTTGTTGATTGAAAACCAGTAGATAAACCAGAAGATTGAACTGATCCTAATGATGGGATAGAATAATCTGCCATCAGACTCTCCTTGCACAGAGTGCAATACCTGAGGTTTCTGTATGTTGATTATAAGAAGCCTGAATTATCTCATAAACTTCAGAACCACTAATTGTGATTGTGTCACCTTGTGTAAAGTTTGTTTCACTAGTAGAGTATTTAAAATCAATTAAAACAAAATCATCTGGTAGATAATATGGACAAGGAACCATTTTGGAGCAAACTGGAATTCCTTTGATAACAGAATTATAATCTAATTCTGCGGGAGAACTTACACTATCTGGATAAGTTGCTTTGGTATGATTTGAAGTTCTTGCATATATTGCATTTGGACCACCAATATTGCTTTCATGATAACCATATGCTTGTGAGGTCTGCCCATTATAATCATTATTAGTGGCAGACGTTGATGACATTGTACTTCGATACTGATCTGCAAAAACAGTTCTTCCGATGGAATCGGAATTACTTCTCGCATTCATATAACCAACAAATGCAGATCTTAAATTTGCAACTCCATTCATAGTATCAAGTGGAGATGACTCAGTGTAATAGTTATAAAAGTTTCCATGAGTTAGTGTGTCAAAATTTATTTGTGAAAAATTTCCATAAATTGTATTAGTACAACGTTGTGGTCGAATAATAGTTATTGCATTATTATAGCAATAATCATAATCCCATAGTGATGAAGTGTAATTATGGAAAAAGAATGTTAGAAATACATTATTATCAATTGATGAACCTGCTAATGTTGGTTGACTAAAAGAAAATATTGCAAATTTAGGATCAAGAGCAGACTGATATATCCTTAATTTTAAGTCATGGGTTGACGGAGAACTTGTTGTTGCAAATCTGAGAGCATTTGCAAATGAAGTATTATAATTTGGATTGCAAGATCCCACTTGGTTACTTCTAAATGCTGTATGGTAAGTGTTGCTAGTGGGATCATATCCATCATTTGAAGTTACATTATACCATGCTGATGAGGCACTAGTTACTACGTCACTACCACTAACACCAGTAGTGTCTACAAGATATTGACCAGCAAATCTATATTGAAATCCAGAAGAACCATCAGTTGTGTTAGATGCCTGCGACTGTGATGGATTATTGTCATTGTCAGTATCAGTATATTTTGGTGAATATGGATGGAATGCACTCCCTACAGCAAATGATAAATTAAAGTCAGACCAAACTTGAAATCCTCTATAAGTTGTACCATATTTTTTACCAGACTCAATTTCATGCCTTAAGACAGCAAAAGGATATTCACTTCCAACTCCAACATGTTTTTGATAAAATGTAGTTGTAGATCCATATGATGTTGGTGAACCATTTCCAGCAACACTTACAGTAATACCTAATCCAATAGCAGCACCACCACCAATTAAAGATGGATCAAAAGTTAAATACTCACCATCAATATATCCATATCCAGGACGATTTACGTGTATATCAATAATTACACCACTACTTCTGTAAATATCAAAAGTTGCACCAGTACCAATTCCAGATGTTGTTGATGCTTCAACGTTATAATAATCGTCCTCATTTGCAGTTAATTCACCACCATTTCTCTGAGTAACAAAGGTGACAATACCTGTTAGAGTTTCACCATGAAACTCTACAATTTCAAATGCTTCTTCAAGTGCAAGAACGACATCAGATCTTGCCCAACCTGCTGATTTTGTAATTGTGCTGATGGATACTGCCATTGGTTTTTATTTTTAGTTATTTATTAAATCTAGGATACATCTGACCATTTGGTGGTCTATCTTGAGAATCATTTGGACTTACAAATGATTTGGAATCTGGAAGATAAAGTGTTTTTGTTTCTTCAAAACTAATTGAACCAAGTCTTTTGGTTCCATTCATTACAATTTTAATAACACTTCCATCTCTTTGCCAAATATAGTCATATGTTGTACCAATAACTGCATCAACATTTAATGCTGTTGATGCAATCCCAGTAACTGTGGTTGTTAAATTTGCAATAGACCAGTCTGCCATTAAACTATCCTCGCACAGAATAAAATTCCTCTTGTCCTGGTGGTCTGATTATATGATGCTTCAATTACTTTATAAATTTCAGAACCACTAATTGTGATAGTATCTCCTTGCTGAATATTTGCACCTGTTTGATTATAGTCAAACTGAATAAGAACAAAATCATCTGGTAGATAATAGGGGCAAGGTATCATTTTTGTTGAAAGTGGAATACCTTTAATTACCGCATTAAAATCGGTAGAAGGATCCAGTTTATCTGGACCTGCTTGGGAGATACCACCAGTTGTTCTCTTGTCAGTACCTCCTGGTCTATAGTAAATACTTACAGTATTTGTAGAAAGTGTCTGTTCATAAGTCTTTGCTTCATAGGTATCTTCAAAAAATGTGTCAGATGTATCACCATAATATTGATCATAACCAAATTCTGCAGATCTTTTTGATGGATAGTTAGTACCTTCATGAATTCCTTCAAGATAAGTTTTAAATTTTATTTTAGGATCAGTTGTATTTCCTCCTTCACCATCAATTACTGTCACTCCACTCAAATATAGATAATCCAAATCCCAAACATTAGTTGTATAATTACTGAAGAAGAATGTACTTTTAGTTGTCGTATCAAATACTGTACTAGAAGCAGTTGGTTTGAAGAAAGAAAATACTGCAAAATTCGGATCAATACCAGATCTGTAAACAATTAAATTGAGTTCATATGTAGTAGAACCACCTGTACTCAAAGATGTTTGACCCTGCTGATACAGATTGCCAGTTTGTAATAGTTTTGATTCAGAACCGTGTATCACATCAAGATTACTCCAATCTAAGTATGGTGTTCCAGAAAAACGTCTTCCATAACCATGACCACCAGTTGCAGTTTTAGAAGTTGTACTATTATTTGCTTGTGTAGGTGTTGGGTTATAACCAGAACCTGCTAAAAGATATAATGTTGAATTACTATTGTTAAATACAAATCCTCTCCAAGTTGTTCCATATCTCTTATTTTCATCTATAACTTGTTTCCAAACTGCGGAAGAAGTACTTCCGTTTCTGTAAGCATCATAAAATGTTGTAGTAGAACCATATCCAGTTGTTGAAATGTTTCCAGCATCTGCAGGTTCTACAATGATTGTTGGGTGTAATGCTTCATCAGTTGCAATAGTCGTACTATCTCTAAGTGGTTTTACATAATATGTTCCTCTCTGACCCCATTCTGGTGTCCAAATCACTGTTGCGTTTGCATCATTACTGTATCCATTTGAATAATGAACATCTACTGCATGATCAACATTGTCTACAACAGATGTTTGATAACAACCCGCTAAACTTCCACCAAAAGTTCCAGAGTCAACGATTCCCATATAATATCTAGCACTACTACTTCCCATATTACCCACAAGAGTTAAGGTATCACCTTCTTTAATGGTAATTGTAGTTCCAGGACCAAGAACTGAACCATTTCTATCTTCACCAGTTGCATACCAATAATCAACATTGGTTGTAAATGTTACTGCATATGAAACACCACCAGAAATTGTTGAATCAACAATAACTTGAGCTGTAACATGATCTTGATCATAAGTTCCACCAAAGTAAGATGAAGGTATTTTTATAACTTCTCCACCCACATAATTTTTTCCACATCTATTAACTTGGAAAAAAGTTAATTCACCATTATGGTCGTAAAAACCGTCAATATTATTAGTTATTCTATGTCCATAAAGTTCGGCACCTGTTCCAATTCCAGTTGTTTCGGTTACATATGCCTCAAAATATTCATTATCTGATCCAGTAAGTACATTATTACCAACGTTTACACTACTTATTCCAGAAACTAATCCATAATCAGTATCACCATGCCATTCTAACCAAGTTAGTTGTTGTTCTAGTAAGTTAATAACGTCTTCACCATTCCAGGTGCCTACGTCGGCAGTATTGACTCCTACTGTATTGATTGCGACTGCCATTTATTATGCCTCTAATTGGAGAATGGTTAGGTTTGCGTTAATTGATTGTGTACTTCCAGATAGATTTGTAATTGCCATATAGATTATGGTATCAACTGGATCATCCATGTTTCCACCCATTGTGAATGGAGAGATTTTTTGTTCAGTAGAGATGCCTGTCGTTACAACTTCAGCAATAACTCCACTTCCTGCTGCTGGATCTTCCCCAACACTTCTACTAGAATCAGTAGTTCTAGATTCACTATCAGTATATATTCTAATCCAACCTGCCGTAGATAAACCAACTTTCATCAGTGCATAAGACTTAAATCCAGTAACTGTTACAAGACCTACAGCATTATCAGCAATAGATCCTGTGGATGCAGAAACTATTGTTCTATTTTGTAGTGAACCACCAGATGCAGTAACAGTAGCAATACCAGAACTGTAACTAACATCTAGACCAGCATCAAAGTTGATAGTCTTTGCAGAACCAACGTTTGATCCACTGTTTTCAACAACAACACCATCACCAGTTGCATTAACATTGAGTAGTGCAGATCCGTCAATAGCAGGTAATACACCAGTAAGTTCACCTGAAGGAATACTTGTGAGACCAGCACCAGAACCAACAAATTCTGAACCAGAACCAGAAAGTGTTACATCACCATAAACAGTAATTCCGTTAGTTGCAGTTTCAAGTCTTAATGTATTGTTATAATAAAGATCAACTGCACCATCGGAATGTGCAAGTAATCTTTTACTTCCATTTTTATCAATTTTGGTATCTCCATCAGAACGAATAAACAATGTTCCTGTTCGTTGATAAGCAATACCAACATCACTGCCAGTTTCGTAAATATAAAGATCATCATCTACACCAACCTTCAATCCAGAACTGAAACCGTCACCAGTACTCACACTTGTTGCTTCTACACTCTGGAATGTAGAAACACCAGAAACCTTCAGAGTATCAGTTTCAATATGTCCAGTTACATCAATACCAGTGCTAGTAATATCACTAAATCCTGAAGTTCCTGTTGTGCTGATACCAGGAATAGCTGCTGTAACTGTAACAACACCAGCAGATACTGGAGATACATCTAAACCAGTAGAGAAATCAACTGTTGAAGCAGCACCAATTGATGAACCACTATCCTTGATTTCAATACCAGATCCAACAGCAGATACACCAGTAAGTGCAGAACCATCGAGTGCAGGTAATACTCCTGTAAGTTGTCCAGCAGGCAATCCTGTAAGTCCAGAAGCAGCACCAGAGTAAGATGTGGCAGTAACACTACCACCAACAGTTAGCATGTCTGTGAGAACTGTTGTATTGATACCAGTTCTTCCTTCATTATTAATGTATTGTCTAATATTTCCTTCACCATCAGCAATAACAACTCGATTAGATAGACCTCTAATGTCTAGACTACCAGAGTTACCGTCATATCCACCAACAACAATGTTATATTGTCCATTAGTAATCAGTTGTCCTGCTTTAATACCTAGACCAACATTATATCCACCAGAGTTTACATTATTAAGTGACAGTTCACCAATACCAATGTTTCTACCATTACCGCTAGAGAGTGAACCTAGAACCTGATCACCAATTGCAATATTTCTACCACTACCAGATCCAGCAGCAATATTACCAAATCTTAGGTTAGATGAAGCATTTGCTTGAATTCTTCCTTGACTGACTGTAAGAGTACCACTAACATTTACGTCAGTATATGATGGACTGACCTCATCTTCACCTAGAATATAAATTGGACCACCCATATTTGGGTGAGCAGTACACTGATAGTAAAGAATTTTTGGAGAATCAAGCTGAACATCCCAAACTAGAGTTCCGTTAGTTACATTATTATTTGTAATACCATCATCATATTGTGTTCCAGCAGATCCATTGGGATCACTTTGAATTCTAAATGGGTGAGCACCCATATTATTAGTGAAATTATATGTCTGACCTCTTACTAAGTAAAGTGTAGGATCATTCTCTGCTCCAGTTAAACCAGGACCAGTGAATGTATAGTTACTGACACCATCAGCACCTAATGTCCAGGTTCCAGTTGTTCCACCAGCACCTGCTCCACCACCACTTACAGTTGCAATACCTACATCATCATACTCTATGAAAAATGAACTATCAAAGTTTAATGTAGTTGTAGCACCAACTGGAACATCAGCACTTGATATTACAACAGATGATGCATTATAATTTACTGTAAGATCAGTAGCATATCCTACCCATGCGGTTCCATTCCAAATGTAGGCACTACCTCCAAAATTGAAAATTTCACTTAATGATGGTGAATTAGGAAAATCTATTGCCATGTTCTTTAAGATTTTAAGTATTTATTGTAAGATAATAAGTCAAGTAACCTATTTAGATGATTATGAATGATTCGTAACTTGAACTGCAAGTGAACCAGTGTTTACTCCCACATTATCACTTTGTTTATTAATTGTGAAGTCTACATGTGTAGTAGATCTTGCGGCACCAACATATGCAGAAAAACCTTGATCCATTGGTTGAGTTAGAACAAAGTAATCATCAACATCAGTATAAGAAGATGTGAATGTTAAACGATACTCTCCTTGACCTTGTTGTGAAACAGTAACACCAGATGTTCCTGTCCAAGTTGGAGAAGTTCCAAGTCCAATCTCACCATACTTATCTCCTGGTGGATTAACTGTAGTTGTAAGTGTTCCTGAAGTTGGATATGCTTCAGTTGGTGGTGTAAATGTTGTTGTAGTAGCACTACCAATAGAAGTATATCTTGCAACGGTAGAAATTCTTAAGTCATCAATTACTCCATCCCAGTCATCTTGACCAGATAACGTAGGATTCTTACCAAGATATATCTTTGCACTACTATCAGTCTGTATGTTATTATCAATAACTTGATCATTTATTGTTTTTTCAGATTCAACTCCATTAAAGTAAAAGTGAATTGAACCATTATCAGGTTCTCTAACAACAGCAATGTGATTCCAACTTTGGAATATAGAAGATTCAGTTACTGATCCAATTCCTACACCACCATATGAAGAACCATGTTTTTCATGATTCCACCATTTAAAATCAGTGTAACCAGTATTTCCTGAATCTTCCGCAAGAATGGCCCAACTGTTAGCTGCTCCACCATCAGTTTTTGATATTAAAACATCTGCATTTGATATATCATTAATAGGTATTGCATCAAAATAGAACCATCCTTCTATAGTCCACTCTCCAGTAAAATTATAGTTAGATACATGAGGATATGAAGCATAACCTGCTTGAAGTCTTAGTGCTTTTGCTCCATATTTAACAGGAGATGTGACTAGTGATGCATTAGCAATAGCATCAATATTATTACTACTTTTTGATACATCACTATAATCGGTATCAAAAGTAGATCTAAGGATGACATTATCCCACTCGGTGTCTTCAGCATCAGTAACTGTTGTTCCACTAGCAAGAGAAAATTCTCTCCAAGAAGATCCATCATAGAAGAATGGAGCACCACCAATCATCTTAATATCACCAGTTGAACCAGCAGTACCTGCAATTGTTGCATTATTAACTGTAAGATTTACAGCACCATCAACTAATATGGTTGAAGCAAATGAAACATTATCATTAAATGTAGAAATACCAGTAACATCAATTCCAGCACCATCTGTTGTTATTCCAACTTCAGTAATACCAGTAATTCTTCCATTATTATCAACTGTTATTCGTGCGGATCTATCAAAATTACCATATGTACCCGCAGCAGCACCTGTTAATGCAGTGAATTCTGCACCAGAAGCACCAGCAGTAATAAATCCTGAAATTTGCCCAGTAGTTACAATTCCTAATACAGCATTATCAACATATCCTTCAGTAGCATATCCAACTAAAGATGTTGGGGTAAATGCAAAAGTTCCTGATGAATTATTGTATGATAATGCATTTGTTCCTGCTGGATTTGATGTTACAGATAAATCTGTGAGACTAATACCAGATCCACCATCAGCAGTCAAGTCTGATGCAGGTGCCCAAAGAGATCCATTCCACTTAAGAACTTGTCCTGAAGATGGAGTAGTGCTACTGACATTAGAAAGACTTGAAATTTCTGTGTCAGCAATTACTTCTTCTAATACTGAACCAAAATATGGTGGATCAACTGGACCACTTAAAGTTCCTGAAGTTGGATATGCTTCAGTTGGTGGAGTAAAACTTCCTTCCGTACTAATATATCTTGCAACAGTAGAAATTCTTAAGTTATCGATTAATCCATCCCAGTCATCTTGACCATCACCGTGGATAGGATTACTACCCAAATATATTGATGCACTACTATCATTCTGTATGTTATTGTCAATCACACTACTATTAGTTGTTATTCCAGATTCAACTCCATTAAACCAGAAATGAATTGAACCATCCGTAGATTCCCTAGTGACGGCAATGTGATTCCAACTTTGGAATATAGAAGATTCAGTTACTGATCCAATTCCTATACCACCATATGAAGAACCATGTTTTTCATAATTAAACCATTTAAAATCAGTGTAACCAGCATTTGGTGAATCTTCCGCAAGAATGGCCCAAGTGTCAGCTGCTCCACCATCAGATTTTGATATTAAAACATCTGCATATGTAGCTATATTAACAGGTATTGAATCAAAATAAAACCATCCTTCTATAGTCCAATCACCCTCAAAGTCATATTCAGATCTATGGTTATATGTAAGATAACCATTTTGTGGAATTCTTAGTGATCCTGTTCCAAATTTTCGTGGTGCTGCAACGACATCTGTATTAACGGCACTGAATGCATTGATGGAAAATTTTGAATCAAAATAATTTGATTCTTTATTAAAAGGAGTCAAAAGGACGACATTATCCCATTCAGTATCTGCAGATTCAGTTACTGGTACACCTTCTTTAAGAAAGAACTCTCTCCAAGCAGTTCCATCATGCATAAATGGAGCACCATGAAACATTTTAATGTCACCAGTTGTCCCTGATGTTCCTGCAAGACTAGTATTAACACCAACTAATTGTAGACCATCACCAACAGATAGTGTTGCTCCAACAGCAACTGTTGAAGCACTAAGATTTAGATTACTAGAACTCTTAATTGATGGAGTGCTAGTACCTATGCCTATAACACTCAGTTCTCTTACACCAGAAGACTTTTCTGCCATTGTTTTTTACTTATTTATTGGGTTAGACTAATGATTGTTTGCTATATCTGTAAGTTGTAATTCCATTTACTCCAGTTTCGGTAGTTAATGAAAGACTTACAGTTCCTCCAGAAATTGTTGCTCCAGCACCTATTAGAAGAGTATTGCTAAAGAAAATGTCAGACTCTTGTGTGTATACATCATTATCATCGTGCATAATGATTACTTTTTGTGATTGAATACCATTTGCATGTTGTATCCACAATTTGTATTCAACAACCTTATAATCTGAAGCACTAAATGATGCTACATTTGTTGATACTCCAGCAGAAGCAGTAAAGGTTCCTAAACCAGAAGCAACTTCATAGGAATCTCCAACCTTTAATTTAGTTGTTGATTTAATGTTTCCACCAACTGTTAAAGTATCTGTAATAAATGTAGTATTAATACCAGTACGTCCATCAGAATCGCAAAGGTATCTTACATCACCAAGTCCATTTGCAAGAACAATATATCCACTATTTGATGGACTATATGATAAATCCAATCCACCTTCATTTCCATCAAATTTACCTATAATAACATTACCATAACTTGTTGTTAAATCATTACCCGCATAGGAACCAAGAAATACATTATTACTATGGTTTGAAGTTCCTGCTAAATATCCTGCTCTATATCCAACAAAAGTATTAGTGAATGTAGAGTTGGTGCCACCAGTTTCTCTTCCAACTTTTACAGCATAGTTGGTTCCAAAGTTATCACCAAATATAACTCTTGAATTACCGTAACTATTAAGTCTGATCTCACTAGCTTCAATATCACCAGAAACATCTAGATCACCATTAATATCAACATCATTTTGGAATGTAGAAAGACCAGAAACTCTTAAAGTATCAGTCTCAGTGTGACCCGTTACATCAATACCAGTACCAGTGGTCTCAAACTTCGTAGCACCAGCATAATGAAGCTTAACACCAGCATTTGATAAGCATTCAATCCATGCTTGATTAGCATTGGCATTGTCTTGAATGTATAGTTCCGTACTTCTGATGTAAAGATCACCAGTGCTATTATTTTGAAGCATTGTATGATATCCACCAGCACCATCAGAACTGCTTGAGATAATTGTATTATTGCTTACTGTAAGGGTTCCCGTTACATCTACACCAGCAGAAGTAGTTTCAAGTTTCTTGGAGTTATCATAGAAGAGTTCTACCTGTCCATCTTCATATGCGATAATTCCATCTTCACCAGATTTTGGTTGAATGAAGATTCTATTAGTTCCAGATGCGTTAGTATCTCTAATGTATAATTCACCAGTAGCATTATCAATATAACCATCAGATCCATTATGATAGATTTCAAAATCATCATCAGCACCGAAGACTGCTTTATCACCGTCTCCAAGATTCACATCACTAGTAAAGGTTGATACACCAGAAACACTTAGATTAGTTAAATTTGATTGATTACTAACATCTATATTTGTGAAATATGAATTTCCTGAAGTAGAAAGACCTACAATATTACCTGATCCTCCTCCACCAGATGGTGAGAATTCCACCCATTGTGAAGAATTGCCGTCATTATAACGAATAAATCCTTTAGCAAGATCACTGCTCCACCATAAAGTATTATCAGTTGCTGGAGATGGTGCTGCATCACCAATAGATACGTTAGCAATACCACTTAGAGTAGATCCATCTCCATAATATGATACTGCAGTGATAATACCAGTAACAATATTTGCAGTATCTCCAGCACCGACTACACTACCATCAGACTTTACAAAAGTAGTAGCACGAATTGTTCCACTAACATCAAGTGCTTGTTGCGGAAAAGTGCTACCAATACCTACAGAATATCCACTCCCAACAATGACATCTGATTGAACTTTACCTCCAATCGTAACATCCGTACTAATCGCAACAGTACTTGCGTTTAGGTTTAGGTTAGTTGGACTAGTTAAATTTGGGGTGCCAGATGAACCAATAAGTTCTATCTTCTTTACACCAAAATCCTTATTGGCCATAAGTCTTTTTTAGTTATTTATTAGAATGTGAAAGTAATGCCTTCTAGAGATAATTTAGGTTTCGCAGCAAGACCAAATGTAGGCAATTGCTCAGTATAATTTGTTTCCACTTCAGCATCAGTAAATGCTCTTCTATAGAATCTTATAGCACCAATGGTTCCATTAAATGAATAGGAACCAGAAGCTGAATATTTTCCAATTAAAACATCTGAGAGTGTTGCATTTATATTTGGACTATAAATTTTAGTTGTTTCATCTTTAACATTATCAAGATAAAAACTAATCATATTGCCAGATCTAGTTACTACAGCATGATGCCAAGTGTTAAGAGAAACTGTGTTTGAATGACCAGCTGTCATTCCACCATAAGTTTCACTATTATCTAATTCATACACAAGTGTATTACTATTATTGACATAAAATATAAACTTATTACTGCTATTATTAAATGTTGACCAACTAGAGAATAATGCAGATGGATAAGCTCCATTTGGAGTTGCAGTCATATAGAACCATGTTTCAAATGTAAAGTCACCTATTGTTTGAAAATCAGATGTTTTTGCAAATGATCCATAGTTACCATTACTAAAGACATAACCATATCCATTATAAGTTACACCAGAAGTTAAAGTTACATGATGACTATTTTTAGCACTGTTATACCAACTGGTTGTATTCGATGAGTGATTTCTACCATCCAATTCAAGAACTAAATCTTGCCTACTAGCAAGTTGTTCTTCAAGTCTAATAGTTACTGTCATTAGTGATGATTCATCACTTGGTGCATTGCCAGTTAATGCATCCCAAAGAATTTTTCTAGGACCACCTTGTAAATTTATTTCAGAATTCCAATTAGAACTACTTGATGTCGTAGCTTCAGTTCCTTGGTAAAAAAGATCATCACTTGATTGATCTGTAACTTCAGTTTCTAACCAATTCTTAAGATTTGCCCAAGTCCAATCTCTGTTGTACTGCATCTTGGTAGCAAATAGTCCCGCACCAACAGGACAGGCAGAACTTGTACCATTAAAAAATTTATCATATGATGTAAGAGATTGTGTACCACCAGATTCCACTATATTATAATTTGAATCCAATCTATAACTATTATCATTTCTTTGATATCCACTAGATGACTCACCTCCTTGAGCACCAATAGAACCATCACCAATAGTATAAAAATCTACAGCATTTCCCATATTACTATATGTTGCTTTCTGTTCTTGATAAGTACCATCAAAGTTATTGTCAGTATCATCGTCAAGAGCACCAACATTGAATGTACGATATACATCTATTCCAGTACCATTATAATTTTGTACGCATCCAATACAAGCAGGATTTCCAGGACGATTGACCATTTCTTCATTTGACTCTGCACTTGATAGTGTTCTAGCACTTGAAGAACTTACATAATTATTATAATCTGGATGATCACCTTTAACCTGTTTGTTGTTATTATTTCCTGAAGAAGAAAGCCATATTACTCCAGAATCGAGCATTGCTGCTCCTTCAATCATTGTACTGTCACTAGGTGGATACCATCTAGCATGTTTGTTACCACTATAAAAATATCTTAACCAATTTGGAGAACTAACGTTGCTTCCTGATACACTAATTGTTTCTTCACCAGTTCCATTACCAGGAGTACGAAAATAAGCATAACTACCATTATAAAAAGATCTTGTGCTACCCCAACTATTAGAAGAAATTGTGGGATTTTTTGTATTATCAGATGTTCTATTTGGTTTTAAATCATGAAAAACTTTTATTACTTCGTACAATTTATCTGTGCTTATTGCTCCAAAAGACCAAATTATACTAATATACCATTTATTGGAATTGTAAGCCCACCCATGAGTTTTTCCAAATGCTTGTGACATACATGGAGTGCCATGAGTTGCTGTAGTACCATCATAATTGCCTGTATGTAAAGTATCAAGATCTCCATTATGTCTTGCTTCAGTATAATTCGACGAAACATTTATTTCACCAAAATCTTCATTACTTCCTATAACAGCAGTTCCACCAGATATATTTGAACTCACATACTTTGCAGATCTATATGTTGTACTTTCATTCCCCCACCAATCTACTGCTGCAGATTCAACAGGAAGAGTAGTCCCATCCCAACGAACCCTTAATCTATTACCAGCATCTGCTTCAAAAAAATCTGGGTCAATATAATAAGGTGCAGATAAAATTACATCCAATACACCACATACTCCTGTTGTAGCAGAAGGAGCAAATCCACTTTTTAATACATTTGTTCCGACAAAATTGGTTGGTTCTCCTACACCAGTTTTTATGAATTCAATATGACCTAACCATGCTGCACTATCACAAACAATAAGATCAACGTCAGTTCCATCTCCATACTGTTCAGGATTGTCTGTAATAATATTATTATCACTTTGAGTTTTCCAAGGATTATCTAAAGTTTGATGTCTATAAATTTGAGCGGCAGTTTTAGATAACCAAGTACTATCAACTCCAGTATAATATCCAGATGCTGAGTTATCTCTTGAAATTTTTACATCGCCACCATATCTAGGAGTTTTACTTGAGGGATCTGACATTAAAAAAGTATCACGACCCTTGTAAGTGCCTTCATAATATCCTTCATCAATATTAACACCAATAACTTTTGGGTGATTTTTTAATTGCTCTGCTTCTGCGTCTGACATCTCATATGATCCAATCCTATCACAAGTTTTCTTTGGATTGATACAATCTATTTTTCTATTTGGAATACCATCAATTTCATTTTCATTAATGATGTAATTGTGAATTTCATTCCAATCTCCTGCATTAACACATGCCACACAAAAAACTTTTGGTCCAGTTTCTGGAACAAAAAGCAATCCTTCTGCTTTAGCAGATTCTATTCTTCTTTCTTCATATGCATCATAATCAAAATCAGTTGTTATAGACATCAGAGCATTGTCTCCCTTACTACTCTATATGTAACAATACCACTAACTCCTGTCTGTGGAGTCCATAGTAATTCACAAGTTCCAGAAGTGATAGATGCACCAACAGAAACTAAAAGATCATTATTATACATGATAGCATATTCTTGAGCATATGCTGTGCTTCCATCATTCATCACAAGAACTTTCTGAGATTGAATTCCAGAAGAATGTTGGAAATATAATGTATATTCTGCAGTCTTGAAGTCATCAGTTGCAATTACCCAAGAAGCATCACCCGTTGTAGTAACACCAGAAGATGCTGTGAATGTTCCATAGTCAGTGTAAACACCATAGACTTCTTCAACTTGTAGAGGTGTTCTTGGATTGGTGGTTCCGAGACCAACATGAGCTGCTGTTGTATGTATACCAGCATTAGTCTGGTTGTTATCGAAGTATCCAGTTCCACTTCCACCACCAGCAATAATACCAGTTAGATTTGATCCATCACCATAGTAAGTTGTTGCAGTTACAGCACCACCAACAGTTAGAGTATATGTTTCAGATGCATCTGTACCAACACCAACTCTTCCATCATCAATAGATAATCCTAGAACACTAGATGGACCTGTTTTAAACAACCACTCATCATCGGCATAATTGTAAAATGCCATCTGTTGCTGGAAAACTCCAGTGTTATCAGTTTTTTCTATGGCAAAATATTGTTCTGATGGTGGATTATTATTGAGGTGTACTAACTGAGTTCCATTTGAAGAGTTTAGAAGTTCAACTCTTGAACCTCTAAATTGAGATGTATTATTTGTATATAAAGTTAATTCTGGATCACTTTTTGACGTACTATTATTTGTTAGTAGTGCAGTTTGATTAATTCCATTATCAATTGTAACATCACTTGTAAATGTTGTAATGCCACTGAAACGGAAACTTCCATTTACATTGATGTTACCAGTTCCGTTGATGGTTCTGCTATTGAGATCTAAGTTACCACCAAGTTGTGGTGTGGTGTCATTAATAACCTCTGCAGATGCAGCAGTAACAGTAACAACACCAGCAGTTGAAGAGGATACAGTAATTCCAGAACCAAAGTTAATTGTTCCAGCAGTACCTACAAGATTATCATTATCTTCAATGATGACTTCGGTGCCTCCACCACCACCTCCTCCACCTCCTCCAGAGATGAGAGTTGCAGTAATGCCAGTAATTCTTCCATCAGTCACCTCTATCTGTGGTGATACAGTAGAACCACCATAGGTTCCATCTGCAACATCAACTGTTGCAGTTAGACCAATACCTGATCCATAGAACGATACTGCAGAAGAAATACCCGTAACGTATGTACCGTTAGGAGTTGTTCCAAATTTTTGAGAATTAGAATAATAAAGTCTTGTTGATCCATTTTCTGTACTAGAAAGAACACTATCACCGTTTACCCTTAAATGTATATTAGCACCAGCATCAATAATCATGTTGGAATTTGAATCAGTCTCAATGCTGGCAATATTGCCATCATGACTGCTGAATCTCATGTAGACGCCATAAGGATTACCTGAGGCATGAGAAATTGATAGACTACCACCAGGATTTGTATCACTAAGGAAACGAACTTCACTTCCAGATCCATAATAACCCATGGTAAATGTAGTCATTCCAGACACATTCAGTCCATCTGTCTCAACATTACCAGTTACATCAATACCATCCGAAGTAGTTTCAAACTTCTTAGAATTATTATGGAAGAGACTTACACCAGCACCCACTCTAAAGGATGCCATTTCTTCAGTAGTTCCATACTGACCAATCGTGACTGATGGGTTTGCTTCAATATTAAGACCACCAGTTCCTTGATCTTGGATGTAACTATTTGCACCATCAAAGTAAATCCTTAAGTCATTACCTGCACCAAAGATTGCTTGATCATTATTTCCGAGTTGAATATTACCTTGGAAAGTTGCAGAATCTGTAAATGTTGATATACCATTTACTTGTAATCCACGAGTGCTAGTAACACCAAGATTAGAAAGTTGAGCAGATGATGGATTATATTGTAATTTTCCACCTAGATCAAATCTATTAAATGTATGTCCACCTTGTTCTGGATCTAGGAATAGTGCAATATCATAGTCATCACTATTAGATACACCTGCAGTAAATACTTTGTGTTGACCAACTAAGTCACCATCAAATCCTGTTGCAGTAACAATACCAGTAATTTGTAGGTTTGCAGTTTGAGTGATTGTGTCTGCAGATAGTGTGAAACCAGCACCAATTCTGATCTCATCATTAATACCATCAATTGCAATACTAGAAGAACCAACAGTCAGAATACCAGTGATTCTTGCATCACCATTGACCAATAGTTGTGTTCCAGCAGCACCTACATGTCCAATTTCTACTTGGACTCGTGGATTTGTTGTGCCAAGACCAACTGCAGCACTGTCAGTGAAGATACCAACAGCAGAATCATCATTAAGTAATCCAAATACTCCTGATGGACCATCAGCACCTCCACCTAGTCCAAGACCATATCCAGTAATATTAAGAGTAGAGATACCAGTGATATTAGAACCATCACCATGGAATTCTGTTGCAGTGACAACACCTACACCAGCAATACCATTGTTGTTTAGATCTAAGTATCCACCAAGTTGTGGTGTTGGGTCATTAATAACAGCAGTTAGACCACCAGAGTCGATGTATGCTGTAACCAGACCTGTTGTTCCATCTAGGGTGACACCTAGACCAACGAAGTCAATAATATTAATTCTACCAGCAGTTCCACTATCGATACCTGCCTTTCTGACAGAAACACCAAGGATACCAGTGCTTCCTGCTCCTACACCAGCAGCACCATGAGCAATAACTTCAATCTCTTCTCCACCAAATGCAGCAGCAAATAGTGTTATCGATCCACCACCCGAATTGATAGCATAATCACCTTCAGTAAGTTTTACACCATCTAGAAATATACTAGACAGTGGATACTCTGTAAGTAAGAAACTACCAAAACTTCCCGTAGCAGGAACTCTTGTTTGTCCTGCGGTGAGTGTAATTCTTTGTGCTTGTCTATTGACGGGAAATGACTCCCATTTCCACTTGTCTCCAGTTGATTGTAAATATTGACCACTTACACCACTAGTTCCACCAGTTGATACTGGTGAGTATAAACCACCATCAATCTGTGCATCACCAATAACGTCTAATGCATGTTCAGGTGTTCCTGAGTTAATGCCAACACGATTAGTTTCATCATTTGCATATAACAAGGTATTCGCAACTTCAAGACCATTGCGAACGACAAAATTCTTGTTAATACCCATCGATTCTCCTGGGGTTCACTCTCCCCCCGATTTAAATTTTACTAATGCTATTTATGCTAATTCAATCAGAAGAAACTATTTCAGTTTAGTATAGGAATTTCCACAGTTATCTCTGTTATTGGTTGATTTAGTTCCTTTAATAGAATTTGAAATAGCACTATACAGAGCATTTAAAGTTTGATAATTCTGTGGTTGGTCTCTATATCTATTGTACCAGGTTCCCATTTCAGGACCAGTTGGTGGGTAGTTTCTTGTATCCCAGTATGCCGCACCAATTTTTAAGAACACCTGAACTTTAGTTGCTTTTTCATATGAAATAGTATATTTAATAGCTACAGCACCATGACCACCACTTCCTCCACCATTGCCACATCCACCACCAGATCCACCTCCACCAAAGTCTTGTCCACGAGCTCCTTCTTCTCTTCCTCGATCCTGTCTATTACTTCCATTACACTCACCTCCGAAACCAGAACCTTGTCCTGGTCCACCTTGATCGCATGGTCTTGAACCCCTATCGGCTACTCCACTAGAACATGCTCCACCATATATTCTTCCAGCACCTCCACCATGTCCACCTTCATCACCTCTTCTACTACCACCATTATCTCCACTTCCAGCACCACGTCCTGAACCACCTCTGCCTCCACCTCTTTCATCTCCACCACCACCTCCATCTGCTTGAGCTGTGTCTCTCTGTCTTGTTCCTCGGATTTGAATATAAGAACTTTCTCCACTTTCACCAGATCTTCCACCACCATTACCACCCCTACCTGCTCGGAAGATAATTGTATCACCACCTTCTGCTTGATTCCATTCTTTTTTGAAGGCACCACCACCTCCTCCTCCACCTGCTCCTTCTTCAGTGTTCTCTTTACCACCAGCTCCACCACCAGCAATACCTTTTGCCTCTACTGCTATTGTTCCTGCTGGTAGAATAAATGATGTATTTTTTTGATTTTGAAATCTATCAATACGACCAGTTGTAGTAGTCTCTCTTTTTCCACCAGTTGTTCCATTACAATTACTAACACCAGTTACACCCATTCTATTATCACCTTGAGTTCCACGGAATCTTGTAGTATTTAATGTACATCCACCAACTGAATATGTACCTCTTTCTACTTTACAATCTTTTGTTTTTACCTTGAAGGTTTTACTAACTCCACCAATGTTCATTGTGGCAGTTTTTGTAGTGTTGAAAGAATTGGATGCATTCATCTTAATTCTTAGATCGTTACAAGAAGTTCCATTAGATACAGTTTTTGTTGTAGATCCATTAAGGAATGTAGCACCACCACCACTAACTTTAGCAGTTACACTGATACCAGGAGATAGACCATGAACAGAATTTGTGGGAGAAGAAGTAAATTTTGGTTGAGATTCTCTTTTTTCACCAAGATTTCGGTTAGTTTCACTTGATGGATTCATATTATAATTATCAATTGTTGTATCATCAACTACTGTTACCGAGTCATTACCATTATCGGTTTCACCAGTCCCATCATCTTTAACGGTGATTGACCAATTGTAATTACCATTGTTCGGCATATTTACCGATGTACTACCAGATAATGCAGTAATATTATTAAAACCTAGTCCACTACTAGATATTACTTTATCAGCATCAATAGAAGACCATGTAATTGTTACATTGTTTCCAGTAGTTACGTTTCCTGGAGTTGCAGTAAGAGTTACTGATGGTTTGAATCTGAATGTAACAGATTTAGAAACTGTTTGTGGATTTACTCCAGCACCAAATGCTTTGGCAGTATAAACTTCACCATCAGATGAAGGTGTTACAGTATCATTTCCACTTTGCTTATCATTAGTATTAAATCCAGTTCCTTTCGTTGCTTGGACTTTAACTGCATTAGTTGAAGACCAATACAATTTTGTACTATTATTTCTCTTAATATTAAAAGTGGTTGCACAACTACTTGTGGGAGGATTTTTGTTTACACAGAAGAATAATGTCGGTGCTGGCGGAGTTCCAGTAATAACATTGATTGAATCTGTTGTAGTTCCAGTACAATTAGAAACCGATAATGTAAATGTGCTTTGTCCACTTTGTAAATTACTTACATTTCTAGTTCCAGTTTTTGTTTGATCACCAAGAGTTGTTACACTAATTGAAGATAGATTACCAAATCCACCAGGACCAGTAGCATTTACTGAACTATCTGTAACATGAGTATATTCATACTGAACCGTCGTACTTCCACCATCAGGGAAAACAAATGGTGGATTTAAATTGGTAGCAGATAGATTTAATGTTGGTTTTGGTGGTGAAGGTGGTGATATTGTCCAGTTTGCAGTTTGTGAAGAACCTGAAGTTGTAAATGCTGCAGATAGAGATACTGTTGTAGTTCTGGTTTCGCAGAAATACGGAGTTATCATATAAACTTCAATAATATCTCCTATTTTTACATCATTTAACGTTGTTCCTTGCAGATTAGTTCCTTTTTTCTTAAGGAATGAGTTAGAATTTGATGTAGTTGCGATAATATTACAATCAAATTCAAATGTCCCACCAACCGTAAATTCTACTTTTGCTTGATCACCAGGATTTAACGTTGATGATGCCTGAGATACATTTGGTAAATTAAATGCACTTATACCACAATCTCTAGACTTTGATGTTACGTTCCAGGTATCCGTTGTAGATCCATTAACTCCACTGAGAATTGTAAATGTATTTGTACCAGAAACAGTGAAAGTAGCACTTGCAGTGCCTTGAGATTGTGTTGCTGATAATAATCTCAGTTGAATTTGATCACCAAGTTGAACTCCAAATGATCCATTAGTCCAACTTTGTACTATTGAACCATTTCTGGTGACTTGATACCTTGCATCGGATCCAGTAGATCCAGAGATACTTGCAGTGCCCTCATCACCAAAAGCAGTCATACCTGCTAAGGTGATTGTGTTACTATAAATTAATTCGTTTCTTAATACGTTTGTTTGATCATTAAATGTGAATGCATTTGGAATCGTATCAACTGGTCTTGGTCGTGTTCCTACTGAAAAAGTATCTGATTGATTTGCAACAGACAATGTTGCATCAGTCTGTGTACTATAATTTCCAGATGCTGTTTGCTTTAATTGAATTACATCACCATTATTACAAGTAGATGGAGATAGATCTGTATAATCTACTATTACCGTTCCATTTCGTGTAATTTGATATTCACCATTACCAGTAAAAGTTAATGGTAATGGGTTATTTCCACCAATATTATTATCTGCACCACTAATTGTAATTGAATTGCTTTCATGAATTGTTCCGATGTCTACATTATCAACATCAGTAAATACAAAAGCATTAATTGTGGTATCTGCAGCTCTTGTTCTTATTTTAAATGTAGCTTGGAAAACACCTAGTTGTACTGTCGTGACTATAGTTCCATCACTACTTCCATTAGTAGATGCAAATGATTCACCTGGATCTTGATAGAAATTGGAAGTTGTATTTCTTAATTGTAATGTATCTCCATCAAATATCTTTCCCGAACTTACAAATGCACCACCATTAATACTTAATTCACCAGAACCTACGATAAAAATATCGACACCAATCGTAGCATCAATACCAGTTACAGTAACAACATCACTATTAGTTAGGGTACTGATTTCTAGATTATCTAAGTCGATGAAATCAAATGGATCTGGATCGTCATCAAGTTCTCTAGTTTTAGCAACCCAACCTTCTGGTCCTCTTTTACCGATATTAACATCTACTGAATACGTTGCATTAAATGCAGCTATACCAATAGATACTGGTAGAGTAAGCACTTCAAGTTCAATCTTATCCTTATTACGGACAATAACCCTATTATTCGGATCATTGCCAGGTAAAAAGGGTCCTGTGGGACCATATGAATCAGTTTCTTCAATATATGGAGTAACTCTAACAGAAGCAGCAATTCCTGCAGCAATTGCACCAGATGGTTGCTGTAGTTCCGCAGTTACTAGTGCCTTATAGTTAATTCCAGTAATAGTTACTGGAGTACAAGTCGCAGCTGTTCCTGGAAATACTTCTTCAACTTGTACAAAACTAAATGCGTCTGGATATTCATCCAGATTACCTCTCCATGATATATTAGATCCAGGACCCTGAGCACCAATTAAAGGCATTTATCAAATCCTCCGAAGTATTATTGATATTGAGATTGAGAATATAGAACGTCAAAGTCATTTACTGGATCACCAGTACTGTTCTTTCTGACTAACACATAAGTATATAGATCTATACTGTTCGCATTTCCAGTATTTATAGCCAATGAACCGTAATATCTTGGAGACATTCTGATATCATCGATATAAACTTCATCATTGTAATATGGTGTTGGACCTTGTTTCGTGGTTATAGCAACGGTAATAGATTCACTAACTTCTAAGAACTCAGTTAGTGCAAGTCCTGCACGTGCTCTCATGTTCACTGCCCAGTTAGCACCAGCATCTTGTGTGAAGTAGTAGATAGAAGATCTATCTAGATCAACCTCAACAATTGTAGTACCAATACCGATGACTGTAGAGTTATCTAGAGTGGTGTTTTCAATGATTTCAAACACCTTCATGGTGCCTCTGATTTCTGCATTGCCTTGAACATACATGGCAACGTCTGGTTTGGAACTATTCGTAGAACCAAAACCTACATTACGAGTGGTATGAATACCTGTTGCATCAATTGCCCAGATGTCAGACACGTCAGTGAGACCAGATCCATCACCTGTAAATGTACCGATGAAGTATCCACCAATCTCAAATACATCTGTTTTATTGGAAATAGCACCCCAAGGATACCAATCATTATCAGTTGTGTAGCACCAACCAGCATTTTGACCTCTGAATGGGTTGCCGTTGAAGATAATATCACCTGGGTTTCCTGCACCTTCTCCGACAAGTTCTACAGAAGATGCTGGTTGGGTAACACCTACAGTGTACTTTCTAGAAACCGTCTCATTACCTTGTAGGAATAGACTTGGAGATTCTAATCCTTTATTTGATGTAACAGTAAGTTTATTATTAACAAGAAGTGGACCATCAAACTGTGAAATAGTAGTTTTACTATCACCACCATCAACTCTTACAGCATCAGAGACATTAACTTCAGATGCTTTAATGACATTGAATCCAAGTTTAGTGTCTGGAATCTGTTTAGATTCACCTCTAAATCTGGGACGTGGTGTGGAGAACACTTCTTCATCACCTGCAGTAGTAATGACTCTCTTATTAGAGATATAGAAGTCACCATCACTATTCATACCAGTATAAACAACAAATCCACCTTCTTCTTGGAATGATTGGGAAAGAACTTCTTCTGAAGCACTCAACTGACGATCATGACGATCTGGGAATGCAGTAGAGTAGTTACCAGGACCATAACCAAGATATTCAAAAGTATGACCAGATGCACGAATAATAGAGTGCCTTCTAAACTCAATTGGTTTTGATATGATTCTTCTGAGTGCAGATCCACTGGTATGTGCTTCTGCTTGTGTTCCTAAAAGACCTCTGTAAACTTTAACTGGGTTTCCAGTCACAGTTTGCTTAATCCTCATAATTTCACTATCAATTATAATATAATCACCAATTTCTAAATCTAGATCATCTAGATCAGTGACATTCATATTTGTATCAAGTTTTGTCATTGCAAGTGCAAGACTTCCATAAAGATTACCATATGGAGTTGAGAGTCTACTGCTGAAACTTTCATCACCAGTAGTAATTTCTCCACCTTTAGCACCTAACGTAGTAGGATATATTACTGGTGATCCACCAAGAGTAATAGATGGTAGTGTTGAAACACCGACATTAATAACAAGTTCAGATAGGGAATCAACTCTCTGAATTAAGAATGGTCCGTTGAATGCTTCACTGTCTCCTGTTGCACCACCAATAAAGACCTTATCATTAACTTGCAATCCATGTGGATTGATTCCTGTGGTGAATGTGGCAATACCTGTTGCTGGAGTGAAATCTGATGCAGTGATATTAAATGATGGTCCATTCAAATATGCAAATGCATCAGATGCGTTTGTTTCACCAATACCACCAAGTGTCGATCCAATACCAACTGGAGTCGAAGATATTACATCAAAACTTCGAGTTTCACCATCGTCAACAGTATTAATTTCATATGTTGTATTATAATCATGATACAATTCACTAATTCTTTCTAGTGTGAGTGAGTCACCAATGTTACTGTAAACTTTGGTTACTCTTACAGTACCTGCAGTATGTCCAGTTGTTGTAGCAATACCAACAACAGACATAGTGTTTCCTACACCATATGCAGAACCACCATCCATGATAAAGACACTAGAAAGTGTTCCTGCAGATGACACCTGCACCCTTGCTGTTGCATTTTCACCAGTAATCGATCCACCAAAACCAACTAATTTTGCATTATAGAGGTTTTCAGTAACACCAATACCAGTTCCGTAGTTTGTTCCTGGGTCAACAACTTCAACTTTAACAATTCTGTTTAAACCATGATCATTTTTAGTGAAGATTGTATGTCTGTAACCATCAACTTCATCTTCAGAAAGAATGTCAGTGACACCAATACCAACACCATAATTTTCTAGAGTAGAAATTACTGTTTCTTTTGTAATACTCTTCTCTGGATCATTGATGACAACCTTACCAATTGGATCTGCAACAGCAAAACACTTAGAAGCATATGGATCAGAGTTTGGATTATCTCTATCATATTCTGGATATAGATTATCAAGAGGTTGTAACAGTTTTACATTATTAAATGGTGATACATTTGGTGTGCTTGAAGAATTAACAACAGTTAGATGATATACACCATCCTGTTCATTTTGCACATACCTCTGGATTTCATCAGATTTGTAAACAACGAAAGTTCCTTCGTGCTTTTTCTTCTTCAGTTTTGGAAGGTTTTGATTGCGAATGGAAGTATCTGATGTGAAATCACCAGGATTTGTTGCAACACTAACCTTAAATTCCTTTCTACTTATAATATCTGATACATCAAATGTTCCATTAAATCCTATATTTGCTTTTCCTGTGGTATTAAATCCACTGGTTGTATTAGTGATTTCTACCTGAGATCCAGAAGTTAAATTGTGTGGAAGTTCAGTTCTAATAGTTGCTTTACTATCAATAGAACTCCATTCAGCATCTGCAATGAACTTAAAGTTTCTGAACTCGGTTGAATTTGATAGTGTTTGACTATCAAAACTTAGATACTTTTCAACTTCTGCATTAGATGTACCATCGATGTTATTTGATTCCTGTAGGATAAATCCATCAACAGGAGGTCTACCTAATATTGGAGAATCTTTTGGTAGAACATAACGCATCTTATAGATGCTTGCTTCAATGTTTCTATCAGTTGGTTTTCTTAAGACGAAAGTTCTTGGAGTCGTCTCACCCAATTCTGCAACACCTCTGTCGAAAAGTTGCTTATAAATGCTTGCATCAGTGCTACCAGTTGATACATTAATATACCATTGACTCTGTGTTGCATCCCACTGAACTGGGTGTCCAAGATCTCCTGCAGATTTGTCAGATACTCTACTTACAACACTAAGAATACCACCAGTGTTATTAAGAGTAATTGGGATATCATTGTTTGCATCATTTAGAGTTGCAGCAAGTTTTAATTGATTTGCTCCAAGTGCTGGATTAGGAGCAATTGCTGTAGTAATTACATGATATACTCTTTCTTCTTCAACACCATCAGGTAGTCCACCATTTTCACTAATAACTCTAACTGTTTCTCCATTTAGGAAAGTATGATTTCCCTGTAGAGTGATTGTGTTAGATGAAATGACGTTTACGCCAGCAGTTTGCTTAACTTTATGAATTTTTTCAGATATCTTTTCATCACTAGTGTCTTCTGTGTTGGGCATTACAACTTTAGAGTGATAAGTTGTAATTTCGTTTCCTTCTGCAAGAAGAACTTTTAGTGCTTCATTTTTATTAGAACCAACACGATATCCATCAATAACTGTTGCTGGTGGAACATCAAAGTTATTCTCTTCATACAAGAAGAGTTTACTGGTTGTTGCAATACCTACAGAAGTAGTGACTCCTACGTCAATACCTAGGAATTCGATACCTGCCTCAACAGACTCAATTTCTTTTGGTGAAACTACGTGTGAAATATAACCAATATCGTCTCTTGCGAATGCATCTGGACGGAATCCTCTAGAAACAAGAGCTTTAGCACCAAAGTTAGAGTTGGAGTTAGTGATAGACGCATCACCACCAGACTCTAATAAGAAGTGGTTATTGAAACCAATTGCAAAGACCGAAACGATCTGTAGTAGTGAATTGTTACTACACTTAATATGGAAGTTTTCGTATGATGGTTTAAATCTTGCTTCGGAGTCTGTATGAATATTTTCATTACCTGCAGCAAGAGTTCCTTCATATAATCCAGTAGTTGAATTATACTTAACAAACGCATTATCATCTTTCTGAAGTCCAATTCCCGTGAATTGAGCTAGAACCATGGATTTGAATCCAGTTGCCTTAGATCCATCTGCATGAAGACCACACATACCAAAAACAGATCTCAAAGATATGTTAAAGATATATGGTGATGCAGAAGTAACAGTGTCAACAGAGATATTCAGAGTTGCACCTGAAGTTGTTGCTGGTAGTGCATTATCTGGTGGAACAGATACTTGATACTTAATCTCTGTAGTTGACAGAACTTCAAATACAGCAAATTGACCGTCATATCCAGAATCAGCAATACCTTCAATACGAATTGGAGTATTTACATCTAGTCCAGGAACTGCATTCTCTAAGGTGACTGTAATTTCTGTTGTGGATATAGCACCATCACCTGCCTTAATACTGGTAATTCCTACTTCAGCACCAGTAGAACCAACAATACGAAATTCATCAATCTTTGGTTCAATGTCTAGAGTATCGGAAGGATAATCGGGAGAAACTTCTCTTCCAGATGGTTTACCATATGCGAAACCAACCTTTTGATAATACATCTCAAGGTCAGTATTTGAATCATCATAGACTAGGAAGTCATCATTGATAGATACACCGTTTACACCATCAGCATACTCAAAACAAGCGAGTTTGTGGTGTGAGAAGTTGGGAACAAATGCGTTAGTTGTGTAATCTTTATATACCGTACCAGTCTGATCACCATCAAAGATGGAGAACTGCCACATATAACAAGCACCAGTTAAACGGAAGACAGCACTTCTTGCAACCTGGTCGTTTTCTGGATTGGGAACATATTTGGGAATAATTTTAGTCTTTCTTAGGTCAAGACCTACAAGTGATGTACCTCTAGGAATGATAACACCACCATGAACACTGTTAATTTTATATAATGCATTATTAGGACTGTCTAAATCAAAATTACTGTTAACATCTAGTGGTGGGAAATCATCAGAAGTAGTACCAGACCTAAGTCTATATGTATTTGCTATTTGATCTTGAATTGGTATCCATCCTGGTCTATTATCTACGACGTGCTCACCAGGATATAGTAGAATAGTAGTTCTACCAAATCTATCGTTATTTTCTCCTGCTTGATAGGAGAATCGTGCTGCTTCTAGCAGTGCTCTTTGAATTGTTTTAAATGGTCTTGCTAAAGAGTTTCCTTTATTCTCAATACTATCAGTAGAATCCAAACTTGAAGGATCTACATAAAGAATCTCACCTTTGGTACTCTTTAGAAAATTATCCAGACGACTAAGACCCATTGTATTAACGCGTTAAATTCCTATAGGTCTATTTATCAATATAATTATAGTAATAATTTATAATGGAAGTGGTGGGACTCGAACCCACAACCGCGCACTAATCTGGTGCATACAGAAGGTATAAGCTTCTCGCTCTGCCAATTGAGCTACACTTCCGAAATTTATTTGAACCGTGGTCCACCCATCCAACCAACTAAAGAAAATCTATTTCCACTTTTTATTTTCCTAACTCTATGTTGTATTATTGATGGAAACACCAACACATCACCACAATCAAGTTTAAATGAATCTTTGAATTCAGATGCTGGATAAAATATTTCAAGTTCACCACCTTCATAATCATCCTTTGATGATAAGCACATTACAACACTCAATTTTCTAGTGAATTCTTGAGATAAAATCTCAATGTCTGCATCTATGTGCCAGTTGTAAAAATCACCTTCGTTATATTGAGTAAATTGTATTTTCTTTCGATACCCATCAATGTCAAAGTTAAAATAATGTTTATTTGCACTAAGTACAAAATGTGACATCATTCCAGCAATCCAACTATCATTATCAATCCAATTAACTTTAGACTTCCTATGTTTTGGATTTACATTACCGTCACCAAGTCCAACATAAGCATCTTCTAAATCAATTCGATATTCTTTGATAATTTCATCACAAATACTTTTAGGAATTTGTGATGGGATTTGGTAGTAATTGAGGAGTGTCATCTATTTTCCAAGTGGGTGGGTGAAAAACACAGTATTCATTAAATGTTATTTTCATTTCCTTTTCTGTTAATCCACAATTTTTTGCTGCTTTTGGAAGATTCCATTTTGCCGAAAATAGCATTTCCATTGACTCTCTTGTTTCTGGTCTCATAATTTTGAAAACCTCTCATATGAAAAAATTGTGGGGATTTTTTTGCCCCGATTTTTGGATTTAAAACCCGTTTTCCTTTTGGAGTTCATAATATGTTGGTGAACCCCACTCAAGTTTACTGCCTTTCCATCCTTGATCCATACTACGATAAGTATATCCATCAAATTCTACGAAACTTTTAAGTGTTGTTTCACGAATGCTTGGATCTGGATTAATCAATTCACCTTTATAGAACGTATCTGTAAGTATGAACTTCATATCGAATATAGGATTATGAGTCCAAGAGATTCCCCAGTTCTCAACAATGATAGAATCATCTTTTGCCACGATCTTATGGCATCGAGAACGATAGGGTCTTGATTCTCCCTCATGATCATACCATTGTTTAATGGTCATCCTACCTCCTTCACGAAGGTCTGTCCACTCAATATGAACATGAGAGTGATCTCTGGGACTTGATTGTGCTTGTCTTAAATTATTATACTTTCCTGCTAATTTTGATATGAACTCTTCAATCATGCTGCTACATTTGGTTTGGTGTAGAAAATCATTTCTTCGTCAACCTTATCACGGACAACCTTGAAAACATTCATAAACTCATCATATGTATTACACTCAATAACTTTCTCATTGCCTTGGGTTGAGAACAAAGTGAAATGCCTCTTACTCATATCGATGAGGACTGAATTGATGTACTCTTCCATGGTGTTCCCTGGTTTACCCACGTATTATAGCAGGATCAGGGATCCGTGTCAACCTCTGCTTGCTCGATGACTAGTGAATCGATATCCTTACGTTCTCCGTAGATATGATAGAAACAGTCTATTGGCATACCACCTTGTGCTTGAAGATGTACTTTTTCGGCATCAAGTCTTTTTATAATAACATTTTGATGAGCACCAATGGGTGTTAGTAAAACAGTCATTGTCCTAACATCTACAAGATCTTTCCAATATGCAGGGAGACTAATTTCTTTCTGATTGGTTACTCGACCACGAACATATACACCATATTCTGGTCCTTCAAGGCATCCGTGCCATAACCGAACACCTTCTTTATTAGGTGATGGGTGTGGAATATTGAATGCTTTCGAGTTTGAACTGAATGATCCAGCAGACACTAAACCAGAAAATGTTGCAGTTGTTCCTGTTAAAGGACCAGCAAGAGTTAGTGATGTAGTAACTGTAAAATTATCAATCTTTGCAGTGGAATAATATCTATTTGGACAAGCCTCTGTTGGATAATCCTCTTCTGCAAGTAGAAACTGTTTAGTAATGTACTGATCAAGAGCAGATGGAACTCCATATGCTGCTCTATCTGCACAATCGGGACCATCAGGTCTGCTTCCTGGTGTAAATGTCATTATTTTTCCTCAATGTTGTTTAAATTTTCTTTAACCATGTCTTTAATCAATCCTTCAACATAGTTATGTTCAAAGTTGAATGAGTATCCTTCGTTTCCTCCAGGATAATCTTCATGTGATTCACCCTCATATTCTACTATAAGATCGTCATCAAGTCTACGGGCAACAATGTGGTAATCACCACTGATAGGTCCACCAAGATTATTTCTTACAACAACTTGCCTTCCCCATCTAATTTCTTGAACGAATAGTTCTTGCCAAGTTCCAAACGGTGTTAAATTAATGGACATATCTTCTTTATTGACGAGACCATCCCAGAAAGATGGAAGTTCAATAACACCATTTGGTGGAATCTTTCCTCTACAATATACAGCAATCTCTGGACCTTCTATACAAACGTGCCTCAATCTCCACCCATCTTTATTTGGATGAGGCATATCAAATGGCAAATCCTTCTTAAGTGCAAGAACATGTCTTCCACAACTACCTATAACCATTCCTTGTGCTAAAACGTTAGCACCTACGACTGCATTGGTGGCAACATTAAGATCACCCAGAATACCAACACTACCCAAGACTGCTAATGAGAATGGGTTTGCGGGTGGTCCATAGCAGAACCCACCAGGAATGAATGGTGGTGGTGAATCGGGATTGATTAGAGGACCAATATTGACTGTACCAAAACAAAGAGGGAATGGTGTGCCAACATTCATTGGTCCTTCAATGAATGCGGAACCTCGAACTCGTGCAGGTCCAAGTCCAAAAAATGGAACGACACCTAGACCAACGTTGAGTTGATGTTGAATAGTTAAATCATCGACTGACCATGCCATAATTATTTAAACGTAAGATGATAGTGTTGTGAAATCTGCGACATTCAACGGATCTGTTTTACCGATTAGTTTGGAAGAGGCACATGTTAATCCTTTAATAAAGTTTGATACTATTTTCATTTCAGTATTTGCTACAATTTTTGCAACGTTTGGTGTAAAAAGTCTATATCCTACTTCTGCTTTTAAATCAAAAGATCCATCACATTTGAGTTTGATATCTTGGTTTGCTTCTATTTTAACATGACCTCTTCCAGTGGTCTCACCATTTGCTAGAATATCAATATCCCTAGCAACCAGTCTAATACGACCATTGTCTGCTGTCAAGTTTATGTCACCATTAAGGCAATGAATATCTATTCCAGGTTCTGTACCATTTACAGTGTCACCACACTTTATCTGAAAAACACCAGGATTTCTTAAAGAAGTCCATCCTGCTCTATTTCCATCATTATCCATATGTAGATAGTGTAATGGATGGAAAGCTTCTAATCCAGCACCAGTAACTACACCGTCACCGCACTGAGTTCCAAGTAACAAATCACCTTGAGGGTTAGTTTTCTTTACCTGAACATGCCTTAATGCTTTTGAATCTGACATACTATGTTTTTATCTGTATTTAGTATCCACCTCCACCACTTCCACTACTATATCCACCACTAGATGGTGGTGGTGTGGGTGTTGGTGCAGGAGGTGGTGTAGGTGCTGGTGTTGGTTGAGGAACCGTAGTAGTAGTCGTTGTTGCAGTTGGTGTAGGTATTGGATCTACAACCACACCTTCTGCAGATTCTTGTTCTTCATCAGCAGGAATTGGTTGAATAGCATTTCCAACTTTTGGAGTTGGTTTTGCGTATGGATCTCTCAAACTTTCTTCTGGAGTATCATAGATGTAGGAATGATTTATCGGACTATGAAGTCTTCCAACCATCTTTCTTCCTTTATGTTTATGGTATGGTCCATAATATGGTTGTCCATTCACATAACCAATAACCAATCTACCAATACAATCATCAACAGTAATAATTCTGTCACCAGAAAGAGTTTTTGCATTATCATCAGGATTTTCATCAATTCTCTTCTTAAATATTGGTAAGATTATTGCATTAATACCTGTATTTGATCTTATGTAGATATCTGGATATGAACTAAACGTAGAACCAGGATCTTGAATTACAACTTCAATAAGTTGACCAATATCATTGAAAACTGGAACTAATTTTAAACCAGTATCTGATCCTCGTTTTTCTCCACCACCATCAACTACAATTACATCACCCTGCTTATAATTAAATCCAGGATTGTAAATATACACTGCATCTAGTATAATATCTGCCCTCTCACCACCACTGATAGGTCTATTATCACGTGGTCCTTTTATAAGTCTCCATTTGCCACCATCCCAAATTGATTTATCTCCTTCTCTAACATCTTCACCAACAAATCCTTCCCAGTTACCAGTACCGTTTGTAACATTAGTATATGGAGAATTGATTTGAGGATCTGTAGGTGCAGTTCCAGTAAAATCTGCAGGACCTAGTTCATTCTTAAATGTATTTGTAGGAGTTGGAACTGTAAGTGACCCACCATTACACATTAAAATAGGACTTGTTGGTCCTTGACCACTAATAACTTGAATTACATTCCCATCTGGATCAAATACTTCAACTTCTGTATCTACTGGTAATGTAATACTGGGACAACGATCATATCCTTCTGCCTTATAAGGTATTTCAATTGCATCATCAGGTTTCTTTACTTCCCATTTACCAGTTTGATCTCTAAGAATTGCTTCTTCTGGTTTACTAATATTTGTAGAACCATCTGGTTCATCTAGATAACCATTGCCAGGTTGAACTACGAGAGCACCAACAATTTGAATATCATCACCTTGTTTTAGTGATGTATCTGCTGGACTATCTGGATTATTCGCATCATTAGTAATAAGTTCAATTTTATAACCACCACCATTTCCGCAAGCATCTGTGATACTAATTGTTGGTGTGTAAGTATACCCACTACCAAAACTACTAAAGTCAACACCCATGATCTGACCACCAAAGGTAATTAGATCAGCAGCAAGACCTTGACCACCTCCACCACTGAAAGAAATACTAGGAGGACCACAAGGTAATTGTGATGTATTACATTCTGGACCGACTTCACCAGGGATTGCTTTGGAAATGTCATCCATAATGCCCGCAATTCCCTCAGACACATCTGCTGATAAACTAGATCCGTCCCAGAAACTCCACTGATCTTTATACTCACAGTTTGGAGTAGAATCACATTTTAAGAAATTAAGAAGACCTTGAATAATTTCAAGAACAGAGAATGCCTGACTAACTATTCCTGCTCCCTGTCCAACTAAACCAGCAATACCACTTACTGCACTATTAACAGCACCAGTAATCTCACCAAGAATATTACCAAGCATATCACCGACCATCTTCTCGGCAGCACACATTGGTGCCATCACATAATTATCAACCAACTGCTCGAACATACCCTTTGCCATCTGAAAGAGTGTATCCATAATTTTTTGGAATACACAAGCAAGAGTATCGGTAGTGGTTGATGCACCACCAGAGAATATCTGTCTCAAGTTTGGTGGTAACAACTCTCCAACATCTTTAAGACCAGCATTGATTTTGTTGAGGATAAATCCTCTCATCTTACCAACAATCATCTTAAAGAGACTTGCAACTGCACCAGCAACTTGATTTGTAATGTTCTGTATGTTTGCTAGGATACTATTTGCAGTCTCAATCGCAGTTGATGCGAATAGTTTTATTCTTTTAATAGTTGCAAGAGCTCTTTGGATAAATCCTTGAACACCTTTTACTGGTCCAGCACCACCTTCACACTCAATATTTCTTTTTCTAGGTGATCCTTCCTTACCATCTGCCGTTTGTATAAGTTCCTTTTTTGTTTTTTGGGAAGAATCTGCACTGAATGATTCAATGATTTGCTTGTCTCCAGCTGCTGGTGCAGTGGGGATGGATGGTTCTTTTATGGATTTCGGTCCAGTCTTACCATCATAACCAGTTCTACCAACATATCCTTCTTCAGGATCTCCACCAAACAGTGCAGTATTTGGGTCGTTAGGAAGAGCTCCTAAAATGACTGGTTGTCTACCTTCAACCCCATCCCAGAACCAACCTACAACCCAGGATCCTTGAGCCAGACAAATAGTTTCACTATAACCACCATGACCAGTACCTGCAGTTACAGGGAGAATGACATCCGCCATATCCAGTTGTTGATCTGGGACAACTTTTACCTCAGAATCTCTACCGAATATTCTTACACGATATCTTGTACCATGACCTTTTTTATCTTGGCGATCATGGTTTTCTAGGACTTGATTTCCAATCCAAGTAGACTCGTCAACAATTTGACCAGTCCACCAGTACATTTGGTTTTTTGAAAGTCCAGTTGAATTATACTGGTTTGTTAACTGTCTGACCATGAGTTACTCAGTCCTCATATACTAGGCATTCTGGTTCTGATGGGTTAGCATCACAATACAGTTCTAGTGGTGATGGATCATGATGATCACCTGCTTCAATTTCTTTCTTGTGATGCTCTGCATAATCTTCCAACTCGTGCAACTCACCTTCAATATGACGACGTTGTTGTGGTGAGATGGTAGGATTCTCAAGAATCTTTTTATCTGTTTCGATGTGCGTTTCTATGTTTTCCATGTTTAAATTATTCGACAATAGAGTCTCTGATAATATTTAGCTTGGTGTAGCAACCTTCTGCAGCAATTAAATGTGCAACGTCTGCTACTAAGTATTTTCCAGATTTTTTCTTAGATATATCTTTTCTTTTTTGATTGGCAGAAATTTCTGGAAAGTCACAATATACTACATCACCAGGGAAAATGCCAAAATCACCATCTATCTTAAGATTTACATGAAATAAATTAGACTGATAGTATCTTTTTGCTGCAATCTGAGGTATTTCGTCATGGTTGAATGATGGTTCTTGTGCTGCATTAAGTTGTTTATCAAGAGTTGGTCCTGTTGGTTGAACACCAGTGTCTCTAAATTTGTGAGAAATATTCCCAGTAACTTTATCGGGTAATCCTAAATGTGTACCAACTTGTGGTTTATCAGCACTTAAATTATTATCTCCTTGATACGAATCATCACTCGCATGTGAGGTTTGTGTGTATAAATGTGAATATGGATCTATTGTTCTTGTTTTAGTATTTTGCAATGCACCAAGATGTAAAGTATCAATTATGTTTGTGTTGTTTGAAAATTCAACACTCAAAATTTTATTACTATATCCAGGAGGAAGTTTGGTAGTTTCTGTTAACAACATTCTTCTCTTTGGTTCCTGACTAAACATGACATCAATAGATCTAAAGTTTAATCCATTGTAAGTATCAAATAAAAAGTAACCAGCAGATTTAGGAAACTTTTCTGGTTGTGCTTTGTTGCATAGTGTAGTAACAAAATCTAAAGGTCTTTCAGTACAACCCTTAACTGGTAATTCAGTTACAGTTGGATCAATGGCAATTGGTCTCTGAGTAATTTTAGAAAGAACTTGATTTACAGTATCACTTATCTTCTGGTCGAACCTAGAAACAACATAGTTTTCTTCTAACTCATTTAATATAAAATCATCCATACACAAATCAATTCTGTGCATTTCTTTCATGGTATTTGTTGCCGATGATATCACTTCAGCAATAGTAAACTCAGATGCTCCAGTGAATACTAATTCAACTTGATTTTCATCTACAACAGTTAGATCAACTTTTTCTCCCGTGATAAGATTTATTTCTCCAGATTGATCGGCAGATATTGTACCATCTTTTCCATCTATTCTTATTCCACTATCAAACATTTCAAAAGTAGCACGGACGGAATGATCAAAAATACTTTGAAAGATTAAAATATGTGAAAATGCACCTTCCCCCAACAAACTAAGATCACTACCGTAGTTTGATGTAATCGTAAATTTCTTTACGTTATGTACTAAGGGTTTTGTCATTTATGTATAGTATTTGCTACCTGAGGTGCTTACTTTTTGACTGTTATTTGTATTACTATCAATTATATATGGTTGATTTATAAGAACTATCTTAGTACCATCTTCTTCATAATCAGCATGACTTCTTAATTTATCATCACTATTTAGATTGACTGGAGTAATATTACTGGGACTTACAGAATTTGAACTTGGTTTATTGAAAAATTGTGATTGTTGGCCAGCAGAAGTTGCTGCATGTTCTCTTGCACCCGCAAATATATCAGTGAATCCACTGGTTCCTTGTAGTGATGAGAAGTTTGCTTGCTGACTATCCTCATTTTGAGTAGTTTCTTTTTCTTTCTTTGAGGGAATTATAGGTGGTCCTTTAGTAATTGTTGGAGTTTTAACTGGTTTTGCATCAACTCCATACTTACTAGAAAGTAATGCACTCACCTTTTCTGCATCAAATTTAGGTTTTTCTCCAGCTGGTGCCAGTGACTCTGGACCATCAGCATCACTGATCCCTCTTATAGAATCAGTTTCGGAAGTTTTATTTGCTAATTCTGCTTTGAAGTTTCTAAAATGTTTTTTAACCATATCACGAATAATTGGACCACCACTTCCAGGTTTTCCACCTTGCTTGATCATCCATAAATCCCATCTTGCACCAAGACCTCCCCATGCCGTAGGACCATAATTATCAGGTTGTCCATCTCCATCCGAATCAGCATGACCTGCCAATCCTCTTGGATCATAACCAGAACCTGCCTCAGCATGAGTCCAAATATTTTTATCAATATCACCTTCACCCCATCCCCATTTAATTGCAAGTCTTGCCGCTTCAGCAGACATTTGATTTAACTGTTCATGTGTAACTGGTTTGCTGCCAAAATTATTCGGTGTGGCACCAGCCATTGCAGCAAGTGATAGTCCTACAGAATTACCATTCTTACCTTCAGTGTGCTTTCCTGTCACATCATAATCTTTATTTCTATAAACACTACCATCACCTCCAAATATTGTATGGTATCCATAACTTTTACTTGCATCATTATAATTTCCAGCAGTCCAATGTAAGTAAATTTGAGTATCCTTACCTCTTGTTTTTCCTGGAGTAAAGTTTGGATCACCAAATTTAACTGGAGTAATTGTTCCAGTTCCAGATGGAAGGCTACGTCTACCACTACCTTGACTTACTGTCGGTCCACTTCCTCCAGGACTTTGAGATTCATCACCTTCAGAATCGTTGGTTCCTCGTTTATCAGTGGCAATAGATTTACTATAAACTGAACCTTCATTATTTGGATCCGATTCGGAGAAGAATGCTGTTCTTAAAACATTAAACTTTTTAACTAGATTATACTCTAAAGGATTTAATAAAGTAGCCCAACCACCAAGTTTTATCTTACCAAGATTTAAGAAGGGAACCCATGATAAATCAATTTGTGGTCCATCTTGTTTTTGGATATTACTAATACCCTTCATCATCCATTCAGAAAATAATTTAGCACCATTTACAACTTTTAAAATATCATTTTTCAGTCTCTTTCCAACCGCAGATGCACCTCCACCATTCAATAGTTCATACATCAGATCACCGACATATTCACCAGCAAGTGTTCCAATGATTGTTCCTAAGAATGGAATTGGGATAAATGAACCAAGGAATCCACCAAGTGCAGAACCACCTACCTTAAACAATGCTCTATCAAGTTTACCATCTTCCATATAGGAAGCAATACCAATCATAAGTGGACCAATAATTGGTATTCTACCTAGAGGTCCAGAACTAACTTTGGCAAATTTACTTGCAAGTCTTGCTCCTGATCTATTCAAACCAAGTCTTGCACCACGACCCATAATTCTGGTCTGAAGACGACTTCCAGATTTTGCAAGTCCTCTTCTAAAAACACCACCCGCTCTTCCAGATGCTGGTCTTCCTCCAGCACCTGTTCCAAGACCAGGACCTGATGGTTTAGGAACAAACTTTTTGTTCCTAATCATCTTATCCACATTTGCTTTTGCTCTCCTTGCTGCTTGAGTTGGAGTCTTACCAGATTTTATAGCATCATCATATGCATTCTGATATGCTCTAGCAGCATCATTACCATACTTTCTTTCAAATAATTTTGCCTGCCGACCACGATTCATATATTCCGAAGTCTTACTTGCTCCTGATGCTGGTTTTCCACCAGGTGATAGTTTAGTTTGAGGTTGTACTCCAGGTTTTGCTCCAGGAGTCATACCATTAAGAGGAACTCCAGACATTGCCAAGATCATTGCAATGTTGATAAACTTGTTGAATTTTCCTAAGAACTTAGTATATTCTTTTTCAGCATCCTCACCACCAACACCTTCAATTTCTCTTCCTATTGCATCTGTAACATCATAGGCACCATCAACTACAGATATAATTCCATTTAGAATTTTTCCTCCTAGATTTACAATAAATTCTGTTGCAGCAGCAAGATTTTTTACAATATTAAATACTGTCTCCCTATTCTCAAATAAAAATATTAATATTTTACCAGCAATGACACTGAATATAAAGTTTTGGATGGCATCAATAATTCCACCTTTAGGAAGAATTTTTGAAAGTGCTGCTCCACCAAGTCCAGCACCAATTTTAGATTTATTTTCTAGTTTTGTCTCTTTAGACTGTCTTTGTTCCTTTTCAAATAATTTTTTCTTAGTAGTTACATCTTTTTTCTCTTCTTTTATTGACTTACCAAGTAAATTTCTAATGTCAAGAACTTCCTTGTCGATACGTTCAAGTGTTCCTGGACCAGACTTTGGTGATCCAGATACTTGAGTTTTGTTATTTCTTGCTGGAATAGATGTTGAAGGTATAAGTGCAGTCTTTGGGTTTATTGTAATCGCATTACTTTTTCCTTGTTCTTGCCCTTGAGTCTGACGTTTAACAATTTGAGTATTTTTACCACCACTAAATGCTTTTTTTGCAGCACGTTTTGCTAGTTGACCACCAACTGCTCTTGAAATTGAACCTCCTAGCAATCCAATCACTGGAAGTCACCTCCTAATGTATTTGCAATCATGGTCTTTCTTACTTCAGCTGCAAGTTTTGATGGTGATGTTGTTGGGAAATCTGGATCAGTTGGTACATTCCCAGTTTCAGAATCGTTGGCAGGAAATCCTGCAATTGGAGGCATAGTTATAGCATCAGTAGAATTTTTGGGGACATGCTTCAATCTCTCTGTAGGAGAAATTTTTTCTATCGGTAATGGAGTAAGTTGTGAATTTTCTTTTGGTAAGATTTTTGATGATATTTGCCCAGAAGGTTTTGCTAATTTTGCTCTTGCACCTGCAAAAATATCAGAGAACGCACTAGTTCCTTTTAATGATGAGAAGTCTATATCATCATTGGGATTATCTATACGAATATTGTTATAACTATTCTCAGTAATACCAGTTTGAGTACTAATTACGTTACCTTGAGAAGTTGCCCCAAATGATTTTACTGGATCTGACCATCCAAATCCTTCAAACATAGAAATTGTGTTAGGAGGATCTCCAGGTCTTCCTTTTACATAATCACCTGCAACATATCCTTTAGTATTGGGATTTCCATCATTAGTAAAGGTTTCTTTTTCTTGTGTCCATGCTGGTACTTTATCCAAAGATGGAATCATAGATTTTGCTACAGTTGCTTTAGAATTTCTAAGTGCATCCATAGTTTCACTTACAGTATGACGTGCTGCATTACCACCTTTACCTTCATAATAACTTTGTCCCGCACTTACTTGTTGTACATGACCTCTCATATTTTTGGGAACAGGAATTGATGCAAATTCCATGGCAAGATCAATTTGTGCTGCCTCAATATCATTACTTTTACCCATCAAATACGAGGAAAGTCTTTCTCTTCCAGGTTTATTCAATAGAAGATTTGTGCCCATCTTATCCTGGTTTGACCTATTGAACATGTCATCATCTTTCAAACCAGTTCCATTTAATGCATTAGGCATAGTTTGTGGAGTTATTTGATAACGACCAGCAGCATATAATTTACCAGAATTCTGATGTCTCCTTACTTCCCCAATAGTCATATCAAATAGATTCTTACCCAGTATTGTAGAAGCATTATTGGTGCTTCCCACGATTCTATTACCACTACTACCTTGATTCATGGAGTTATAATTACCCTCACCTTTAGAAACAAAATCTAGTAGTGGTTTAACTGCTCCAACATATCCACCACCTGATGCATATGTGGTTCCACTTACCATTCTTGGTTTATTTGTACCACCACCAGCAGCATTGATAGATTCCATAAAACCACTACCAAACTTATCAACAGCACCACGACTCATTACAAACTCACCTGGAGTAAGCATGGCAGGAACAGTGTCAGTTCCACGAGCCATACCACCACCAGAAAATCCTTCTCGTTCATTCAAAGAAGGTAGTATACCTCTAGTAAATGTTTCCATAATACTACCAGGTTTTGATAGTTCATCTGCTTGCTTCTTTGGAGTAGCATCAGTCAGACCTTTACTTTCTAGTTGTTGTTCAGTGCTATCCTTAGCCCTGAATGCTAAAGCACCAGCACCGATGGCAGTGGCAATCGCAGCAGCTGCAAGTGGATTCTTTGCTGCAAAACCTATTAACGCAGGTATTGCTCTTGTTACTAAGAACGCAGTAAGTCTTGCCATTCCACTTACTACGGTTCTAATAAAACTACCTAGTGGAGTAGCAAATAATACGAATGCAGCAGTAAGTGCTGGCCACCAATCTTTTAAGAACCTACCAAGAGTATCAAGTTTTTTCTTATTCTTTGGATCTGACATCCATTCAATAATATTGACAAGAATTTTACCCAGAACTACATTCTTTATCCAATTAAATATTGTATCAAATATACTTAGTTGAGGTAAAGCACCTTTTAATTTTTTAAGGAAACCTTTTCCTTTCTTATCTTTTTCTAAAGATTCTTCTTTTGCTTTTCTTTTTTTCTTCTGAAGGTTCTTTCTTTCAATGTCTCTAATACTCTTAGTTACATTAAGTCTTTCCTTAATCAGACCTTTTATTGCAATAATATTTTTTAGAATACTAGAGAGAAGTTTATCACTCTTATCTACTTTTACATTCTTCTTCTCAATCTTAGATTCTTCTACAGATTCTTCTGTAGGTTTCTGATATGGAACAAGAGCAGAACTTGGAAGTGCCCTTACTTCAGATACTTTTGCTTTGGATTTAAAAGAACTCTTGGATATTTTTGCCGTTTTTGCCTTGAACTTTGGATCTGCTGCTTTTCTTTTCTTTCTTACTGCTATAATTTCTTTTCTTAATGCTTCAGATCTATCATCCCCAGCACCTTTTGTTTGGAACTCAATGGTTGCTGCTGCTTCCATCAAGGCACTAAGATAATCTTCCTCACCAGAGAGGTTATCTAGGTCTACACCCATCTCTAAGAGTATTTCTATTGGATCGGTAGTAGTCCTAGATGCCATTTGCTGTTTGTTGTTTTAACTTCTCTTCATCAAGATGTTGTTGAAGTAGCATAACGTAGATATCACGTTCGATCGGAATCATATTCTCGATCTCTGTTAATGAGTATTTATGGTACTGCATCAAGGCAAAATTGAGACGGAAATAGTTCTCAAGATCCATATGGATCATGCCTATGCGAAAAAAGACGCTAGACCCTCAAGTACAACTTCACTTTCAACTTTAGTATTTGGATTTGTAATCTTTACTGTATGAGTTAGTTTGGGCATACTAGTAAAGAAATCTTCAATCTTTTTAAATTGTGTTGAATTCATTTGCTCAACAAACTCCATAAGTTCTTTCTTAGTGCAGTTTGCAGCCTCCCAGACTTCATCTTCAGTATAAACTTTGTCAATACATGTTGTAATTAAATCAAAGGATCTATCTGCTTCACTTTCAGTATCAAAGTTTTCTTTAACAAACTGTGCTAGAGACGGATATGCCATCTCAATCATAATATTATCATCCAATTTAATCTGAGTATCATGTCCCTTTTCTTTATGGACTTCAATTTCTTCAACATTAATTTGAACAGTGACAGTACTCTGACCATCATCGGGACAAATTAGGTTAACCTCAATATCTTCTCCAACAGACTTTCCACGAATATTTAAAAATAGATATTCAATATCAAAAGTTGGAAGTTTTTCAACCTTAATACCTTTCGTTTTGATGCAGTTCTTAATGACAGTCTTCACTGCATTACTAATCTGCTTTTGACTTTCAGTTTCCAATGCGTATAGGAGAACCTTTTCTTCTTTAACTAGAAATGGTCTATACTCAATCGTTTGTCCTGTTGAAGGTAGTTCCAACTCAAATGTTGGTGTAGCAATTGTTGGTAAAGGCATAATAATCCAATAAAAAATTCAGGTTGTATTTATTTATTCTAGTTCTACGAATCATGTAGTAGAAGAATAATATTTTTGATAATCCATTGTCACAGTCATCGTTAGTAAATCAGTTGCTCCCTGAGAAATTGGCATACTATTAATAGATGATGGAAATGCATTTATAAATTTATAGTTTAATGTTTTCTTCTTTGATGGGGTTGAAGAAAAAGTATCTTTTTCATACTTAATAATGTTTAAATTTGACATATATTCATCTGTAAAGGGAACTCTATAACTTTGCCTTGCTTCCTCTCTATTATATTCTTCACTACTCTCTCCACCAATATATCCCATCCATCCCTCAAACATTCTTAAGAGAGTATACTCCCTATCAATAGCAAAAGTAAAATCAATTTTACCGTCAAATTGTCTACGGTATGCGTGCCTCTCAGTAATTCCAGAATAATCATTTGTAATTTCATGAGTTGCAAGACTAGATCCTGGCAATGTGGTATCTATACAAGCAATTTCTATTAAATTTTGAACTTGTGATGAAGTAACCCCGTATTTATTTCTTACATGATCTCCTATTCTGCTGGGTAGTGTAAAAAATACTTGATAAAAATTAGTGGATGCATAATTACCCATCCTGGCTTTAACATCAGCCATACTAAATTTCTTTGGTCCAGTGTCTGCCATTACACTATAAATAAAGATACTTTGTTATACTATGTATAAGAGATGTCGAAAAGCATCAAGAGTAGATTTAAACCTTCAAACACTCAAAAGTATGTGGGTGATGTAAATAATATAATTTGTAGAAGTTCATGGGAAAGGAGATTCTGCAATTGGTGTGATACTAATGAAAGTATTTTAGAATGGGGTAGTGAAGAGTTTTGGATACCATATCGTTCTCCCGTTGATAATCGAGTTCATAAATACTTTCCAGATTTTTTCGTTAAGGTTCGTGAAAAAAATGGAATAGTTAAAAAGTATGTCATTGAAGTAAAACCACATAAGCAAACACAACAACCTAATCCAAAACCAAAACGTAAAACTAAATCATGGTTGTATGAAGTAAAAACATACGCAGTAAACCAAGCAAAATGGAGAGCAGCAACAGAATTTTGTGCTGATCGTTTACTTGAATTTAAAATCATAACAGAAAACGAACTTGGCATTAAGAGATGAACCGCACTGCAGAATTAGGAGAACTAATCGATACCTTTTCTGATCCCGATGATTACATGACTGCGATTCTTGAAGTGTTTACTGAGTCTGATTATATTCCAGAAGCAGGAAATTACTATACATTTGTTTATCTTGCAAAAACCCCCAAAATTATTTACGATCAACATCCATTGATTGCATGTACTTCTATTCAGTCTTGGGGATTTACTGGTTTGAACTTTCATTTAAGTATGCCAAGACGATATACTTGGCAAGAAGTTATTGGTAAAGTTCATCGAGTATATAATGAAGAGATTGAATATATGAAATCTATACCGTATCAAAAAACGATCCTAAATAGCTAGATAATAGCATCTACTAGATGGCATACAAAGATAAAAAAGAACATACTCTTGAACTTAAAATCGATGTGTCCAAGGGTAGTAAAGTTCAAAATAAAATCTATAAAGTACCAGTTATCTACAAGTTTCCTTCTACGGAAGAAGAACTTGTAAAGAATGGTGGTGGGTATGATATTTTTACTCTTGTTGATGGAGTAGAGACGAAAATTGGTGAGGGTGGTGCAATTAATAATGATGGAAAAGTTAGTATTACTGATCAAGATTCATTTCTAAAGTCTGTAAAGGCATTGCCTGGTGGTAATAGTGTAACCGATACAAACTTAAATTTTTCTATGGCAAATGGTGGATCTGATAATCTTAAGAAGAATGGTCAAGAAAAAAGAAATAGTAATCTAAGTCCAAAAAGCCAAGGAGAGTTGGCAACGACTTTTAATATGACTCCCAAGCAACAGGAAGCACAAGGATTATCCAATAATGTTAGTGATTTAAATACTCCACAAACTGAACCCAGTGCTGTGGATGCAGCAAGTACATCTACATCAGCAGAAGAAACAACACCCACACCTCTCAGCACTTCTGCTTTGAAATTTAAGACAAAATCTCAGCAATTTGGAACTGCATTAGTTTTTCCACAAAATTTATTGGACTTAAAGGCACAAGATTATATTAAATTTAGAACTTATCGTTACATCCCACAAACATTTAAGAAGTCAGAATTTGGATTCACTGAACAGACTACAAAGACCCTAGGAACACCAGAAGGAACTTGCTACTTACCAGTATCTAACGGTCCAAAAGATGCTAATAGTGTAAGTTGGAGTGACAATAAAGTAAATCCATTACAATCAGCAGCATTTGAAGCAGCTTACACTGCCATTGCTAGTAATAATCTAAATGAGCTCGGTGGTGTATTCAATAAAGCAAGAAATACTCTTGCTGGTAAAAATGAAGAGATCAAGAAGTTTGTTGCGACACAGATGGCTCAAAAAGCAGCTGGTGTCCAAGGTATGTTAAGCAGAACCAGTGGTGCTATCCTAAATCCAAATATGGTTCTGCTATTTTCAAATCCAGAGTTAAGGAATTTTTCATTCAATTTTGAATTACGTGCAAGAACCAGAGATGAAGGGCAAACGATTAAAAGAATAATTAGATTGTTTAAACAATCAATGACAGTAAGAAAGGAAAACACAAATCTCTTCTTGCTAGCACCTAATGTCTTTTCAATTTCTTATCATCATGGTACAGTTGATGGTAATACAGATGATCATCATAAATCAATTGGAAAAATAAAAATTTGTGCTCTTACGAATATTGGTATTGATTATGCTCCTGATGGGAGTTATATGACTTTTGATGACCCCGAAGCAACAATGACAGCATATTCTATGCAATTACAATTTAGTGAACTTGAACCAGTTTACTATGATGATTATGCAGAAATTCCCGCAGACGAAATAGGATTCTAATTATGTCAAACTATTTTAAGAGACTACCAAACATAAATTATCAAAATCTTTTGGAGTTAAATTCTCCTGGATTGCAGAACGAAAACAAAAATCTTTTTAGGAGAGCAAAACTTAGAGAAGATATTGCAGATAAAGCAATCTTCTTTGAGGATTACTTTATTATTGGTGATGAAAGACCAGATAATGTTGCATTTAAAGTCTATGATGATTCTGACTTAGATTGGGTTATTTTAATTAGCAATAATATACTAAACATCCAGGAAGAATGGCCATTGAGTACGGCAGTATATAATGAATATCTATTGGAAAAGTATGGAACTTATGAGGCAATCTATGAAATACATCATTACGAGTCTAAACTAATAAAAAATACTGATGGAGTAACAGTTTTACCAAAGGGACTTATTATAGATGAAAACTATAAAGTTGAATATTATGATGAAAGTTTAGATCAACATGTAACTCTAGAGGATTGTTCTTCAGAAGTAACGAATTTTATGTATGAAGAGAGAATTCAAGAACAAAAAAGAACAATTAAAATCTTAAAACCAAAATACTTAAACGTCGTATTTGAAGACATTCAAGAAATTATGACATATAAAAAAGGTTCCACTGGTTTTATCAGTGAAACCCTTAAAAATACAGAATCTATTTAAGTATTAGATTACTCTTCTTCAGCAAGTTTTTGGAAGAATGAGAGTGCATCATCCTCTTCTGTGGTTGTTTCCAGAGAAGGTTCAGGTGCAGGAGTTGGAGCAGAATTGAACTTGGGGGTGAAAGAAGTTTCTTCACCACGATTCTGACGACGGAACTCTTCTTCTTCCTCTACAGTTTCTTGATCTTGGAAACGAGGAGTGCCTTTGTTACCTAGAACATAGTCAAGACGCTTCTTTAGATCCTCATAAGTCTTGAACTGGTCTGCTGCAACTAATGCGGAGAGTGAATACTCTCTTTTCCAGAGTGCTTCTAGTGCATCGTCGTCATCAAGAAGAGGACTGACACGATCAAACTCAGAAGAATCATAGTTCCAGTAACCTGCAACCTTCTTGATCTTCAGTTTGAAGTTAGCACCCTGCCAGAAATCGAAGGGATTGATGGGTTGCTCGTCTTCAAATTCTGGTTGCATTGCTGCCATGATCTTATCAAAGATCTTCTTACCAAACTTATAGAGGAAGACTTGACCTTCGTTAGAAGGATTTGCAGTATCTTTTACAACATAGATGTTGGCATAATATGACAGTTTACGTTTTTGCTTACGAACAGTTTCCTTATCTGCTTCATTACCACTGTTCCAGAGTTCACGATTATACTCTGATACAGGATCTTTACCACCATTTGTAGTCAGTGAGTTCTCAATAAACCAACCACCAGGACCTTGGAAGGCATGGGAATACATCTTTGCCCATGGGAGTTCTTCTCCATCTGGTGCAGGCAAGAAACGGATTACAGCATAACCATTACCAGACTTATCTAGTTCTGGTTTCCAGAGACGGTCATCTCCACCACTCTTGGTGCTCATTTTTTCTACTTCCCTGACCAGTTTAGATGTCAGAGAACCAAGAGATGATTGCTTTTTAAGATTTGAAAAGGACATTCGGATTACCTCGGTTTGTTTGTATTGTGGCTTGTGTGCTCTGCCATTATAGCAGGCATTTTATTTAGTGTCAATCGATTTCCCTGAGTAATTCCTCTTTGAGATTACCAACCAACGTAGTCATATTAGCAAAGAGTGCGTTCATGTCAACATCTTCGGGAAGACCCATCATTGTTGCAGAATCCTGAATTCTTAATTTCATATTCAGTGCATCTGGATCATCTGATAACGCAAGTCTCATATAAAGAATCTTTTGCTTCTCCATAAGCATCTCAAGATCACTAATATGCTTAAGTTTACCATCTCTATCTAAACTTGGAAAGACGAACACATTTGAATAAACTTTTTCCTGTAATTTAGAGATTTCATCCATCTCACTCTGTACAAGTTCAGATTCAAAGAAAGTCATAAAACTATCTCCTTTAAGATTTTTTTGTATTTAAAGACATCGATATTTAGAAAGGGAATATACTTTTTGATTCGTAGACTGGTCAATTCCCATACTGGATCCTTCAGAGACTTATCAAAGTGCTTCTTGTAACCTAAGATTTTTTCCAAAATTACTAGTGATTCGATAGAAATGTCACCACACAAATGCTTCTTTAGGATGATTGGATGACCTTTCTCTACGGAAAATAATGAATCAAAGTCTTTATTCTCAAGAAGACTTTGAACTTCCTCTCGGAAAACGTATGATAGAGATTGATTCCTCTTCTGCCACTTAGTATAGTTTGTTTGACCAGAACGAATAATTTCACCTATCCATAGAGTTTGTGGATCATCACAAGAAATGAAGTTAGAAACAAAAAAGTCTCTAACTTCATTATCATCTTTCTGTCTAGAAATTTTTTCAAACCAATATCTATCTTTCCTCTTGTAAAAGGAATTTAGAGTTGCTCTAGTCTTTCCACAATATTTGTGATAATCGAAACTATCTTTTGTGAAATGATTCTTTAGAGCAACATAAGTTTTATAACAATCAAATGGAGTCATCTTTATCATTTTATAAAAAACCCTACGCGTAAAAAATTCTGGGGATTTTTTTTCGACCTTTTTTGGAATTAAAAGTCGATTTTCAAATTGAGAGTTTAGCTCTACTAGTTCTCTTTAGGAAGTTAAGTTCCATTGCTTCGTATTTAATTTTTTCTTTTAACGGTTTCGAGATTAGTTTGGGAATAGATTCAACATCTATCTTATTAAGTTCGCAAAAATGCATTACACTATCAATGTAACTCATATCAGAATTCTTGGTGTAGATTTCTTCAATATCCTGTGACACTTTTGCCTGAGAATAGAATTTATTTTCTAGTTCCTTATTTAACTCTTCGTTTTCTTTCTTCGGCATAACATCGGAAAAGATCGATAACATATAATAAAATTAGTTCATTTGTAAATTATAACATTAGACGCACTAAAGGTCAAGAAAGTTTATCTTCGACAAACTTTTTAATATACTTAGCTAATAGACGAATATATTTTTCTTTATTGTACTCTTCGTATACTTCCACTTCACCGTTCTCACATGACATAATGATTACGAATTTTTTGACTGATAGACCAGTCAACTCATGAAGCATACATGCATATGCACAGCACTGCACAAAGTAGTTTTCGATCCAATCTCTAGGTTTGGGTTTCTTAGATGTCTTGAAGTCTATAATCGAAAGCTCACCGTCAAACTCTGCAATACAATCGACGGTTCCTGCAATACCTAAGTACTGACTATATAGGGACCTTTCAAGAGCGTAAATATTATTTATTCTCTTAAGATCATTCTTTGCAAGTAGATATAGAAACTCTGATAATGGTTGTACGGAACCAGAAGGCATCTCTTCATTGCGAAGGAAGTTCTCTACAAGTGTGTGCATGTCAGTACCACGACTTGTAGATTGTTTGGTTACTTTATTAGCTTCTGCTTCACCAACTCTCTTCCTCCACTTTACAAAAATTTCACGATTGAAGTGACTGGTGATTGAGGTGACAGATACTAACTTGAGTGGACCTTCATGAGATGGTACAGTATAATACCTAACACCGTCAATGGTTTCTCTACTTAGTTCTGGTAGATCAATATCGATGTGATTAAACATTGTGGAAAGGGCATTTTTTTCTGGCATCTTTATCAAATAAAATTGTATTCATAAACTTACGATCACTAACAAGTATGTCTCTTCGATTATCAAATGAATCTAAAAATTCTTCTGATGCTTTTTTCTTTTCGAGTGTGAATTTATCGTTCATATTTTCACTATAAAATCTAATCCTAAAAAGAGGATCTCCTTTTTCAATATAAAGATCTTCACAACCATCCTGCAACTTAATTGCAAGAGATATAATTCTAGGATGACTTCCCAGATTCCACCATCCACCAATAGCAATAAAGTTATTGTTTAGTGCAGTCTCTGGATGATCTAACATCTCAAACCAAACATATTCATTATCAAAGTCTGTCCAGAAATGAGAATTAGGAAACTTTAACTGAAGTACAGGTTGATCTTGATCTTGAATATCACTAAGAACACAATAGATATTATCATCGATGAAATCATCTTCTTCATTACCTAAAGAATCTAATCCAGCATTGAAATCTTCCATATCGATTTCAACAACATCCTCATCATCAAGTTTATATTGAAGTATATTCTCATCCAAACCCATTCTAAATGTACATGGTGAATATCCAACGAATGTCCTATTATGTCTATGTTTCCAAACAGGACATTCACTATAAGTATAGTTACTGTGTACTGATGAATTTTCTAAGTTAATAGTTGCTTCTTCAAAAAAGTTTTCTGGACAATAATATACTTTATAACTCATAGAATACCTAATTCATTCTTAGCAATGATGTATTCTCTACACAGACCAGATCTTACAATATCATCAGCATCAAACTCAACGATATCTACTGAAGGCATTTGCTCTAGGATTTTCATAAAGTCAACAATACCATTCTTCTCGTTAGTCTTTACCAAATCACTTTGACTTGCATCACCGCAGAACATAATCTTACAGTTGTCACCAACTCGTGTAATAATACTATCGAGTTCATGATAGTTCAAGTTTTGAAATTCGTCAATGACAAGAATAGAATTGTCAAATGTAGTACCACGAATGAATGATGTACTCCAAAAACTAACTGTTCCCTGAGTCTTTAGATTGCCATAGAGCATTTCAAACTCAGCATCAGAAGGCATTTGGAACATGTACTTAACCATATTCTTATACGGAATCTGATAAAGATTAGATTTGTCATCATGATCTCCTGGAAGAAAACCAATCTCTCTAGTTGCCACAAGAGATCTAATCACATACACCTTTTCGTATGGTGTAAATTGATCTAAAGCTTCTTTGATTGCATGATATAAGGTAATGAATGTTTTACCTGTACCAGCAGTTCCATAGGCAACAATGTGCTTCCCTTCCTTATAAGATTCAAACAACTTCTTCTGATTTTCAGTGAGTGGTTCGATATTTAAAAGGTGATCTGTATTGATTGGCTTCTTACCTTTAAGTGCTTGACGATGATACTCCGAATTAATACCAACGTTATTGTTGTTTCTTTTTCTTCTAGCCATATCAGATCTTTAGATTTTGTGCTCCAGGTTGTTGTGATGCTTTATCAAGGATTTCATTCCAACCTGGTTTTGATTTAACAAGTTTGTCTTTCCACTCACCAATTGGTTCTAGTCCCAATCCAGGTGAATTTTCTGGAGTAAAAAATCGTTCCCAATTTGGATTATCAATTTTCCATTGGTCCCATTCATGAATACTCATTTTCACTTCTTTGGTTTCACCAGTTTGTTTATTCTTAACAGGGTATGTTGCCATAATTATCACTGAGTGTAGTTTATTTAGATCTTAATCCAACGTTCATTTGCAAGTGTCCATTGAACAACCTCCTTAACACGATCACGGATATCTTTTGGTTGCCATCCCATTGCCTTCATCTTTTCACCAGATAATGCATAACGTAAGTCATGACCAGGACGTGCAGAGTGGAAGTCAACCATCTCATACTTAAGTTCTTTGCCCTGAGCATCAGCAATCATCTGTGCAAGTTGAAGATTGTTGAGTTCTTCTGCACCAACGATGTTGAACTTGGGACACCTTGCACCACCCCAAGTGTAAGACTCTACGTTCTTACCAAGAAGAAACAAAAGTGCATCTGCGACATCTTCAGCATGAATGTAATGCCGTGACCCAGGAATTTCCTTAGTTGGATCACTGTGAATCGTGATTGTCTCACCATCACGGGCACGTTTAATGCACATGGGAATGAACTTTTCTGGGTGTTGACGTTGCCCAAAGACATTCATTGTGTGAGTAATGTATACGGGTACTCCGTAAGTGTTGTGGAAAGCAACTGCTAGTTCCTCACCACCTGCCTTAGTTGCACTGTATGGGTTTGTAGAATTATAACGATCGTTCTCTTCATACAGAATACCATCTGGTGCAGGACCAAAGACTTCATCAGTACCAAAGTAAACAAATCTTTCTAGATGATCTAGACTACGGGCATAGTCAAGGATGTTGCAGGTTGCTACAACGTTATCCATGACAAATTCCATAGGATATTCGATGCTGCGGTCAACATGAGAACCAGCAGCAAGGTGAAGAATGTAGTCAATCTTACCAATGTCTGCAGCAATCAGTGGATTCACTGCTGCTTTTAGATCATGGAATACAATCCTCACCCGAGAACGATCCTCAGCAGAAAAATCTTTTAAAACGTCTTGAAGACGGTTAAGATTTCCACTAAAGTCCAGACGATCTAGCGTAACTACTTCCCAGTCTGTATTTCTCAGAATCTGTGAAATTAAATGGTGTGCAATAAAACCTGCACCACCAGTAATTAACGCTCTTTTCATGTCTTTTCTCAAATACTTTTCAATTATAACCTATATTGTTCTGTCTTGCAACCTCCAATTCAATCTGCTTTTTTAAAATACTATTTGGTAGTTGCTTTGATCCATGGTAAATATTTTTAAATGGATACTTCTCCGTTGATTTTGTTTCATTATAGTAAAATAATTTTGCTGCTCCAAGAGACTGACAAGCATCACCTGCAATAGGATCAATAAAGAAGTTAATGTCAGGGAATTTTTCTTGGATGACTGAGTTTGCACAAATGTTCAATGCACAACCCCCAGAGAATACAATGTTCTTTGTGTCTGGTCTTAAATCAAGAACTTGCTGAACTCTCATGACTAAAACTTTCTCCATACAATCTTGTATTTCCCATGCAAGATCTGCTTTCTTTTGGAAATCGTCATGATGTCTAAGTTGAGGGAAGTTTGTTGTGTTGAATAGTCTATTACTATAAAACACATTCATGTTTGCCATTCCATTATCAAGAATGAATGATGGTAAGTCATCATTATGTTCACCATATGCAGCAAGACCCATCGTCTTTCCACACTCATCCCTAATCCATCCAAGGTGATATGTAACAGTTCCATACATCACACCAATGTCGTAACATGAATTGACATCAATGATATCATTATCTGTCAACATCTCAAAGAAATTGTTTGGGAAATTGACTTGAATGAATCCTCTTGGTGATGGTGCAGGAACAATCAGATTTTTATAGAGTAATTTAAAATCGTTTGGATACTCTGCATAATACAATGAAGTACTCTCCAGGAACATGATGTCACTCCACTTCTCAGCATTTTCTTTGTCTTGATCAGAGAGTTCAATCTCTGCCAATTCCATAAGAGCATTAATTCTATAATCAGCACCCCAACCATCAATCACAATGACAGCAGCTTCATCAAATCCAGATGCATAAAAACCAGAAGCAGCATGGTAAAGATGATGTTCATCAACTTCAATGGTTGTTGTAATTTTATCCAGTTTGAATTTCCTTAAGATCTCTTCAATATCTCCAATATCTTTATCATCACCATTAGTAATTACAAACTCATCTATACCATATTGCTCATGAAACTTTAGAACAGGATCAAAAACACAAAGAAGTGAATTGTCATGCTTCTTACCAGAGAGTCTTTCTTCTAGAATAATTTCATGAACTTCTCCATTACGGAGCATGGTGACACCTGCTTCATGTCCACTAATTGAAAAACATACTACATTATATTTTTTCATTTGACTACCAACATACCAGTATCAGGAAAATAAACATAATATAGATCTGATTTATTCAGAGATGCAATTGCTTGCTTTACAGTTTCAACTATCGGATCCCCAGCAAGATTAAATGATGTATTCAATAAGATTGGAACCTGTGTATTGATATAGAAAGTTTTAATTAGATTGTAGTAGTGAAGATTTTCTTGTTCATTAACTGTCTGTATCCTACAAGTTCCATCTACATGAGTAATAGCAGGGATATATTCCTGCATAGTTTCTCTTACTCTAAGATTGAATGTCATATAAGGAGAACTCTTCATCCCAATCATATCAAACCATTTATCTGCATGTTCCTCCAATACAGAACCAGCAAATGGTCTAAAACTTTCTCGGTTTTTTACAGTATTAACAATATCTTTTCCGTTAGAAATTCTAGGATCAAAAATAATAGACCTATTGCCCAATGCCCTAGGTCCGACTTCTGATCTTCCTTGATGTATTGCTCCTATCTTTTTATCTAAGATTAATTCAACAACATCATCATATGTAACATCATATCTAATCTTCATACACTGGGTCCAAAATAAACATGATCAAATGGAAACTTTTCTTTACTCTTTGTCAATCCATACCATAAGTATTTTGCCGCACCAATTGCAGTTCCACCATCATGAGCAATAGGGTCAACAAAAAATTCTACTTCTGGGAATTCCTTTGTATATTTATAGTTGTTAACGCAATTTAAAAAGTAACCACCAGACAACACAATCTTATTCTTACCAGTCATATCAATTGTTTTTTGTATCATTCTACAAGTATGTTTATATGTTTCTTCTTGTAGTTTATGTGCAAGAGATGCACACAAATAAGTATCTAAATCTGGCAATTCAATTTCAGATTTGATATCATTATCATCCATAAAGTTTTCCATTGCCGATTGGATATTATCAATCGTTACCCAAACACCTTCATGCTCATAGAACCAATCACATACAAAAATGAATTTATCTTTCTCATAGTTGTTTAGAATATGATAGTTCTGTTTGTATGAATCGGATGCAAGTCTATGTCCAGATAGACCCATCAATTTACCTGCTGCATTTCCACTGTCCTCAAGTCCAAATACACCACACATTATATTGAATAGATCTCCACAACTTTTTGTTCTGGAGTAGATTTCATTCTTATTTCTTTTCCAAAATAATTCTCTTTCAGTATCAGGATCTTCATCATCCTCATCATCGTCTAACATAGAACAATGCTTAAACTTTGTAGAGAAAAGATTATCATAAGAACAATCGAAGATACTTTCAATTTCTCTAAAAGGATATTCTGAATGTTTGGATGTTTCATTCTCTCTATATTCTACATCATAAGCACCACCACCATCTAGAACGAGTGCAGCTGCATCATCAAATCCAGATGCAAAGAATGCATTCGCAGCATGATATATGTGATGATTATTAGCATATATCATAGAGGTATTAAAAGAAATACCGTCTTTCTGAAGTGCTCTAATGATATTTGTCCTAAGAAAGTCATCGTCTCCAATTTCATCTCTACCATAAGAGGTAAAAATAATATAATCAATCCATGATGTATATTTTTTAATCACATCTGAATGACAATAAGTCTCAGGGAATTCACCACTTTCTTCATACTCGTCAAGCATTTCTGATACATCGTAACAACTCTCTATCTTTTCACCGCACAGTCGTTCATCTTCAGCAAAATATACAATCTCACCATCCTTTAAAAGGCAGGTAGATCGGTCATGAGAGATATTGATTCCTAGAATATACATTTATTATACCTCGTTCTTTGCGTAAATTAGAGTTTCTTTTTCTGGAAGATAAAGATATTCAAATGATGATCTCTCTAGTGTAGATAATGCCTGCTTCATAGTATGAACAATTGGTTCTCCAGCAAGATTAAAAGATGTGTTTCCAACTATAGGAATTCCAGTTAGATTCTTATATGCTTTGATCAAATTATAGTAGTGAGGATTGTTCTTTTCACTTACAGTTTGAACTCTGCAAGTTTTATTTTTATGAATGATTGCTGGAATTTTCTTCAATTTATCTGGTCTTACATCAATAGCATAAGTCATGAATGGAGATTCTTCTATGGTTCCGTTATCAAACCACTCGGAAAAATCTTCCAACAAAATAGATCCAGCAACAGGTCTATACCACTCTCTCCTCTTTAGGATATTGACATGCTGCCACATCTCGTAAATACGTGGATTGAATAGGAATGATCTATTTCCTAGAGCACGTGGTCCTCCCTCATCAGAACCCTGATAAATGGCAACAACATGACCATCATCAATAAATTTAGCAATGGTAGAATATTTTACCTTTGGGATTACTTTCATCTGAAGAACTACTATATGTTTTATTTATTATGCTCAGTCCACCCAAGTGCTTCAGCAATCACTGGAAACTGTCCAGCAAAGACACACTTACACTCATTGGCAATATCCATATGTTCTTTCTGTGTTCCATGAGCAGAACGCAGATCGATATAATGTATCCATGACCGCACTGAACCGCTCATGTAAATTTTTGTGGGAACTGCTAAAGGAAGCACAAAGCGAGCACACTCCTTTGCCACACCATGATCAAGCATGGTTTGATATAGATCCATAGCAGAAGCAAAATGCCTCTCGATAGCAATCTCAAACTCTTGCTTATGGAAAGCATCCAAATCATCAGTAGAGTTTTGACGATTCTTTGTATCTTGACGACGCAAGTCTGGAAGAGGAATCTTAGTTGCTAACATAGAACTATCAGCATACCGTTGAGAAAACTCTTGGAATGTAAAAGATCTATGACGAAGGATCTGAGCTGCCAATCCTCTCGTGGTCTCAATCTCAAGAGTCATGAATGCCATCTCAAAAATACTCCAATGCTGATGATTGATGCAGTATTTAAGGAGACCAGCAATCTTTTCATTCTCCTGATTATTTGGATTACTTACACGGGCACAATATGCAATATTCTTCTCAGCATCAGGTGTGACAGAGATCAGTTTAACGTTCATCTTTTTTAAATTGCTTACGACATTTCTTAACATCTTTGAGTTCTTCTTTAATCATCTGATATGCATCTTCAGGTGACAACTTCTTTGCCATTTCCATAGCAGTGATGATCTCAACTCTTGTTCCGAAGTGCTTGAGTGCCTCTTCAAAACAGTTTAATTCTTCATACATGATTAAGCAGTCCACTCATCATCAGTGTACACCTCATCAAAATCTGAGACTGGAGCATAATAAGATTCTGGGTCATCAAAGTTCTCCTGCTTCGTTTGATATGCATTTACATCTGAGTATACTTCCGATTCCAGAGCATCGACCAGCAGTTTTAAATTCCTTACTATCAGTTTCAAATTGTCCTTTTCCATAGCACAAAATCTACTGTACTAATTATACTCATAAAAAAAGGACCTGTCAAGCAGGTCCTGATAGTCTAATACAAGTAACTCACTTGCTGTAAGTACGTCCACGATAGCAGAATGTACCGTGTGTTTCCTTACTCTCTACACAACGTGTCGAGTACTTAACACCACGATATGAGGTGTGAAGAACTTGTGCGTCGTGAAGTGCAGATGCCTTGTTGATCTGCTTTCTGATCATGTTTAGTGTATTCATTGTAGGTACTCCTGAAGTTGGGTGAAAATTAACCTTCTCATCTTTCGATGGATCCGTTTTTTCCCGTTCCTTCAGTCGTTTGCGTCCCAATACCACTCACATTCTGGTGATGATTCCTTAAGGGTCTCAACCAACTCTACCTTCAATACAGAAGATAGATTCGCATTGTTCTCAATCTTCAGCATGATAGCATCAGTTTGAGTACAAGTGAGTGTTGTATAGAATAATAGTTCTAGCATGGGATGAACGCTCCGTTCCGCGACTTACTTGCGTCTCCCTAAGGAGATGAACGACAGGTCTATTATAGACCGTATAATCTATTTAGTCAAGTGTGTTTGTATCCCCACAAACTATAAGTTAATGAATGAGTTCGTTGCGTCTCATATAATGAAGTGTGTCATGCATATTACCAAGATGCTTGGCACCAATAGAAACCTGAGGGTATGTTGCATCAGATCCAAACTCTGATTCAAATGCTCTTTGAGTAAAGTGTTCATTGAGTCTATACTCTAGGAACTCTCCACCTATTGACTTCAGTAGTGATGCAACACGATCACACTCTTGACTACCGTTACTGTAGATTACTGCTGTCTTCATTTAATCTCTTTGCCTCCAGTCATCGGGTTTGTCTCGTTGAAACCAATCTTTAATATCATCAGCACTGTTGAACCCCGTTTTATGATTGGATGGATCGGGGTCTCCTAGTCCCATCCTATTCAGAAAATCGTCTGTACTACCTTCTTCAATGTCTTGTGCTGCTTGGCGTCGTGCTTGCTTTAACCAATCTCTTGCAAGAGTATGGGACTTAGCAAGTTTCTCTGCCCAGATCATGTCATCTAATGGGACACTTTCTTTATTTGCGATACATCTACAGATAGACTCTAATCTAAGTCGGTAAGCAGTAGAAAGCATGTTAATCTCGTAGTTTTTGTTGTAGATCTGAAACACGTTGATACTCATCAAGAGCACTTTCCGAACGATATTTAAGAATAGATTGAATATCTTCTAAGATAATCTCTGCATCAACATAGTCATCAAGATATTTATCAATCGCATCTTTAAGATAACGTAATCTATGCCACTCTGGACTGTAAGGTTTGTATTCCATAATAATGCGTTTGATATTTTTGAATTATATAGGTATCTTGACCAATTGTCAATAAACACTTAACTTAAATTTCAAAATCCTTAGATTCTTCAATCAGTGAGTTAATATATGTTTCGGTTCCATCAAGTTTCTTGACTTCAAATAAAGGAGATCTCATGTATTTTTTAATACCTTTGTACTCCTTCATAAGTTTATCGACTTCACGTTGATTAAGAGTGATCTTTGCTTTTCCATTATAAGAATCGTCTATGTTATTATTAGAAAATCCACCAAATCCTTTACTCATTTCTTTTTCTTTTCTACTGGTGCTTTATATCCATACAAGTTAGGTCTGATTCTTCCTTCAGTTTGATTGAAGTTCAATAGATCATAACGATACAAATCATAATAATGATCAAAGATATCCACCTTTTTACTTGCCATTACAATATCGTAATGTATTTTTTTGTCAAGAACATACTCTACCATATATGAATTTGTTGGTAGAGATTTATCTTCTGCTAGTTTAGGATCGCAATCCTCATGAATGATAATAAATTTCAACTACGTCCTCCCCATGTGATATCTGGGTATGCTTCTTTTACATTATCTAAAGAAATCTTATACTTAGTGGATAATTTTTTATCCTTTACAAGAACTAAAATTTCTGCTTCTTCGGGATGTAGACCTTCAAGAATATTGATGAACATCACTTCTCTTCGGATGGAAGATAAAGAGTTGTTACCACCCTGAACAAAGTTGTAAAACTTCTCCGATTCTTTTCGGATAGATGTCTTCTTTGCTCTCTGAGATTCTTCAGCAACACTATTTTTTACTTGACTCGATGCTTTAATCTTATCAGAAAGATTGCCAGATGCTGTTACATCTTCCTTAAGATTGCCATAGGGTACATCACCTGGAGGAAGCAATGAACGAACTGTTTCATCAAAATTCCAAATAAGAATTGATTTTAATGGAAGGCAGTTATTCTTTTTAAGAACTTCTACCTTTTTTGCATTACTCCTTTGCTTTGAAACCAATTCAAGAATTTCATGCATAAAAGCATTTGTTGGAAGTTCAGGAAGAGGGTTCGTCGTCTTCTTCTTTTTCGTAGTAGTCGTCATAACTGTTTTCAAATCGTACTGCTATAATTTCGTCTGGTAAGATGTTACCGTTTTGGTCAAACATCTCTGGGTGTGTATATCCCTTATAGGAATATAGATTCTCTTTCACTAAAAATCCAATTACTAAACCAAGTGCTAGTAAACATATCCCTAACACAATGCTGATTGCTATGATTGCTGCTTGCATGGATCGTCTCCCTGAGAACGTTTCTTAATTTCCAAAGTCACTTCAAACTTAAACAACTTAATTTTAAATTGAAATACTTCTTCTTTTGATTTTACGATCTCCCTCCCAGATTCTAACATAAGTTCTAATCCACGGTCAACGCGGATGTCATTATTATTTAGATCTCTTTCTGATCCTTTTGCTTTTGTCATTTTTGTACCGCATTACATCATCTAACATTCCATCAAGATATATTTTCACTTTTCTTGCAAGTGGTTTTGATAGATATCCATATGCTTCACGAAGTTGCTTATGCTCATTATCAGAACCACCTTCAATGTAATCACTAAGTTCGGAACTTATAGATGAAATACTATTAGCACTTGAACTATGTAGTATCTCACCCAAATCATCTTTAGTAAAATTATTTTGTTTTAAATAATCATATAACTTTAGATTTAAGTTCTGTTTCAAAAACGCATCATCTACGGCACCCTCAATAAGGTTATAGAAGTCTGCTAGTTTTTGTTTCATTAGATTACTTTCTGTTCCTTTAGATATGCAACTGTTTCAGTACAACCACCGAGTTTGACTGAATCATTCGCACCAGCATTAAGAATTACTTGTGGGAAAGTAGATCCATTTCCAAACTCTTCATAAAACTCTTCTCTAGTATAGTCAGTTCCAAGATCATAGACAACATGCTTCTGATCTGAAAGTTGCATAATGTTTTTGATTTTGTCACAAAAAGGACAACCATACTTTGAATAGATTGTGTACATAGAATTCCTCCAAACGGTATAATTATACCAGATATTTTCTAATATGCAACAAAAAAGAGCCTACATTATAGACTCTTGATTACATATTCAATTTTTATATAGGATTATGCAACTCCTGGGATAAAATTTCTCCTAGGTTTATACCGATATAACTTGACTTTACCGTCCTCATGATGTCCTATCCAATCCTGAATTTTTCGTTTGTTTATTTCCTGAAAAAATTCCTGATTTAAATACCACTCTTGCCATTCTGTGTTTGCTTTAGATCCATTACATGATAAACAAGAGCAAACAACATTAGTTGTATAGTTAGTTCCTCCTTTTGATTTTGGAACTACATGGTCAATGGTCAGATTCTCTGTTGAACCACAGTAGGCACATTGATTGTCCCACTGTTCTTTGATTCTTCTTCTCCACATTTTCCTAGCTTCCTTTCTATTTACGGTGTGCAAGTTATAGAGATATCCTTGAGGAGATGCGTAAAGTTCCATACGATACGAATAAAGTACAAAAAAAGACAGTCCCGTAATGGGAACTGTCCAGAGAGATTTAAAAATAATTTTGACTTTGCATATAGAGTGTTTCAACTCTCACGATTTTATTTAGTCAACCAAATCCTTTATTAGTACTCTTTGTTGCATCTAATACTTCTATGGTACAACCCTTAAAGTTTCTACATTGCTCAAACCATACTGCTCGAAGGATTTCATAGTCTTCGATTACAACTGATTTATATCCAGGAACATTCAACCTATAGGTATGACGATCATAGGTATCATCTGAGGTTTGTGTGAAGTATTGAGGATCTGTAGGATCAATTAGTTGAGTCATTCTTTTACAATTTTAGCAGCATCACGATCAAAGATCTCAAGACCAGCATCAGTGAGGATGTGATCATACATTCCATCAAATACTTTTGGTGGCATTGTACAGATCTCTGCGCCATTATACCAGGAACGAATTGCACGTTGAACATTGCGGATCGAAGCAGCAAGAACCTGAGTTTCCATACGATGGATCCGATAGAGTTCGGAGATAGATCGTATAACCTCCAGACCTGCCACTGACTGGTCGTCTAAACGTCCTACGAAGGGTGAGACATAAGTTGCACCAGCCTTTGCTGCTAGGACTGCCTGAGCAGCACAGAAGATAAGAGTGACATTGGTACGGATCTTCTCTTTAGAGAGTTCTTTACAAACTTTTAAACCATCACGAGTCATAGGAAGTTTGATTGTGCTTACACTACCAAACTTATCAACCAGTCGGATTGCTTCATTCAGCATAGTCTGAGCATCACCCATGACTTCCATACTGATATCTTGTACACCAATATCTTTGATCTCTTGGTATACAACTTCAGGATCTCGTCCTGACTTCATAATCAATGACGGGTTAGTTGTGACACCATCAACTAGTCCAGTGTCAAAGTAATTACGAATAAGTTCTGTGTCTGCTGTGTCTAGGAAAATTTTCATTTATTGTTTAAGTACTCCCGTTCTGATTTATACAAGAAATCCATTCTTTTGTCAAGGTATATTTGAGCACCTTGATAAAGATCTGGTAGTAACCACTCATGAATAGGAAGACATGCTTGCCAGTTCACTGGTTGGATGCAGTTCATTACCACAACAGAGAAAAATGCGGATAAGTGATTAATAATAGTAGTCATTTTACTTCTCCAATAATCCAAGACTGCATACCAAAAGGTGTGTCGGCAATCAAAGTTTGAGTATGTTCTGCTACTTCTTTTGGCACCACTAAACAGAATCCAATACCAAGATTGAATACATTACGCATCTCTTCCTCAGCAATCTCTCCTGCCTCCTGGATCTTGTTAAAGAGTTCTGGTCTCTCCCAAGCATCGTAGTCAAAGTCCACACCCAAACCCTTAGGAATACACCTAGGAAGATTCTCAGGCAGTCCTCCTCCTGTGATGTGTGCCATACCTAAGATAGGAATCTCATCTAATAGGTATTGAATAAGACGAGCATAGATGGTGGTTGGCACCAACAACTCAGGCATATCTTTGTAAAAGATTTTATTTCTCCATAGCATATCATTGACCAGTGTGTATCCATTACTATGAAGACCACTACTCTCAATACCAATGACTACATCACCTGGTTGGATGTTACTACCATCAACAATCTCATTCTTCTCTACAATACCAGTACAAAAACCAGCAAGGTCATAATCATTTGCTCTGTAATGCTCGGCAGTCTCTCCTCCTAGAAGTTCCATTCCAGCAATCTCACATCCTTTGACAACTCCATACACAATGTCACTTACATTGGCATCAAGTGTTTTAGTAGAAACATAATCTAAAAAATATAGTGGTTTAGCACCAGAACATATAACGTCATTGACGCACATAGCAACAAGATCCTGACCAATAGTGGTGTAATCATCAGCAATCCTACAAATATTAATTTTAGTTCCTACACCATCAGCACCAGATACCAAAACAGGTTTCTCATATCCTGGTGAGATCTCCATCATTCCATTGAACCCACCAATGTTAGGTGCCATTACCTTAAGATATTCCACAAAGGATCTACCCTTTTCAATATCAACACCAGAAGTTTTGTAGTCCATTAGTGAATTTCTCCTTTCACAATTTGTTCACGACGTTTTAGTTTCCATACAATATAGTCCATGGTCGGTACACACTGAGGATTCCATCCAGCAAAGGTGGAGTGTTCTCCACTTGGAATCTGCCAACAGGGAGCATCATCGTTTTCAAGATCTAGTGACTCACGATATGCTTCGTCACCGAGTAGAACACATGCTCTCTCTGCTTGATTCAAACTACCGAAGCAAGCAAATCCATTCTTCTTAATCTCCTCAGGGATTTCGTGTTTCATTGAATAGCAAGTGGTTGTAGTCTATCTAGAATCTCACGATAGGCAGGAACAATATCACCTTCATCATTCCTGAATAGATCTTTATCAAATCTCTCATCACTACCGATCTTCCATAGTCTCATACTGTCAGGACTGATCTCATCGGCAAGATACAAATCACCATGAGCATCATAACCATACTCAACCTTAAAATCTACAAGATCAATACCTAAGATGTAGAACATCTGACGAAGGTAGTCATTGATTCGTAATGTCATCTCAATGAAAGGTTCAGGATTATATCCCATCAGACGCACACGATCTGGTGTGAGTAGAGGATCATGCTTGCTATCATCCTTCAAGAAAAACTCAACAATCGGTTGCGGTAATGGAGCACCTTCTACAAGAGTTGTCTCACGAACAATAGATCCAGCAGCACGATTGCGACAGATAACTTCTAGAGGAACAATTTCTACCTTCTTACAGATCATCTTATTCGCACCAACCATATTGATGTAGTGATTGGGGATAAGTTCTTTAGAAAGTTTCTCAAAGATAAGAGATGAGATACTACAACAAAGAGAACCTTTACCTAAAGGATGATCTTCCTTCTCTCCGTTGCCAGCAGTCACCTTATCATGATACTCAATGATCACACGATCAGCATCGTCTCCCTGATAAACAGTTTTGACTTTACCTTCAATAATTACTTCCATTAATCCTCCTGCTTGTATGTAATAGTAATTTGTTTGTATACTTCATCTCTATTGTCACTGTTGTATACATTACAACGTTCGATCTTAGCATTTAAGATTTTCACTACATTATCGAGTTGTAAATTAACTACAAAATCTGTAAATACAGGAGTGATTCCTATTTTATTAGATCCTGGTGCGTTAAAATCAGTCATGCTTCAATACCTTTAGGGAATGTTTCAATCTCAGTCAGTTCATAGTCCCAGTCTTCCATGACTGTATTGGCAAGAAATCTATCAGATAACATTTCAAGTTCCTTCTCAGCATACTCTCTGCTCTCTGCTTCCAACCAAACATCAATGACCTTACCCAATCTAAGTTTCTTGATATCTAACTCGGACAATCTCTTACAGGCATCTCTCACAGCATTACCTGCTGAGTCATCAACCTGTGATCGTAGTCGGATGAATACTAATGCTTTAAACTTCATTATTATAATATGCGATAGTTGCATGAAACTTATCTATGGGATCAATTGTCTCTCCCAATGCACTCCGTATTCTTACCTTCACTTCTTCATTACTAATCTCTTTCAAGATCTGTCGTAGTTCATCATCATCAAACTTGACGTAATAGTTATCACGATGCTTCATGCTTTCTCCCTTTCGTCAAGTGCTTCATTGATGATTTGCTTCAACTCGACACGTTCTTGTGGTGTAAAGATTGTACGA